ATCGCCGTCAGGGCGGTGCAACCGCTCGCGTCGAGGGTTTCGGCCGCAGGCGCGTCGATCGCCGTCAGGGCGGTGCAACCGCTCGCGCAGAGGTATTTGATTGTCTGCTTATCCATCGCGGCGAGTTGCGCCAGTGAAGTGCTGCGGTCGTTCACGAGGATGAAAATCTTGTCTGAGTTCACAGGGTTGCTCCTTCGAAGGAATGGTTGATTGTCACTCTGCCGCTTGCATGAGCGCCGGCGCAGGCGCGTCGATTTTCGCCAGGGCGCGCGCCTTTACCGCATCCTCGAGCTTGGCCTGGAGTCTGGCGATGCGATCCCACTCGGCGAGGCCCGGCGCGGAAACACCCGTCGCGTGCTTGGCATCCTGGAGCCGCCAATATTCGGCGTCCTCGGCGGCAGTCCACTCCGCCTCGACAGCGCGCTCGACAAAGGGCCAGCGCTGCGCGTGGGCGGCGTCGCGAACCTTGGCGGCGATCATGTCGCGTTGCCAGGGCTCGCGGCCTTCCATGCGTCGCTCGATCTCGGCGGCGATGGCGGACTCGTCGTAAGCGCCGGTAGCGAAGATCAGGCAGGGCTCGGCGGGGGTTGCGGTGCGGTCAAACATGGTTCATGCCTCCAGCTTGGCGAGTTCGGCGGCAACCGAATCGACCAGTCCCGCCCTCAGTCTCAAGCGGGCGAAATGAGCGGCGTCGACAATCAAGAGGCCGCGCTTGGCCAGATGGCGCCTGAGATAGCTCGCCGTCGCTCGCCCCTCGCCGTCGCAAATCGCGTCGTAAATCGCCTATCGGCCGCGTCGGGTTTGGTCATGAGGCTGGCGGCCATATGGATCAATCCTCCAAGGTTATTTTGGCGATCAGGTCCGCATCGGTCAGATTTTCGATAATCCAATCCTCCAGCCACTCAGGGCAGATCGCCTGCTGTATTTCCTTGCGTCTCTCGACAATCGCCAGCGAGGTCACTCCGTGACTGGCCGTGGTATTGTCCTGCTTGTCGTGGACGAAACAAACTGCCGCAACCAGATCCAGCCGATGCGAGCCGGCGCTCAGGCTAAGATCGATTTTGACATTCTCGCGCTTCGCGTTCCGAAGGCGCTTTAGTCGCTCAAAGCTGGTTTCTGGCGTAGCGGTATGCGTGGCCATCTCTCGCTCTCCTGTCCAGCATCGCTACCGCACTGCGGGTGAAAACAGCGCAGTAGCGACCGCCGGTCTTTCACCGGCTCGGATCATGGCGGCCTCCTTTTGGTGAGGTGCGTCGGGATCAGCCGATTTGCTTACAGGGGAGATATTCTCATAGGGAATAAAGGCCGTCAAGCCCCAAAGGTGCTTTTCTTTCAAAATAAATTCGCTGCGCGATTTTTAGGCTTGACAGGCCGCAATGCCTCATGCGAATAATATCGGCATGAGGCTTGATGTTTATATCCGATCCCATCAGGATGTCACTGAAGCGAGTCTAGCCGACAAGGCTGGATGTTCGCAGGGGACCATCAACAAAGTTCGCAATGGATATGGGAATTGGACCTTTGATATCCTCAAGCGGATTTCAGATGCGACCGGCGGAGCATTTACCCCTGGAGAGTTTGAGCCGCGAAAGATCATTGGCGAGGCTCGCACGGCGCCGTTCTCGCGTAGCGAGGCTGCGGAATGAGCGCCACCGGCCACGTCTACTCGACGGCAACGGTGGCCGCATGAGCGCGATCCCTCACCTCAGGGCTTCTCGCACTGGACCGCGCGAGCGCGTCGATGGGGCAGGGATGACATCGGTGCAAGATGCTATCGTCAGCCATTCCGAGCGCGAAGTCGGCCCATCGCCCGCGCCCTCCGAGTCCATCAGCCCGTTCGTTGTCGGACTCGAGGTCGCAATCGCGCATCGCGCGAGGTGGGGCTTCGGCGTAGCGGTCAAATCGGCGACAATCACGAGAGTCTACAAGAACGGCAACTTCCTACTCGACGACAATGTGCAATGGAAGCCTTCGTGCGCAACGTGGAGCGCTGGGAGAGAATGGACCGCGCATGCGCCCAGCCATCGCGGCTACGGACGCGTCGAACTCTGGACAGACAAGCTCCGTGAGGAAATCGCCGAAACGGCACGCCGTCATCAATTCTCTACCCTCGTCGACACAATCAGGAAATACTGCGGCCCGGTGAGCGAGGCGACGCTGCGCTCAGCGAGCGCGTTGGCTTCGCTCCTGGCAGGGGATGCGGCATGACGCTGACCGAACTCCACGGAGCGAGCGCAAGCCCCGTCATTCATGGCGTGAATAGCGAGCGGTGGTTGCAGCGGCCTGCGATTTCTGCTACATTTAGCGAGCCGAAGCGAGTGCTTGCAACACGCGCCTCGGCTCTAACCGAGAGACCGATGGAACCGGACCCTGCGGCTGAGACGCCTATAGCGCGTCAACGGCTCACATTCAAATTCCGCCTTCGCGATAAGCACGCGGCCGAACTCAACCGGCAGGCGCGAGCGGTCAATTTCGTCTGGGGGCGAATATGATAGTGACGAACGATGCAGCAGAGTGGGCGTGGTTAGCTGGCCTTTTTGAGGGGGAAGGCTGCATTTATTTTCGTTCTAAGAACGGTGTAACACTCTCAGTTGAGATGACTGATGAAGATATTATTCACCGGATATATGATATTGCAAAAGTAGGAACAATCCAAACACGGAAAGCCACTGACGCCAAGCACAAAGCATCGTGGGTATGGAGTGTTTCAGGCCGTCACGGCGTAAGATTGGTGCTTGGTCATATCAGCCAGTATTTTGGAAAACGCCGGTCAATTAGTTCGGCGGAGGCGCTAGCTAGACTTGACCGCATGCGACCATTTGGTGTGTGCAAGCGTGGGCATATTTTAGAAGGCCCTAACCTCAGAATGAGGGCAGATAATGGTCGTTTTAATTGTGTTGCCTGCCAAAGAGCTAGAGACCTTTCTCGGGATTACCGAAGGGAACGTTATTCCGACAGGGAGGCGATTACTCATGGATAAATCATCAGCGCCCCGGACTTCATGCCGGGGAGCAGTCACGTTCCGCATGCTTCGCAAAGGCGCTGCCCAGGTTGAAGCGATCAAGAAACGCGCCCTCGAATGCGCCGCTCCCGCCGCCGCGCTCCAGGCCAGTTATGAAGCAAGATACGCCGCCATAGCGCGCCGGGGACGTCTACGATGAGCGAGCTGCAGGATCCCCCTTCCCCCGAGATCGTCGCCCACTACAATCGGCGTCGAGCCGCGCTCAAGAACTTTGCCGTAGCGCAGCAAGTCAGCCGCGAAAAGCTGAGTGCTTTTTCAAGGTCGATCAAGGGTCGGCAAAACAAGAGTCTTGAACAGCGCAATATCCCCGTCACTCTCGCTCCGGTATCCATGGAGCGCGGGCTATGACGGGCCACACCATCGAATGCGGCGGTTGCGGCGCCGACGCTCCAGCCCAAAAGCAACCCGACGATCTAGGTCAGCGCCTCATCGGGACATGCCTCGATTGCGGTTTTGTGACGCTAGAGCATTCCTTCGCAGATTTGGACCGGAATCCCGGTTCCGCCGCTCTCCTGCCCACAGGAGTCTCAGGAAGACTGACGTGGCGCGCTCCCCGCGTCGCCACGTCTTTCTCTTTTCCCGTCAGTTGAATCACTACCCCTAGGGCCGCCAAGCCCACGGGCTCCCACGCGTCTAGTTGCTGAGTGTGCCGTAATAAGTCCTCTTGGTGTCTGAGCACGATGTCTCTCGCTTCGTCAGCATACAACGGCGCGCCAACGCCGTTTTCTACAGAGGGCAGCGCCGCCAAGCGCTCGCCCCGGCCGCGTGCATCTTGGCGGGGACGTTCGACAATGTCTGATGGATCAAAAATCAACATTGATGGAAATCGTATCGAGTTTGCTCTGGCGTTTCTGAGGGCCAAGCATCCCGTGAAAACGGCCGATTGCGTATCGGTGGAGACCGGGATTTCGGCCAACACGGTGCATCATTGGCTGCGGGGCGAGTCGACCCCGCGCTGGACGCATACGCTCGCGCTGATAGGCGCCTACGGGCCGGAGTTTCTCGCCGCCGTCTGCCCGAACAGCCGCGTCTGGATCGAGCCGGCGCGGCGTCTGGAGGAACTGCGTCAACTCGAGTTGCAGCGCGTCCAGCTAGACCAACGGATCAAAGAATTGGGCGGCCAAAACAATGAAAATTCAGGGGTGGATCAGGGTGGCTAAGCGCGCGCTGGCGTCGGGAGTCTTTGGAACGGGCGCTCTGGTAGCCGACTTGGGCATGACGAGCCTGGGGGACGGAATCATGCGTCTCTCGGTTCGGATCGACTCGGGGACGTGGCCAGAGAAGGCGAAGAAGTTCGAAGACGATGATGCTTTTTTTTGACCCGTCGCGGCGTCAATCAGGTCGGACGCCCCCTTGTGAGCGTACGACGCCGTACCGAATGGGTCAACTGATCTAGGTTAACGAAACGAAATAAAGCGAAGCGGGCAGTTAGCTTCGCGGCCTAGCCTACCGACAACGAAACACACGTGCGTCGCGTCGAGTTCCAAGCGGTAACGAGGTTGTGAGGAATTGAACATGAGCGAACCCGTCGTCGCCGGCTCCGAAGATGTCAACGCCAGCCACCTGCGAGCCTTCATCGAGCGGATCGAGCGCCTCGAGGAAGAGAAGAAGGCGCTCTCGGGCGATATCAAGGATGTCTACGCCGAGGCCAAGGGCAACGGCTTCGACGTGAAGATCATGCGCAAGATCGTAGCCCTGCGTAAGCAGGACGCGGACAAACGCCGCGAAGAAGAGGAGATCCTCGGCCTGTACATGGCATCCCTAGGCATGCTGAGCGATCTCCCGCTTGGCGCAGCGGCGATCAAGCATGCTGTCGGTTCGGTGCGTTCGCAGATGGCGGCGCACGCCTAGTGGGCTCTCACTTCCCCCTCCACGCCACAGGCAAGCCCCCTCCGCAGGCAAGAGCCCCGCGAACGGGCGCCAAGCCCCGACGCGAGCGCGCGCAGCCCGAAGCCGCCATCCAAAAAGCGATTTGTGATTACATCGCTGCAGTGGCCCCTACGGTGCTCTGCTACGCGGTTCCCAACGCAAGCCGTCGCACAGCGGGCGGTCGGGCCTCGAACGCTGTCCCGGGGCTCCGCAAGGGCGTGTTCGACCTCGCGCTTGTGCTCCCATGGTACGGAATGTTTGCCCCGCGCGCCGCATTCATCGAAGTCAAGACAGGCAAGAGCGAACTATCCGACGACCAGATCGCATTTCGTGGCGCGTTGATCCAGATGGGCGTCCCCCACGTTGTCGCCCGCTCGATTGATGACGTGCGCGACGCATTTGCCCAATGGAATGTTCCGACCCGGGAGTGTCGCGCATGACGCTCCCCTCAGTCGCCGAGATCGAGGCATTGAACCCCGAGTCAGCCTTCTCCCTCGCGGTCAATCATTGGGGCTCGCAACTACCTCCGCTCGCCGACGCCTCTCCGTCCGGCAAGTTCGGAACCGAAGATGCAGAGGTGCGTAATTTCTTGGGCGACCTCGCGGGCAACGATCGCATTCTCCATCATATGGAAAGGCTCTGCAAGACGATGTTGATTGTGGAGCGGGAGAAGATGGACGCGGGGGCTGCGCCATGACGACCAACTATCTCGGCGTCTCCGAAGAGATGCACCTCCTATACCGAGGCAACCTCAACCTGATTGAGCGCGCCGAAAAAGGCGAACTCAAACGCACCGAGGCCTGGGTCGTTCGGCAGAAGGCCATTCTGGCCGCGCTCACGATCGTCGGGAAGGATCTCAACATCATCGCAGCCAACGCGGCTTCGTTCGAGGTATGGAAGGCGGCGCAGTCGTGACCATTCTTTCCGATGCTGAAATCCAATCTCTCTCGAAATGGGACCGGGCCGGCGCCGCCGTGCTCGATCTGTTTCGACGCGGGCGGGACACGGCGGAAATCGCCAAGATCATCAATCGGAAAGAACCGGAAGTCTGTCGTCTGCTCGCGGCGGCGCGAGAGTTTCAAAGGAAGGGGAATCTATCATGAGAGGGTTCAATGTAGACCAAACAGTGCGTTTTGCAATCAAAGATCGCCGCGCGCTTACTTGCGCCGCGATTCTAGGCCTCGCCCTTTGCGGGGAAATGGCCGCGTATCAGCACGCGCGGGCGGATGGCGCTACGGCTCCGCACCACTGTATGGAACTCGCCGAGATGAAATCGCGAGTCGCCTCCACCAATGGGGCGACATGGATCGATCTGACGCAGGATCAATTCCAATTTTTACGCGGCGTCTCGATCATGGCGCCTCATACGCCTGAAGGCATTCCCTACGGCGGTGCGGCGGCGCTGGCGCGGAACGGCGATAAGTCGCTGGTGGTGTTCATCGACGCCTCAAGGGCTTGCGATATCATGCCTGTCCCCCAGGCGCTCGTCACCCTGCTCAACGAAGTCGGTGATGTTCAACACGAACCGCCTCAGGGTCAAGATCAGTAACCGATCCCCGCCCTGAAGGGGGTTTCTCGCGGAGAATCATATGACCAGTCCAATAGAATTTATCGTCGTGACGCTTTTCGCGGTTGCCTTTGTGGCGTTCCTCGTTTGGGCTGCTCCGGACCATAATATTTGTCTAGGATGGAACCCATGACCGCCCGCAAGCCGGCGTTTCTCCAATGGCTGTCCATCGTCGTAGCGATGGGGATCGCAGCCTTTTATGCCGGCCATTTCGGACTTCTCAGTCGCATCTGGCGTGACGATCTGAGCCATGCCTCGTCGCTCGTGGCGGCGCTCGTGATCGGGACGGCCGCCTATATCGGGTATTTGTGTTGGCGGGTGCCTGATGCTGGGAACTACGCCGACGAACTCGACACGGTCGCCGAGATCGAGGATTCAGCCGAGTGGGGAGGCATCGCGGCCGACCTCTCGCCAGCGATCGGGTTGTGCGGCACGGTGTACGGGCTCTCTCAACAAGCTGTGGCCCTCCGGGAAGGCGGCGATGTGCTGGCGATGCTCGGGACATCGCTGTTCTCCACTTTGGCTGGCGTTTCCGGCTTCGCGATCGTGCTGGTGCTGTCTCATGTACTCAACGCCTCATTGCGGAAGGCCCGCCGGAATGGGTGACGGCGCGCAGGCGGTTTCGTTTCTTGGCGGTCGGGTCATCGTCCACGCTGGCGATTGCATAGCCGTGGTGAAAACGCTTGCCGACAATTCGGTTGATGCTGTCGTGACCGATCCGCCCTATGAGCTTACGCAGGCAAACAGAAAGAACCCGCCTCCTCTCAATGACATGCCATTTGCGCGCGCCCGTGTAGGCGTCAACGGAGATAATCGGCCCGTTGGCGGGTTCATGGGCAAGGAATGGGACGGGACTGGCATTGCGCACAACGTCGAGTTTTGGCGCGAGGCCCGGCGTGTGCTCAAGCCTGGTGGCCACCTCGCAGCGTTCGGAGGAACGCGGACGTACCATCGGCTCGCGTGCGCAATCGAAGACGCTGGTTTCCAGATTCGTGATCAATTAGCGTGGACCTATGGAACTGGCTTCAACAAACAAGGTTACATTTTTCAAGACGAGGAAGGCAACCCGATTGGACCTTGGGGCGGGGCCTTGAAGCCCGCGTGGGAGCCGATTTGCTTGGCGCGGAAGCCTTTATCAGAGCGCACTGTTGAGGCAAATGTGAGGCGTTGGGGCGTCGGCGCGCTGAATATTGATGCCACTCGGATCGCCTACGAGGACACAAAGAACGCAGCAACCAATCCTCTTTACCGCATTCAGAACGGCTACAAGACGTCTGTGGGTAGCGATCTCGACGGCGCAAATATTTCGTTCAAGCCGAACGGTGGAAACGTGACCGCCAGCCCGCTTGGTCGATGGCCCGCGAACCTTGTCCACGACGGATCAGATGAAGTGCTGGCGGCGTTCCCGGACACCACCAGCGGAACATTCAGCGGCCGCCGCAACGAGCCAAAGACGAACGGAGTTTATGGCGAGTTCAAGCTGCAGGATGAACGCGGCCACATTGGCGATTCCGGCTCTGCGGCGCGGTTCTTTGCTTCTTTTCCTCAAGAAAATGAGCCCCGTTGCGATCTTTGCGGCTTGCTTTGCGGTGTCCAATCAGATACCAATCAGCTATGCAATGCGAACAATGCGGAATCGGCGTCACAGACTCAAAACATCCAAAGCGACGCTTTTGTTCCCGTCAATGCAGCGGTCTTGCAAGCGCCAGAAAGCGCGGACAAGAGCAATCCGTCGAGCGGCCGTGCGACCAATGCGGGAAGCCATTCAAAGGAATGCCATCCGCTGAACGGCGCTTCTGCTCAACCGAGTGCGCCGCCGCTGCTTCCGTCAAAGATCGTCCAAAATGTAAGGTCTGCGGCGGACCTGTGCGACTTATGCGCAACAGCTATTGCTCAAGGGCTTGCCGGGCCAAAGACTCGCCGCGACTTGGAATCACTTCCGTTGCCGGATTTTATCTCAGAGCGCAGCGCGCGAATCCTACGCCACAACCTTGCGCTTCATGTGGAGGGGCGGGAAAACACAGACATCATAACGACTACAACAAGCCTGAAGCAATTGTTTGGCTCTGTATTTCATGCCATCGAATGCGCCACCGCGAGCGAGGAATCGCCGAAGGATGCGAGGACAAAATTCGCAAAGCGATTCCACTACTCGGGAAAGGCTGACAGCGAATCGCGCCTTGGTTCCAAACACCCGACCGTCAAGCCTGTCGATCTCATGCAATGGGTCTGCCGGTTGCTCTGTCCTCCCGGCGGAACGATCCTTGATCCGATGGCTGGCACGGGCACGACTGGCGAGGCATCATATCGCGAAGGCTTCAACGCTGTCCTGATTGAACGCGAGACCGAATACCTCGCCGATATCGAACGTCGGATGAAACTGTGTCTCGCCGGCCCCGACGAGCGAGCACGCGAGAGCATCAAGGCGAAGCTCAAAGGTAAGCCTGCAGATCATGGTCCTCTTTTCGCCGAGGTCTCCGTATGAAACGCCGCGCCGGCACGCTTTTGGCCTACGTAGATATGCTACTTGTGATTGTAGCTATCTTGATCGTCTCGGTTGCGCCGAAGAAGGTTGCTGACGGCGTTCAAGTCAAGGCCGAGTATCTCGTGACCATCGAGTGGAGCGCCCAGTTGGACGACGACATTGACCTTTGGGCCGTTGGTCCCCCAGACCCGAAAAATCCTGTTTTTTATCAAAATCTGGAGGGCGGGGCGCTTTCGTTGGATCGCGATTCGCGAGGATACCTCGACGACCGGCTGATCGTCGATAACCACTTGGTTTACCTGCCTCACAAAGAAACCATGTCGCTCCGCGGTATCGTCCCAGGCCACTACGTCTACGGCGTCCATGCGTACAAGACGCGCCCCGCCGACGACCACCGCGTTCGCGATCCTCACGCGCTCGGAATCGTGGTTCACGTCGAGGTCGTCAAAATCAACCCGAAGGTCGTCATGATCCACCGCGCCGACGTCATTTTAGAATTTGAAGGGGACTCGGTCAATATTTGGTCGATGGACGTCATGCCTGATGGCGGTTTCGTCGAGGCTGAACTTCCTGTCGAACCGATCACGGCGAGGTTCTATCAGGGGCCGCCGGGGGCTTCGTCACATACACCAGGAGCGGCGCCGACGCCGGGGACGCCATGATGTTTGGATTTTGGTTGCTCATTGTTTGGTCGCCGACAGTCGATCCATACATTCTACACATGCGTTATCCCACAGAGGCTCTATGCAAAGGCGACGGCTACGAGCTTGTGGAACGCAATCCTGGCGACAAGTTCAGTTGCCAGCCGTTCTTATATCGGTGGGGAGAGAAGCCGTGACGCCCTTTTCCACATTCATTCTCACCGACGCCGCTCTACTCGGCCTACTCGTCTGCGCCGTGACGTGGATATTCAAGACGTCCGCCGGCGCGATCGGGGTGAAAGTCGCGCTTGCGCTGTCTCTCGCGGTGCTGGCGTGCTGGACGCCTCTGGCTACGCGCGCGATCCTCGGATACCCGCAAGCACGCGCGATGAGCGAGCTGCCAGATAAATTTCAACTCTTCGCGATGCACTCCGTTGACGACAAATCGTTTGATCTCTGGATCGCCGGCCCCGATGAACCGACTCCGCTCGCGGTGACGGTCGTTCCCGACCCAGAAATGCGCAAAGCGCTCCGGCAAGCCCAACAGAAGCTCGGGCAGGGCCAGCCGGTGTTTCTCAGCCGTAGCGCTTCTGACAAGGCTGGCGATGGCCGGGGCGGCACGAAAGACGGTGCGCCAGGGGATGCGCAGGCTGGTTCGCCTCGGACGGCTTTCGGCGACGATCAAGCCCGATGGACGCTGACCGTTCCCAGCGCTCGGTGGACCAAGTCCGGCGATGAATCGGCGAAGGGGGAGTGACGTAGTGGCCTCCATCAAACGCATCCACGGCCCAACTATCCTGCTCAACTTGCTCGAACCTGAGACCTCGCATTTCACGATTCTGGATATCGCCCACGGGCTTTCGAATATCTGCCGTTTCACGGGCCAATGTGAGGTCTATTATTCGGTCTGCGAACATTCGGTCCATTGCAGTTGGCATGTCGCGCCGGATTTGGCGGCGGATGCTGGGTCAACATTCGAGGTCTCCGCATGACGCACGATGCTTTCCCGTTCTCTGATGGAGACGACGCTCCCGAGTTGGTTGCGGTAGTGCGTCCCCGCAACCGCAACACCAGGTCCACCAAGAGCGAGCTTCCGCCTTCGTGGCATATGGAAGCCCGCAGACTCCGCGCTGAACCCTTGAAAATGGGTTTCGCCGCTATCGCCAAAGCCGTGCATCGAAGCGAGTCCACGGTCCGTGAGTTCTTCGACGAAAACGGCGAGAAGCAACGAAAGAAGGAAAGAGAAGCGACGTTTCGAACCGGCGGTACTGTGGCAGGCAAAGTGTTCACCGGGCGTGAGCCGAGGAAGGTCCTGGTCGATCCCGAGACGAAGAACAAGGCGCTGGCGCTTTTCGCTGCTGGCAAGATTGATCGCGAGGCGCTCATGAGAGTGATCACGGTCGGAAGGCCAGATACGAGCGCTGAGCTGGCGCAACGGGCGGGGACGAGATAGTGGCGCAAAATCGCAGTAACGCTGTCATGGCAACGCGCATCGAGGCGAACGATAGCCTTGACCATTTTCCCACGCCTCCTTTCGCGACGCGAGCGCTTTGTGAGTGGCTAGAGAAAGGCGCCGCCGGCGTCTTGAAGCAAGTCACTTGTTGGGAGCCTGCATGCGCAGAGGGCCATATGAGTTGCGCGCTGGCGGAGTATTTCGGCGAAGTCTATTCGTCGGACGTTCACGATTATGGCTTCGGCAAGGTCGAGGATTTCCTGTTCGCAACGGATAGGATTGTCGACTTTGCGGTGACGAATCCCCCATTTCGTTTAGCGGAGCAATTCGCGATCAAGATGCGCGAAGTTTCCCGCGTCGCGTCGGCGATTCTGGTTCGAACGGCTTTCCTTGAAAGCGCCGCTCGGTTCAATTCGCTTTTCAGCAAGACGCCCCCAACCGACGTACTCCAATTCGTCGAGCGCGTCCCGATGTTCAAAGGACGGCTGGACCGTCACGGCTCGACGGCAACGAGTTATTGTTGGTTGGTGTGGAGAAATGGAGCGGCGTCGGGCACAAGGCTTCATTGGATACCGCCGTGTCGTCGTCGCCTCGAAAAGGATAGCGACTATCCGCCCGAGGTCGCCGCGTGACCGACGCTCGCCCCATCGCCTGGCCTACAGCGAGAGAGATCGCCGTCGCGATCGTCACCGCAGCTCGTCTGCATGACGAGGACCCAATCCTGACCGTCGAGGGTGCGACCGTGCGTGGCCGCTGGCTCGCGTTAGCGGCGCTGCTGGAAGTTTTTCCAAGGGTCGTCGCCACTAGGCTCGCGATCCTCTGTGGAAACCCGAAGGCCAGCGGACATACCCGCCAAGCGATCCGAGAGAAGAGAGTCCGAGGTTCATGGTGGCGCGACGCGGACCTCGAAACCGTCAAGGCCGCGCTCAATGCGGCGATCAACGCGACTGAGGCCGAAGCCGCGATCCAGAATCGTGCGGCCGCGCCCGCCGCGCCGCCTGCCGATGAGGATATCCCCTTCTCCGATCTTCTCGTCGTACCTGTCCCCAAGATATTCGATCGCACTGTCGGCGCGGCTAATCCCGACATATCCGCCCTTCCGCCCCTTCGCCTCACGAACATCACGGATGACGAACTGCGTGGACTGCATCCGCAGATCGTCGAGAAACTAGGACCAGAGCAAAAAGCCATTTCTCGCTCCGCGCCCACTGAGCCGAGACACATTGAGCCGTCGCCGGCCGCGCGCGCACTCGATGACTTCCAGCGCTCGCGCCACGAAAGAAAAACCGAATTTTCGCACTCTTCTCTTCCGGCAACGCCTTTGGAAGAGCGAATTGTCGATGCGCGCAATAAACGCCTGCCCGTAAACCTGACGGCCCTACTGATGGGCGATCCACCTAAACAAAGATCGGCCCTCGAGCAGCGTAACGCGGAGAAGCAGTCATGAATATCGCCGTCGTGCACGAGTTCCGCGAGCACCACGATTCCAAGGCGAAGGTGCGCGCATGAGCGCATGGGAAACGGAAGGCCAGAGCGACGAGTGGCATACTCCCGCCTATATTTTCGAGGCGCTCGGCGTCAGGTTCGACGTCGACGTTGCCGCGCCCAAGGAAGGCCCGCGCCATGTGCCGGCGAATCGATGGATCTTCAAGGGCCAAGAGACGTCGTGGTCGTGGGACGGGTTCTGTTGGATGAATGCCCCGTTTGGGAAACGCAACGGCCTCATGCCTTGGCTGGAAACTTTCGTCGCCCACGCCAACGGGGTCTGCCTTGTTCCTGATCGCACGTCAGCCCCATGGTTTCAATGGGCCGCTCCGAAGATGGATGCGGTCCTGTTCATCTCGCCAAAGGTCAAATTCGAACGCCCTGACGGGACTATCGGCAAATCGCCAGGAACCGGAACGGCGCTGATGGCGATCGGAGCGCGTGGGGTCGCGGCGCTCTACAATGCGCGATCTCTGGGTTGGTTAGTGAGGAATGCCGTATGACCGCCATCTTCTCCCAAGGCTCCTACTCCGCCAGCCTCAGTTCCCGCTGCCCGATCGAGATAGGAACGTCGCCAGAGCAGGAAGCGGAACGCCTCGGTCCCAATGCCGGGGAAGCCCTGCGGAAGGCCCACGCGGCCAGGCGCGCGCGCGATCCGCGAACTTTGCCGGCTACTGTTCTCAAGCGGGTAGAGCAGCCCGAAGTCGTGATGAAGCCTTTGTCTTTGATCAGAACGCCCGAGACTACTCCCGAGGAGGACAACACCGAAGCTCGGATCGAACGCGCGTTGCGGCCTCTCAAGGCGCGTATTGCGGAACTCGAGTTGATCGCAGCCAAGCGAGCTGAAACGGAATCGGAAGTTCCTCCCGTAAAAAATGCCCCAACGATCCAAGACATCGTCCGCGTGGTGGCGGCGAGATACTTCCCCGTAACCGTGAGAGACATCCTATCGTCGCGGCGCACGGCGATCATCGTGAGGCCTCGCCAATTGGCGATGTATCTGGCGAAGCAATTGACTTTGCGGTCATACCCAGAGATTGGCCGTAAGTTTGGCGGTCGTGATCATTCTACGGCGATCCACGCGGTTCAAAGGATCGAGTCGTTATGCGCAATTGATCCAACTTTGCGGGAAGAACTCGCTCTGCTGAAAAAAATGCTGGGGGGACAATAACAATGACCGGCCGGCGCCGACCATTTCCGTCTCAGGATGAGGCTTACGTGCGCGCCGCGCTCGAACATTTCGGCGAATTTGCGAGGGTCGCATGATCATCGCAGATGAGTTAGAATTGCTGCGTTCCATGTTGACTGGAGGCGCGTGAAATGTCAATATCTAACAAGCAATCAACCGAGAAAGCCGGCCATCTTTCGGAATGGCACGAAGACTTCGGCCCAGTGTTGTGGTGGAGATTTCCTGTCAACGAACCGCCGTATGTCGGGACGCCGCTCGATTGTGGGTACACGGTGCAAGTTGATATAGCTGTGAGAACATACACGAAGGCTGCCAAGAGAACGGTGACTACCGACGTCGGCGGCTGGCCCGGCTACCATACGCATTGGACCGCAATCGAACTTCCTGAGGAACCAGCATGAGCGCGCACGAACAGCTCATGCGTCTATCCGACTTCCTGGTCGAAGACATCATGGCCATGTCCGACGAAGAAATCCTCGATGAAGCCGAAGAAGACGGCTTCGACCTCGAGGAAACGCGTCGGGAGATGGTTGCGATGGTGGATAGGATCGAAGCGGGGCAAGAGCCATGCGTTTCCTGAGCGTGTGCAGTGGGATCGAGGCGGCGAGCTGCGCATTGGAGCCGCTCGGTTTCACGCCCGTAGGCTTTGCGGAAATCGACAAGGCTGCGTCGCGCGTGCTGGCGCATCACTACGGGTCGAACATGCCGGGCGAGCCGCTATCGCGAAACGGCGTTCCCAACTATGGCGATTTTACCTTGATTGATCCCGCAAGTCTAGGTAGGGTCGATTGGTTGATAGGAGGCCCGCCGTGTCAAGCGTTTTCTATCGCAGGAAAGCGGCTTTCTTTGGATGACGCGCGCGGAAATCTAACACTGGCTTATGTGGTGCTCGCTCATGAACTTGTTCGACTATGCGGACTCCGCGGCGCCCTCTACGAAAATGTGCCAGGACTGCTCAATACCCCAGACAACGCCTTCGGTTGTTTGCTGGGAGCGTTTGTCGGAAGCGAACGCGCCCTCGTACCGCCTAGAGGGGGAGGATGGCCCGACGTCGGTATGGTTCATGGACCACGGGCGCGGCTTGCGTGGTTCGTTCGGGATGCTCAATACCACGGACTCGCCCAACGACGCCGCCGTGTGTTCGTTGTCATCGGTTTTGGAGACAGGGTTGATCCAGCGTCGATATTATTTGAGCGCAAAAGCGTGCAGGGGGATTCTGCGCCGCGCCGAGAAACGCGGGAAAGAGTTGCCCCTACTCTTGCGGCGCGCACTCGAGGCGGTGGCGGGCTCGGAACAGATTTCGACCGCGACGGAGGATTGATTGCAGCGCCCGCCCTCGCGCGTTGCGTCGCAACGCGCGAGGGCGCGTCTCAGGATTACGAGTCCACCACTATGATCGCATGCGAAGTTGCCGACAGTCTGACGGTAGGCGCCAACCAAACCACCGGCTTTGTGGGCGACGTCGTCGCCCACAAAGCCGGTGTGACGGCCTTCGATGCTCGGCAGAGCGACGTCTGCGTCTACGGCGACCATGCCGCGCCTCTCGATACGGACGGCTTCAGCCAGGCGATAGCCTTTCAGGATCGTTTCCGCGGGGACGACGGGCGCGGCTACGATCGGCCCCCGCCCGTGTCGGAAGACATCTGCGGCACGCTGGAAACAGTCAAGCCGTGGGCCGTCGCCTTCGACACCACGCAGATCACGAGCGCGACGAACCGCTCCAATCCGCAACCCGGTGATCCTTGCCATCCGCTGGCTGCCGGCGCGCACCCGCTGGCAATTGCGTTTGATCCGCGCCAGATTCATCATCCGGCAAATTTCAGCAACCCCAAGGTCGGCGATCCGTGCCATCCTTTGCGGGCCGTCGCCAACGCCGAGCCGGCAATCGCCTACCAGACTGGGCCAATCGCGTTTTCCTGCAAGGATCACGGCGCCGATGCGACCTCAGACCTCGCGCCGACGCTGCGCTCCATGGGGCATGACGAAAGCCAACAATTCGCCTCCGACCGTGGCGACGTAGCCCACGGGAAAGGAGGTGCTGGGGGTTGGGCCGTTCGTCGTCTAACCCCGCGATTACGAGAGTGTGAGCGCCTACAAGGATTTCCTGATGATTATACATTGATACCCGACGAGACTGGAAAAGGTCAAGCCGACGGAGCTAGGTATCGCCAACTCGGCAACAGTTTCGCGGTTCCGGTTGTCAGATGGATCGGCGAAAGAATCCTCGCCGACGCCGCCCGTCACGAAAGCTCATCCGCATGACCACCTCCCTCGACCATCTCGTCTCCGAATCCATCAAGCGGGCAACCTTGAACGGCTACGGTCCCGAACTAGCCGCCATGTCCAACGACGCCCTGGTCGACGATCTCATGGATTGTGATGTCAGCTTTGAAGGCGTGGATAGAGAATGGCTTCTGAAGGCCGTTGTGGCAGTGCGGCGGAAGGTCGAGGTGGCGGCATGAAAGCGCCCCGGTTCACCCGAGAAGACGCCGAGGCCGCATTCAATGCGTGGGGGTGCAACTGCGGGCCTGCGGCCATTGCTGCGATCACAGGGCTGACGCTTTTCGAGGTGCGTCCCTTCCTCGGAGATTTCGAGCAGAAGCGATACACCAATCCGACGCTGATGTGGGAAATATTGGGCCGACTCGGCGTGGTCTGGAAACGACGCCGAGAGCCCTTGGAGTGGCCGACATGGGGTCTAGCGCGTATCCAGTGGCACGGCCCCTGGAGTGCCCCTGGCGTCTCACCGCGAGCCGCCTATCGGTACACGCATTGGGTCGGCTCGGCGAAGAGAGAGGACGGTACGGTCGGCGTTTTTGACGTGAACGCATTGGCCAACGGTTCCGGCTGGACTTCATTGAACGATTGGAGCGAGAAACTGGTTCCATGGATTCTGAAAGAATGTGTCCAACGAGCTGAACGTCATCAGATATATGGCCGGTGGTCGCTGACGCACTCGGTTGAAGTTGAGGTGCTCGCATGACCGCTCTCGGCGACAAGATCGCGCATCACCGCAAGAGGCTCGGAATGACGTTCCAAGGCCTCGCCGACAAGGCCAATCTGGCGGAGGAATTAGTCCTACGCATTGAGGGTGCGGGCATGGACGGTTCCGGCGTCGCCACGCTTCGCGTCGGGACTCTCGCCTCTCTCGCCCGCGCTTTGGGCGTCTCTCCTCTCTTGTTGGCTGCGGCTGCGTTCGAGGATCTGGCGGCGGGGGAGGATTCGTGAGTTCCCTTTGGAAAAGGGCGAACGGCGCCCAGTTCAGAATGCTCCGAATCGTCTCCGGCGCCGTGCTGAACGCCGCGCACGCGCATCCTGGGCATGCGGTCGACAAGAGATTTGCCCGTTCAGTTTCGAAGCGGGGTGATCGCCTTCTCTCCGAATGGCGGCGCGCATGACCCTTGAGGACGTGATTGAACAGATGCGCCTAGCCGGATGCACTAAAAAACAGATGGGAACCGTCGCCGATGGATTAATCGGCAAGCGGTCGGCCAAGGCCGAAAGGAAGGATGCTCAAGTCTATTCCGAACGGAGGTATTTGCGTCGAATCGCGGCTCCCTTGGCGCACAGAACGCTCGGGATCGCGGCGACTCCCCGGCTTCCGGAAAAGGAATGGCTGCCTCTCACGGGAGTGGTGTATCGGCGAGATGGCCGCAAATGCTACTACTGCAATGATGAGGGAGGCCCATTCTCGGTCGATCATGTCGTTCCGTTGGCGAGAGGCGGGACGAATGAGTTATCGAATCTCGTAGTAGCATGCAGGCCCTGCAATAGCAGCAAGTGCGATCTCATGATGAGCGAGTGGAAGGGGCGATATGTCTTCCACGCTGACGCTGCGGACATCACGCCTGAAGATTGGCGCGGTCGTCTGTGAGCATCGCAGCCTTGATCCGCGCCATGTCAGATGCTGGGGCGCCAGCAGAGGCCATCGCGCTTGCCGTGGAGGCGATCGAAGCGCGCGATAATGTCGAGGCTGCCAGGAAGGCAAAGCGCGCGGCGCAAAAAGCAAAAGAACGAGCATCGCGCGACATAGAAGCGACTGTCGCGCGACATGGAAGCGACACGGAAGCGACCGTCGCGCCTATTGCGGACCAAAATTCTTCAATGATTTCAAAGGAAATTAGGAAACAAAAACCAGAGCCTCGCGTATGTGCGCCCACGCCCGTTCTTTATGGCGCAGAAGAAGTAATTATACCCCTTACGAATGCTACGCATTCTGTTCCCCAAGTCGAAACGCCGACCCAGCCCACTGCCATTCGGAAGCCAACCCCTCGGCAGGAACTCTCGGAAGCCTTGGGCGACGAACTGGCGGCCGAGGTAATCGATCACCGGCAGCGGATGCGCAAACCGCTGACGCCCCAAGCTGCCGCGCGGCTGGCGAACGAATTCGTCGCGACGGGCATGCCGCAGGACGCGGCTCGGATGATGATCGACCGCGGTTGGCAGGGTTTCCGACTCGATTGGTTCAAAAACGCCACGTTCCCGCCAGCCCGCGCCGGGCCGCTCAACGGCCACTCCGCCAAGCCCTCTACGTCCTCAATTTTACGAGATATTATCGATGGAAAACGCCACGAACAGCCTGACGACAGTTTCGATTTCGGCCAAACCTCCGGTTCCGCTGGACCCACGATCGAGGGAAGCGTTGTCGAGGTGTTGCCGCGAGATGGAGCCGATCGGAATCGGGTATGAAATTTCAGACCGCACTGCGCTTCGCGATGACGAGCGGCGCGCGCTCGAGGGGCGCCGTGACGTTCTCGGCGCCGCGGTGCGTGGGGCCGACCTAGACGACGCCAAGCGCAGCATTGCCAGACTATTCGGCCTGCTGCCGATGGTCGGGATAGATGCCGCCTCGGTCGAGGCGACCGTGACGGATTACGCTCGGGTGCTGTCCTCGCAACCGCTCTGGGCGATCAACGCGGCTTGCCGGGCCGTGGTCGAGAGCGGAGCCAAGTTTCGTCCCGGCGCCCCGGAGCTGCTCGTCTTGGCCCGCAAGAAGGCTCAGGGCGCCCACGCGGAGGCGGATCAGATCACGGCGGTTCTCGCAGCCAAGGTCTTCCACGAGCCAACCGATGCCGAGCGCGCCGTCGTCAGGGACAAGATTCGCGCGCTTCAAGCGAAAGTTCCAGCCACGCGCGCGCTCGAGGCCGCGACGCCGTCGCCGAGCCGCGCTGAAGCCGAGTTCCACGATCTCTGTCGCGCCCACGGCGTCTCGGTTGAGGCTATCCCCGATTCGATCGGCGCGACCATTCGGGCGCACGCTGGGGAGCGTTCCTGTCGATCCTGTCGCCTAACGCCTCCCGGCCACGAGCGCTATCTCGGCGCGGCGTAGCGGGCCTAGAGACGGTGGATCTGGGCGAGTTGAAATTGGAGATGGCAGTTGCTCGGTAGACGAACATTCCTTCGGGCTTTGGGACTGGGGCCAGCGGCGATCATCGCGGGCTCCGCAGAGCAAGCTAGCGGGCTTCGCGGCGGCGTCTCGAGCCTGTTCGGCTATGGCGTCAGTTCGGGCGTCAGCGAATTGAGCGCGGCGCCTGCATCGATCGCCGACGAAGGGGCGATTGCGCAAAAGATGGTGGGCTATCTCGCCGTGAACGCGCTTCCTGCGTTCGTGACCGATCGAATCCGGGAACAGGCTCGCGACGTCAATCGGCTCGATCCTGATTTGGCGGTCAACCGTTCGTTCAGCCTGGCGACGAAGCTTCGAATCCAGCGCGAGCGCGAGGTCGAGCGGGCCACCAAGCAAGCAGCGACGATCGCAAAGCGGAATGTGTTGCGGACGGCGTTTCAGAAAATGCATGGCTTCGAATTGTGGTGACAACTCGTTGAGTTTGATAGCATATTAGGAGGTGATGGTCTATGAAAACATGGGCGAAAACTGAGAATTTCAGCGAAGGTAAGTTCCTGGTCGTGAGGAAATCCTGGCTTATCTGGATTTGCGGTCCGCGCGGCCCTTGCTTGCAGCGGCTCTAAAACCGCTTCGAAGGCGCGGATATGCTCAACGAGGCCGAGCGCAAAGGCAAGTTGGGGCCGCCCATCCCGATCGCCGAGGCGCATCTCGGGCTCGGACTCGATCAACTGGGCCGGCTCTATCCGGCGCCGCAAGCTGCGGAAAGATGAAAATTCATGACGCCAGAACAACCCGTCCAACTCAACCCGCCGTTGCCCGTTCTGACTCCACTAGGGCCGGCGCTCGCCTACTTCATATCGATCGACTCGTCTGGTACGGTTGTTTTCAAGACGACACGGGCGAGAACTGGTGGTTTCTAAACAATCACGTCCGGATGTGCATAAGCATGTCGGACGGGCAGTTCAAAACGTCGCCCATCAAGGTTTCCGGAGAGATGGAGGAGTTCCTCACGCCTCATCGTAAACGGTATCCAGAGTGAGAGCGTGAACGCGTCGGGACAACTGGAGACCTGAAATGGGAGCTGCAATGGCGAATCGATCTTACGGCGGATCTTACGGTGAAGAGAACCTCGCCAAGGCGGAGGCGGAGGCCGATGTGTTGCCGAAATCCCAGGTGCCGCGCCCCGCATCTACCTTTCCCGGCAAGATCGAGCAGCCGAGGAAACCTCTTCGCTTGGACCCGAAGCGGATCGAATCCGAGGCGGATCGGAAGGCGTTCGCCGTCCGACAACTCCCGGTAGACCCAGGATGGCCCAATGCCGCCCCTGCCGCGGCTGTACGCAAGCGCGTGAAAGACCAGCGGCGTTTCATCCACGACTTTCGCAATAGCGGCTCTACGGCGCCGGACGCCCCGACAGCGGAGCGGCTCGTACATGCCGGGGGCGAGTTCGCAACCGAAAGTTTCGAAGAGCAGGTCGAAATCCAAGGGGAAGACGGCAAGCCGGCGACGCAAGAGATCAAGGGCAAGCGAATCCGCTTGGCGGACGTGCCGTTGCTGATGCTGCGCGACCGCAATCTTCTCGCGCCTGGGGATAAGTTCGCCAACGCGCTTCTCGCTCAAGTCGGCAGGAGATACTTTGAAGAATGGAGCAATGCAGGCAAGCATTCGATCTCAGCCATGGACTTTTCTAAACCATTCGTGAACGGTTCGCAAGTCCCTAGCGGATATTTTCAGAACGAATGGCAGAGGGACCAGTTTATTTTGTGGACAAATGCTAGAGAGTCTATATACTCTCGGTTTCAGGGCGCGGTCGATAACTTGGTTTTGTACGAAATGGACTTGGTTTCTGTTGGACGAAAGCTTCACAATGGTCCTTTGAATATTCCTCAATGCCGGGCCGTGGCGCTCGATCGCCTGAAGGCTGGCCTCGAAAATCTCGCCGACCACTATTCAAAGGGGAAAAACTGGCGCCGCAGCTCTTGACCCCGTTAACGGGCTAAGGTAGGAAACTGCTTTAATGGAGTTGCGCGCCCGAAGCGCTGTAGAGATTCGCCCGAAAGGGCGCATGGACAAAACCCCAGAGCAGAGCAGACGGCCAAGCCGGCCCGACGAAAACCCGACAAGTCATCCCGATCGCAGCGAGAGAATGATCGGGCCGGCAGCCTCTCCCTATAGGGTACAGTTTCGAGCGGCGGCGTCTCTTGCCGAGCGGACGAACCTCTCAAAGAGAACCGACCCGCTTAAATGCGGTTAGGACTGAGAGGGCCTCACGTCGAAAGCCGGGAGTTGCGCCCCAGCCCGCTCGAAAGCCCATACACTCTGGGCCGGCCTCTGCCGTAAAGGAGCCGGATGAAACTCGACGACTGGCCGCCTATCGAAGGCGCGGATATTCCCGTCTGGCAGACCGCCGATCTCCGGATGAAGTCCGGTCGCCTGGTCCGCGCGTGGCGTTCATCGTCTTTACTCTCCGGTTCGAGGAGGGAGGGCGCCCGCGTAGGGCGCCGAGAGGGTTAGGCGCGGGTTACTGAAATCGCGCGGGCCAGCGGAACCCAGCAATGCCCCCATTCGATTCCGGGGCGCTTTTCGCCGGGCTGGAAACTCCGGACAACCGTTCCGGTTTTTTCGATCCGGCGCCCGTTGATCTCGAAAACAATCGTCGCCTTATCGCCAAATTTGAAGGTTTCGGTGGCCATCTGCGTCACTCCGTTTCGGTATGTCACTTATATGCTGATATCATATTATATGTCAAGTGACATAATGAAGCGTCGATGAATTATTCTAAGGCGAGGTCGAGGAGGGAAGCTTCGCGTCAGAAATGATTTGGTCAACACACCGAATCGCGGCGCGCAGCGTCGAGTTGGTGAGTTGGCGATGCAGCCGGATCGCCGCAATCCTTCCTCCCGCTAAGTGGCCTTGCTGGGGAGACTGTAGAGCCTCTTTCATTTGCTGGACTTCATGGGGAGAGAGGGTGCGCGGAGCATCGGTCCATGCCGTGCCTTCATCGCGAACTTCGAATTCCATTTTAGTTGCTCCGTTCAATGGGTTATGGTAGATTAAATGTTACCCGCCGAGTCCTTCCTCGACATAGGCCAAAACCATTCGATCCTCGCGGGCCTGCCGCTCGCGGGCGATTTGCTCAGGCGTCAGCGGGGCGCGGTCGCGGGTCGGCAGACTCGCGGCGCGGCGGATAAGGTTCTTTCGGTAGTGCGGGTCGGGCTTGAGCTTGCGGGCCATGGGCGTTGCTCTGGGTTTATCTCGTTTGATCGCTCGATCATGGCGCCGGTTCCAATGGCGCCATGGGCTTGCGGTCGCTTAGCGCTGGTCGCGGGTCTCGACCTGCTGGCGGGAAATACCGTCGCCGTAGCGGATGATTGCGAGGCGTCGGCCGGTGACATTGGTCGCCTCGTCGCTCCGGTTCAGAATGCGGCGCGTGCGGCGAGTCTTTGTGACCTTGTTCGAATGTTTTGACATAGCGGGTCGGCTCCGGTTTGATTGCTCGGCTCAAATCCGCGTCAGAGTCTGGCGCGTATCTCAGCCGGTCCCGTTTGGCGCGCTTCGCAGCGTGGCCTAGGGGCCGTCGAGGGGAATGTTACCGCTACCGTTTGGGGCCTCTGCCTAGCTTGCCTGGGCAAGGTCGGCGGCGAACACCCCTAAAGTTCCCCAGCGCCGGCCCGAAGTTCGTTTTCGGTTTTTTCCGGCGCCGCTCGAGTGGGAGAGCGGATTTGCATTCCGTGATGTCTTTGTCTCACATGACATAGGGTATGTCAAGCGCATATCGGAATGGCGCAATGGCGCATGAATTATTTTTGCGCCTCTTTGGCCAGGATATGATTGGCCATATAAATCGCATTGGGGTTTAGCTGGCGTTGCCAGGCGCCCTCGCTCGGCGCCCAGCGAAAGCCGGCCGATTTCAACTCGGCGCGGATCGTCGCATCGGGCTTGCCGGGAAAGAAAAGCTGCAGCCGGTTTGCTTCGGCGTTCTCGACAATGCGGACTCCGCTTGCGGTTTCCCGCTCTTTCGTCTCGCGCGTCGAGTTGCGCTCCAAGGTGGCGATCCGAGCGCGAATGCGCGCCATGTTTTGGGAATTGTTCGAAAGCCGGAAAGCCGGATTCGGCGGGTCAATCCAAGTCCCATCGGTCTGGCGCCCCATCTTGTGGCCGGCTTTCGTCCATGCGCTGTTAGCGGCTTTCATGGTCGCTTGCCTTTCTTCGCGCTCGGCAAGTTCGGCTTTGAGCTTTGCGATAGCGTCAGGGTCGTCCGAGGATATTCCCCCGGTTCCGATCGATGCAGCGCGCGCCGCGGCCTCGCCTGCGGCCTTGTCGGTTTCGAAGGCGCGTTCATAGGTCGCGCGAATCTTCGCCCTGTAGCGCCGGTCTCTGCCCTCAGAATGGTGGCCTACCAAAATCGGTTGGCCGAATGGAATGATCGAGCCGAGTTCCTGCGCTCGCGCGAAGGTGGATTGCGCTTCCTTTGCGAGGCGATCCGCGCGAGCCTGTATCCGCTCGCGCTTCGCCTCTTGCTTGGCCTCATAGCTGTTCATCGGCGTTGCTCCGGTTTGAGCGTCAGGCGAAAAGGGCAAGCAACTCGGCGTAGCGCGGGTCGCTCGCGAAGATGGTTTCGTGATGGAACTTCATATCGCCGCGCATGATCGTAATATGCGCGAAAATGGTCAGTTCCGCGATGTAGGTTCGGCCATCGTCGCCGTCGACAATCCGCGCCTTGCGCGCGAAAGTCAGTTTCTTCGGCGCTCCCGTGGTGGTGCGCACCGCGCGCTCGCCTCGCTTCGGGTCCGCCTCGATCGCGAAAGTCGCCGTAACCCGATGTTTCCCGCTCGGCCAGTTTTCGATCGTGGCTTGCATTCTCGGGTTGCTGTAGGTTGTCATCGGCGTTGCCTTTCGTTTCGGTATGTCTGTTATGTCATGTATGCGGAAAGGCGTCAAGCAAAAAAATCGCTTTTTCTGAGAAAAATATGCGATTGACAATCTTTTCGCTTCGTGCCAGAAAGCGGCATGAGCAAAGAACCCGCAAAGTCGGCAAAGCCTAAGCGCGTCATCACCCCGATCGATGATGCTTTGCTTAAGCGCGTCGAGAATTATCGGTTCGCCGAGCGGTGTCCGAGCGAGTCTGCCGCTATCCGCGCCTTGTTGGATAAGGCGTTGACAACTTGGGAAAAAGTCGCTGCGAAAGCCAGCGCTAAATGACTGCCCCCAGCCCCGAAATCATCGCCCAGGTGCGAGCGGAGTATGGGCCGCGCGTGCTTCTCGGTTTCAGCCGTGGCAAAGACAGCCTCGCCGCATGGGGCGGCGCCGATCGCAAAGGGCGATCACAACTAAAGGGCATGGAAATGGCAAAGGACGCACTGTCGGTCGATATGGCCGATCTATCGGATTCCAATGGCACGAGAGCGAGGTATTCCATGGGTGGCGGAACGGGTACGGGAAACTTCGGCGTAGCGCCGATCGATTGCTGCAAGGGCGCCTCCATGGGGCCTCCGAGCGCGAAGATGCTCAGCGATGGGGATCGCGGCGCCGGGATGCCGGTGAAGCATTCAAAAGGCATGATGCCGGCCCAAGCAGCCCCGGATCATGGCCCCCACGGGCCGATGGATACGGGCAAGAAGATGCCCATGGGCGGGATGCAGAAGCGTTCTGGCGATATGACGATCTAATCGTCACTGTGGAGTAGCGCCAATGGCAAAGCTCAGCACTGAATCGCGCAAGGCAATGCCGCAAAGCGAATATGCCTTGCCCGGCAAGAGGTTTCCGATGCCCGACGCCTCTCACGCCCGTTCGGCGCTGAGCGGCGCCACACGAGCCCTGCACGTCGGCAATATCACTGCCGAGCAGGCTGCACACGTGCGCAAGGTAGCTGATCGAAAACTCGGCTTCTCGCGCGGCCAAATGGCCCACGACAATCCCCGTCAGTCGACTGCGCAGAGGACTCCCTAATGCCTATCACCGAAGGCTCTGTACCCATTGCCCTCCCCGGCGGGGCTGCAATGGCCTCTGCGCCGCCAATGCCGGCCAAGCGGCCATTGCTGGCACGGACGCCCGCGAAAGACGCTGTGGCGTTCCCCGGCGCCGCACAGCACGCCATGGCATTCGGGCATAAGGGCAAGAAGGCGTTTTAATGCCGCCGACGATCATCCGCGCCAAAACCTGCACGTCCTGCGCCGCAATGCAAAAGGACAATGGCGGGATCATGCGCTGCCATCTCAATCCGCCGACTTTGGTTCCGATCATCGAATGGAACCCGAAAGGGCCTCGGATCGTGGCGGAGTGGTCGGGATTCCCCGTCGTCCAATCCGATATGTTCTGCCGCCAGCATTCCCCCGCTATTCTGGATTCGAGGATGTCGGATATGCAGATCGACGGGTTGCGGGCGAGTTAGCGCCTCTCGCGCATTCTAGCAACGCGGTCAGTTTCCAGCGTTTCTAGGCGTCTGGCAAACCCATTGCAGCGCGCATTCAAGAGCATTAACACGAAGAATATCACGGTGGTTGCGGTGATGATGAGAGCGTTGTTGTCCATCACACTCCCCAATTCTTCGGGTCGAACGGATTGTATGGCTTTTCGGGTTCGGCTGGCGGCGCTGGCTCGTTCAGTGTGATTTTGGTCTGCCACTGAACCGGGGCGCCCTCTCGCTTGATCGCCCCGTCAGGGCCGACAATTCGCCATTCCGGCGTTACGTTGTAATTCGGATCGCGTCCGAGGTGGATGTTGTGGAGGCGATTCCGCAATCGTTCGTTCTCTTCGCGTAGTTCCTCGATCTCGGTCATTTCCCGTTCTTCTCCTTGTCGGCCTTCTCGCGTTGCCTACGATACCATGTGCGTCGGCTCATGCCGAGAGCGATCCACGGTTTGGCCGCTTCAATCGTGTCGGCCATCTCCTCGATGCGAGGGCGCCCACGCTTCTGAGCGCGGGGGTTGATGTTCTCGATCTTGATCATTCCCGGCGTTCAGCACTCGCCGTAGACGTGGCCATCCGGCTCCATCCAGACTGTCCAATAGTTCTCGCCGGTTCGGACGGTGTAGGCTGGGAATTCAGCCGTCGATTCGCGGTCTGGATACGAAGCCACGATGTAGGGCTTGACGCTGTGCGAGCCGTACCACTCAAGTTCGAGTTGCTTCACGTACTCGATCGCGGCGGCTTCGGTGATGATCTGCATGAGCATTTCGCGTCTCCCGTGTGCGTGACACTCTTATGGCACTGATTTGGCACTCGCGCAAGAGAAATCTTTGTCGACACTAAAAATAGGTCGAACGTTGAAAAATGCCCATTCTTGAAAATTCAAAGCATGAAAAGTTCGCACAGGAAATTGCCAAGGGGACGCCGTGTTCTGAGGCTTACGTCAGTGCGGGCTATGCGAAAAACGACGGGAATGCCTCGCGTCTGAAAGGAAATGACAGGATTCGAGATCGGGTCCAAGAAATCCTGAACGAAGCGTGCGCGAAAGTGGGCGTCACCGTCGAGAGGGTCGTGGCCGAACTCGCCAAGATCGGCTTCGGCGATATCCGACGCGCCGTGTTTTGGGGCTCGGGCATCGCGGTTCCCGACGGCGAAGGTGGAACGAAGATCGCCAATGGCGTGGGCTTGCTCAACTCCACTGAAATCAGCGACGACGCCGCTGCGGCGATCTCAGAGGTTGCGCAGACCAAAGAAGGCATCCGGATTAAGTTCCACGACAAGCGGGCCGCGTTGGTCGATCTCGGGCGCCATCTCGGCATGTTCACAGAGAAGGGCGAGTTGCGCGTGACGATATCCCAAGAGGAAGCTCTTGCCGCCCTCAAGTGAGGAACGGGCGATCCGCCAGCGCCTCAAGGACGATCTCGAACACTACGCGTCGAGGTGTTTGAAGATACGGACCAAGAGCGGAACGACGCTTCCCTTCTTGTTCAACAGGGCGCAGCGGTTTATCCACGCGCGGCTTGAGGCTCAGCGGCGGGATACGGGCCGCGTCCGGGCTCAAATCTTGAAGGGTCGTCAACAAGGAACGTCCACATACGTCGGGGGGCGGTTCTATCATCGCATCACGCATTCGCGTGGGTTGCGGGTTTTCATCCTGACGCACGAGGATGCGGCGACACAAAACTTGTTCGATATGGTGCAGCGGTTTCATGATCATTGCCCCGAACTCGTGCGGCCCATGGCCGGCAACGCGAATGCCAAGGAGTTGATGTTTCCAGGATTGGACAGCGGGTACAAGGTGGGAACGGCCGGCTCTCAGGGCGTGGGAAGATCGTCGACAATCCAACTTTTGCACGCTTCGGAGATGGCGTTCTGGAAGTTTGCGGCCTCGCATTCCGCCGGCATCATGCAGACCGTTCCGGACGAGCGCGGGACTGAGGTTATCAAGGAGAGCACGGCCAACGGAATGAACAACTTGTTCCATTCCGATTGGGTCGACGCTGAACGAGGCAAGAGTGATTTCGTTCCGATCTTCGTTCCGTGGTTTTGGCAGGACGAATATCGTCGGCCTGCCCCAGAGGATTTCGAGTTGGACGACGAAGAACTCGACTACGCCGAGGCTTACAGCCTTGACCAAGAACAAATGGCTTGGCGCCGCAACAAGATCGCCGAACTGAAAGACCCGATGCTTTTCAAGCAGGAATACCCCGCGACGGCGGCGGAGAGCTTCCAGACCACCGGCCACGACAGTTTCATCAAACCGGTCGACATTCTTCGCGCTAGGAAAGCCAAACTGGACGGCTTCGGTCCGCTCGTCATGGGTGTCGATCCGGCTCGGTTCGGCAACGACCGTTTCTCGATCTCCTATCGCTGTGGTCGCAAAATCCTCGGCGTCCAGTCCAAGAACAAGATCGACGTGGTTTCTGGGGCCAACTGGGTCAAGTCGGAAATCGACGAGATGCGTCCGGATCGCTGCTTCATCGACGTCGGGGGCCTCGGCGCTGGGGTGTTCGACATTCTGGTTTCGTGGGGCTTGCCCTATTCCCGGATTTGCGTCGCGGTCAATTTCGGGTCCAAGCCGCAGAATGAATATATCGTTCTCGACGATGGAACCAAAAAGCCCGGCGGGCGGCTGCGCCGCGACGAAATGTGGATGCGGTCGAAAGATTGGTTGCTTGACGTCGGCGGGGCTGATATCCCTGATCTCGATAGCCTCCACGCTGATGCGTGCGCGCCTGGTTACGGCTACGACATGAACCAAAGACTCGTGATCGAATCCGGCGAACACATGAGGTCGCGCGGCGTTCCGTCGCCCGACGAGTGGTCGAGCGTTATCCTCACCTTCGCCGAGCCCGTCATCGACATGCAGGGCGCCTATCCTGACGAAGACGGTTTTGCCGACGACGGCTATCAGAGCCGGTCGCCCGTGACGGGGTATTGAGATGGACGGCAAAATTCCTCCATTGTCCGCGGCGTGGAGCGAGCGACAAGATGGTTGATCTGGTGAAAGACAAGCAGCCGATCAGAATGTCCCTGACCGATTGGAACGCCATCCAACTCGCCATGCACGATGGCGATCCGAGCGTATTGGAGGATCGTGCTCGCGTGAAGGCGATCATGGACGAGATCGAAGCGCGCCCCGAGAATGTCGGCGCCGATCCGAAGCGAACGTTGATCGAGACATAAGCCATGGCCGCCAAGAAACTCGCTTCGAAGAAAACCAAAGCGATCGTCGCCCTCGCCGATATCCCGATGATGCACACGCCGATGCGTTCGTCAAAAGAGGATCGCGCTCGGGAGCGGCGATATCAGGCTGAGGATGCGTTACGGACCATTGCGCGAGCCGAGGAGCACAAGGCGAATCCATCGCTGATGAAAACGGTCAAGAAGATAGCCGCTGAGCACGTCCGCAGCATGGCGAAGATCGCGAAATGAGCGAACGCGAGGTTTCGGTCGATCTTCTCGACGGTGTCGTCAAGCGCGGTTCGGAAACCGCGCCAATCACCAACTATTTTTTTGATGGCGACGACGACGCGGAATTCGTCAGCGTCCGCAAATGTCTGCGTGTTGTCGCCGGGCCATTCCCGGGTGGGAAATGGATTGCGGCCGAAGTGACGGACGAAGAGCGCGCGGAAGCGGGGAAGCTGCATTGAAAAACCCGATTAAGATGAGCGCTGAACTTTGCGCGTGGTTCGGGATGCGCCGCTGCTGCGGACTCGCGTGGACGATTTCGCCGAGCGAGATTCTCGTCATGGACGAACACGGGCAGGTATGGGCGTGGCGGAGAACGTGCGAGTGAGTGTGCAATGAGCAAAGTCGTCGCCCTTCCCGGCTATTCGGTGCCGACGCCACACGGCGAGCCGGTGGCTAATATCGTCGCGATTTTCGAAGAATATCTCGAACAGGCGAAAGCCGGAATCGTGGTTGGCGCCGCGGTCGCGGTCGTCATGAAGCGCGATCTGAGCGGGGAATCCATCGAAAGCGATTTCTGCGCTTCTGCTGGCCAAGCGTGGCATCTCGACGCCGCGATTGGTAGAATGGTTCGAAGGTTTGCGAAGGCGATAGACGGGGACGGCGAGATTTGCACGCGACCATCCGGTAACGGCGCGGCGTGAACGATCTCTCGGGCCTCGCCGATCTCGGCGACGCGGACACTGACGACGACAACCCGATAGCGCCTGACGGCTCGCCGAAGCTTGCCTCGCTGAAGCCGCCTGAGCCCGAAGTCCTCGAACGCCTCCATCGCTGGGCCAATTCCAACAATATCGCGCTGGAAGCCGATGGCCCCGACGATAACGAACTGATCAAGATCGGCGCCCTGGTCTGCCGAGAATACGACATCGACGAAAACTCGCGCTCCGAATGGCTGGACAAGTCTGAGGAAGCGATGAAGCTTGCGATGCAGCAAGCGGAGCCGAAGTCGTACCCATGGCCGAAAGCATCGGCCGTGATCTTCCCGTTGATGACGACCGCGGCGATTCAGTTCGCGGCTCGCGCCTATCCCGCTATCATCGCCGGGAAGGAAGTCGTCAAAGGCGTCGTCATCGGGTCCGACGACGGCGTTCCCAATCCGCAAGCGGTGGCCGCCGCCGCTGCGGCCAAAGCGCAACAGCAGCCGCCACAACCCGGCGCTCCTCCCGGTCAAGCGCCGGCGCCTCCCGGCATAGGTCACAACGGCGGTCCTCCGCTACAAGCCGATCCCAACGACCCGTCACAATGGATGGTCGGCAAGGACGGCACGCCCCAGGTTCCCGGCTACAAACAAACCCGAGCCGATCGCGTCGGCGAACACATGTCCTGGCAGCTCCTCGACGAGCAACCGGAATGGGAGCCGGAAACCGATCAACTCCTGCATATCCTCCCGATCGTGGGGTGCGTGTTCCGGAAGTCGTTCTTCGACGCCGACAAGGATCGTAATTCGAGCCTGATGGTGCAGGCCAAAGACCTCTGCATCAATTACAAGGCCAGAGCGCTGGAAATTGCGCCTCGCCTTACGGAACTTATCACGTTCTATCCCTTGGAAATCAAGGAGAAGGAACTTGCCGGCACTTGGCTGGAAATCACGTATCCGCAGACGGGTCAAGACGGCGATACTGATGCTCCTATTCTGTTCTTGGAGCAGCATCGTTGGTATGATATGGATGATGACGGCTATCCTGAACCGTATATCGTCACCGTTCACCAGGAATCACAAAAAGTCGTCAGGATTGTGGCCCGGTTCGAGTTGGACGGAATAAAGTACAACTTCACCAAGGGCCGGATTCAAAAGATCGATCCGGTTCACTATTACACGATTTACAACTTCCTTCCGAACACGGAAGGCGGTATATACGGTCTTGGCTTCGGGCAACTATTGAAGTCGCTGAACGCCTCGATCAACACGACGCTCAACATGATGATCGATGCCGGTCATCTCGCCGTGGTCGGCGGCGGGTTCATCGGCAAGGGCTTGTCGATGAATTCCGGCCAGATCCGGTTTCAGCCCGGCGAGTGGAAGCCGGTCAACTCGCCTGGCCAATCGGTTCGGGATTCACTGGTGCCGCTCCCGGCTCCGGGCCCGAATGAAGTGCTGTTCAAGCTGCTCGGCCTCTTGATCGAAGCTGGCAAGGAAGTGGCAGGGGTCAAGGATGTCCTAACCGGCGAAGCGATGCCAGCCAATACGCCTGCCACGACGATGCTCGCGATGGTCGAACAGGGGTTGAAGACGTTCACTGCGATCTACAAGCGGGTTCATCGCTCGCTCAAAGCGGAGCTCGCCAAGCTCTATCGCTTGAACCGGCTCTATCTCGACCAGGACACCGAATACAAGGTCGGATCTGACTGGCGCAAGATCACCCGTGCGGATTACGAGAGGGGCTCTGGCGTCGAGCCGGTCTCCGATCCGACGATGGTCACGGATATGCAGAAACTCGGCCGCGCCGGGTTTCTCAAACAATACGAAGGCAATCCGCTATTCGATCAGAAGAAGCTGGTCCGCCGCAATCTCGAAGCGGCGCAAATCGAAAACATCGACGATCTCTTTACCGCGAACCCGCCGCCGAATCCTGCGATCGTGGCGAAGATGCAGGAACTGCTGATCAAGAAGCAAACCGTGGATATGCAGCAGGCCGAAAAAGAAGCTGGGCTTCAGCTCAGGGAGCGTCACGACGCCGCGCTGATCGAATCCGAACAGGCCAAGGCGTTGAACTTCCGGGCTCAGGCTATTCTGGCCCTGGCCAATGCGGATAAGGCTGTCGGGCAGAGTGACGTGGCCTGGGCCACGCATCAGTTGGACGTGATCAAGACGGCGATGGATGCCCAAGCCAACGCCGGGCTTGCCGGAACCGCGGCGGCGAACGATCCCAGCGCGGAGATCGACGCCTCGACGGGCCAGCCCGGCGCTGCGCCCCAGGCTCAAGGCGCGGTTACTCCATGAACAAACGAATTGGTCCCGACATGATCGTTATCCGAGAAAAGCCGTTCATGTCCGCGTTGGACGCCATGATCGCCGCTATCCAGTCGACCGCGACCGACGGCAACGGCCTCAAGATCGTGATGGAGATCGATCGCGACAAGTTCGGCGCCGCGATTCTCCGAGCCATTCCTGGCTGTGGCGTCAGCGAATTCGAGCCGCCGCCGTATCTCTTGGCCGACGGCAAGCGTGTCGAGGATATACCGTCGAACGCGTTTCATCCCGGCGATCTGACGAAACTCTTTGTGGCGAATTTTCCGAAATGACATTCGACCCCAACTATCTGTCGCCTGCGTTCCAGACCGCGGCGGCCGGCTATCTCTCGACGCCGGCTCGCGCCCTTGCCGACAAGCTTGATCGCCTGCCGGAAGCCAAATCTCTGCGCGAGCGAGCTATCCTCGAGGCCATCGCCGACGGTATCCGCAATCCGAGTCGATGGGAACGGAACCGGGCTCCCATCGTGCTCCGCAACAAGCCCGTGATCGGCGCCGATGGCGTCAAGGCTGTGATCTATGTCTGACGAGCCGCTCAACTTCAAACGTGGCGACTTGGTCTGCCACATATCGCGTACTGGCGCTACAGCGATCATCGTGGCTATCGATGGTGACAAAGCGTGGACGCGGCGCGGCGGTATGCTTGATGCGATCGAACCTATTAGCGACCTAGTCCGCCATGACGATGAACGCAAGTTGAACTTCCTTGAGTGGTACGCGTCGTTGTCACCAGATCAAAGATGGCATCCAGATCGATGAGCGCTGAACCAGCCACCCCCATCGTCTCTGGCGTCAACGAACAAGACTTCAAACTCTGGAAGCATCATCCCGTTTCCAAGGTCGTCGCGCAGTATTTCGCCGACTTCCGCGGCGCTTTGGTCCAACAGCATCTCGCCGAATGGTTGGCCGGCAAAACCGAGGAAGTTCGCGATCTCGAAATCAGAGGCCGTGTCGCGCAACTCGACGATATCGCTGAACTTACGTTCGCGTCGATGGTTACTTTCTATCCAGGGCCAGACGAAGAGGCTGAGCCCGCAACCCCAGAACAACTATGAAGCCTCACGATCAAGTCAAGCCCCGTCTTCTCAAGTCCTCCCAGCAACACGAATTCGTCGCCGCCGAATGGACCGGCTCCAACGAGTCCGGCTATCATCCCCTCGGGGATATGGTGCTGATCGCGCCCGATTGCGCGGCGGAAAAGACCAGCGGCGGTATAGTCCTGACCGTCGAAACGACCGATCGGATGTCTATGGCCGCCGAATCCGGCGTCGTCGTCGCGCTCGGTTCCGATGCTTATCTCTGGAATGCCGATCGTACCCGCCGATGGGAAGGGTTGAAGCCTTCGCCCGGCGACCGGATCTACATGCAGCGCTATTCCGGCCAACTCGTTCTCGGCAAGGATGGCAAGGTCTATCGGCTATGCGAACAGAACTGCATCGGGGCGATCGAGATCAGGGAATGCTCCGAGGAAGAGCGAGAAATCACGCTCTTCGAAAACCTTCACAATTGCATCCACGAGGTTGCAATCGTGGTGAAGGACGGCCACGCCGCATGGAACGATATGCCCGCTCCTTGCATTATTCGCGACGACAAGGGGCGCGGCTACGCGTACAGGAATGCGGTTCTCGATTGTCTGTGGCGGATGCCTGTCGATCATCCGGTTAGGTTCGCGACATTGGACCCGGTTAAGGTTGCGACATTCGACTGGGGTGCGTTGGCCAAACTGAGGAAGGGCGATCAACCCGACCTCGGGACGATCGAGATCAGGGAAGAGGCGGCTCCAGTCATAAATGATGGACCTGATGGTAAGCCGGTCGACGATTGCGCTCGGCCGCGAGTCCGCGCGTTCGGCGACGGATTCGTCTAATGCATCAGACCGAGCGCGACTTCGCCAGAGCCTACGCCGAGCGCAAGGCGCGATCCGCCGAGCCAGCGAGTCCAACTCTAGTTCCCGTTCATGCGGTCGGCGAGACGATCCATCGAGTTCTCGCGGGTCGTGGGTTGGCAAGTTCCGTGGGTGTCACTAGCGGCCCCACTATCAAGGAGATCAAGTAACAATGGAAGTCGAAGTTGGCGCGGATCAAACGAGCGCCGAAACCGAAACCGCCGGCGCCGAAAGTCAGACCGCTGCCGCGCCTCAGATCGATATCGAGGCCCGCGCCTTTCGCATGGGCTGGCGTCCCAAGGACCAGTACAAAGGTCCAGAGGACAAGTGGATTCCTCCCGAGCAATATATCGAGATCGCCACCGAATCCATGCCTGTCCTCAAGAAGACCTTGCGGACGATGGACGACAAATATGGCAAGATGGAACGCCAGCTCGCCGAAATGGCGGAGGCGTTCAACGGCTATCGGGAGTTCGCGACCAGGGCCGAAATTCGGGCTTACGAGAAAGCCCGCGCCGAATTGGAAGCGCAGCGGGAAACCGCGATCACGCAAGCCGACGTCGGCGCCGTCAAGGGCGTCGAGGCCAAGCTCAAGGAACTCGACGAGGCGAAGCCGGAACCGCCGAAGAAGGTCGTGTCCGCCGCAGAAACGCAAGGCGCCGTAAAACTGGCCCCCGAGGTTCAAACGTGGATCGACGCCAACCCTTGGTTCAACGATGATCGCCAGTTGAAGCGCGCCGCGACTTCGATCGACAATGATCTGCGCGAAGACGAGCCGACGCTGACAATCACGGCCAGGCTCGCCAAAGTCAAAGCGGAGGTCCAGCGCTTGCATCCCGAGAAGTTCGGCAGGACCGTCACGACCGAGGACGCCGGCAATGCGCGCCGTGCCGCGCCGACCGCCGTGGGAACCTCCAACGGCGCCCCGGCCCGGCAGAAGAACGCGCATTCCTTCGAAAACCTTCCTCCGGAAGCCAAGAAGGCTTGCGACAAGCAAGTCAAGCAAATGGCCCACCTGAAGAAGCCATTCACCCGCGATGAATACGTCTCGCTGTACGAGTGGCCGGAATAATGAGCGAGGATCGATCAATGACCGACGCAGCCCAACACGACGCTCCGCGCCCTCGCGGTTTCACCAAGGAAATGCGCGCCGCCCGCGCCGTTCAACTCGCGGGGGTCAACCCAGCTCCGCCGCAAGCCCAGCAAGCCGCTCAGAGCCCCTCAGCGGCCAATCAGGGCCTCGAAGGAGCCAGCGCCTCTCCGTTGCCTTCGGATGCCCTCCCTGTCGGCGCTGGCGTCACGGCCGACGCCTCCTCGGACGCGCCGCGCCGCACCCGCGCCAATCGGCGCCCGTTCGGGTCCACGCAACAGAAGCTCGCCTATCCCTCCCGTCCCGGCTATTATCGTCACTGGTTCGTCGACAATCCAGGTCGTATCGAATTCGCACTCGAAGAAGGCGGTTGGACTCCGGTCAAGGATGCCAGAGGCAAGAACGTCCAGCGCGTGACCGGCGTCCGCGAAGGCGGCGTCCCGCAATATTCCCATCTCCTTGAAATCCCCGAGGAATGGCACGCCGACGACATGGCCGCTCAAGAGCAGGATGTCGCCCAGCGCGAGGACGCCATTCGCCGCGGCATGGTCAACGCCAAGGACGCGGTGGATCAGAAACGTTTCTACCCCAGTTCGGAAGGTCGGGGGATCAAGATCTCGACCACGCACGCCCGTCGATAGCCATAGAGCATCGGCCCCGGCTCGTTCTTCCGGGTCAATCAACAGCGATTTCGCGCCGCAGCCAATCATGCCAGCGGCTACCAAAACTCCGACATGAAGGATTAGCCCCATGGCTAACGCTGTCGTAGCGCGCGGGCTCATCCCCTACCGCTACAGGTCAGGAGCCCCGTACAACGGCGCCGCGAACATCTATTACGTTCCGGCGGCCAATGCTACGGCGCTCTACATCGGCGATCCCGTTCAAATCCTGAGCGGTTCGGCCGACGGTAACGGCATCCCCGCCGTTCAAATCATCACCGCTGGCAACGGCACCGATTCCGGCATCGGCACCTATGGCCTGATCGGCTCCGTCGTGGGTCGGGTCAACGGCGGCGAGCCGATCATCCCGATTACTCAGGCCAGCAACGTCTATCTGCCGGCGCTGACGGCCGGGTATATCCTGGTCGCCGACGATCCGTTCCTGCTCTTCGAGGCGCAGGAAAACGGCAACATGGCGGGCGCGACCCCGACCGCCGGCTCCGTTCCGGGGCCCGGCAAGAACGTCGATCTCGTCGCGGGCGCGGGTTCCACCGTCACCGGATATTCCGGCTGGCAGTTGGGTTCCGCCTCGCTCTCGACCAGCGCGCTTCAGATGCGCGTTCTCAGATTGCTGGAACAGGCCGACAACGTTCTTGGGACCAACGCCAAGTGGCTGACATCGATCAACCTGCATCAGTTCACCAACACCACCGGCGAATAAGGGCTGGCTGGAGAAACATAGGAGGCCGACATGGCCGTTATTACTACAGGCACACATCCTGCATAAACTCGGGCCATTGCGCCGTAATGCGCAATGGGATCGCATTTAATTGCCGGGAACTCCGCTCGTTCTGATTCCGACGATCGGACAATCAGCAGCCAAGACGACGATCATAGCACGTCGTAAGGTTCATCGACTAGGCCGAAAGGCCGTAGGCTCAAGCGAGCCGAAATGGTGCGGCCCCTATCGATCAATTGAGGGGCAAGAGATAGTCAGGCCTGCATAGCGATATGCAGCGGTCGCGTTTAGAGCGACGGGCGCAATCTAGCGAATTGCGTCGAACAAACAAGCGAAGGCCCTTTGGCCAGGAATCGCGGCTTGGTGGGGGCGTTCCTACGACGAACACGTTTCCGAATGGTCGGATCTGTTCGAGCAGGACACCTCAGACAAGGCGTACGAAGAAGAGGTCGAAATCACCGGCTTCGGCTTGGCGCCGGTCAAGAACGAAGGCACTTCGATCGTGTACGACACCGAAACCCAGGGTTCGGTCACTCGCTATACGAACGTCGCCTATGCTCTCGGCTACATCGTCACGTACGAAGAGTTGAAAGACGATCTCTACGAAGTGGTCAGCAAGCGTCGCGCCCAGCAATTGGCGTTCTCGATGCGGCAGACCAAGGAAAACATCGCGGCCAACGTCTACAACCGTGCATTCAACACGGCCTATACGGGCGGCGACGGAACGTGCATGATCAACAATGCGCATCCGACTGTCGGCGGCTCTCAGTCGAATCTCCTCACGACGGCGGCGGACTTGTCCGAAACCGCAATCGAGGATCTGCTGATCCAGGTCGGCCTCACGGTCAATTCGCGCGGGCTGAAAATCTCCGCGCTTCCTCAGTCCCTCCATATCCCCTATCAGCTCATCTTCGAAGCTAACCGCATCTACAAGAGCGTGCTTCAGAGCGACACGGCGAACAACAACATCAACGTGATGCGCGCCATGGGAGCTTTCCCGAAGGGGATCTTCGCCAGCCACTATTTCTCCAGCGCGACCGCCTGGTTTATCAGGACGAATATCCCGCGCGGGATGATGTGGTACGAGCGCGAGGGCATCAGCTTTAATGATTGGAGCTGTCTAAACTAGGTGAATTGCTGGAACACCCTTAGAGCCTGCAAAACCACAACGTGGCTGGTAACGGCGAGCGTGACGGTTTGAAAATTTGCAGGATTGGGCAATCAGCAGCCAAGCATCATGTAATATCGTGATGAAGGTTCAGAGACTAGGTCGCGAGACCGTAGGCCCAAGCGGGCCGAAGTTCCTAGCTCTATTCAGTATTGAATAGATGAAGATATAGTCCACTCTGCGCGGAAACGTGCAGCAGGCGCAAGCCGGGGATGAATTAGCGATTCATTTCGAATAGTTAGCGATCAGGACAACGACTCAATTCTTTGGAATTAGGTCCTTTGCGGGGTGACTCGCATCGAAGAATGGGGTGAACTCAGGGAATCTCCTACCGGGTGGTGCCGGGGACAATCCTGAGCCAAGCCGTCGAGAGACGGAAGGTGCAACGACTAGATCGCGAGATCGTAGGCTCAAGCGAGCCGAAGCGCCCCACTCCTGAGTATTCAGGATGATGATATAGTCTGGCCCTCATAGTAATATGAGGCAGTCCACTTAGGACGGGTTTGGAGTTGCTATCCAAATCGAACATAAGCGTCGATACCAAGAACGCCAAAGCGGCTTGTTACGAGCGTTATTCTTGCGGTTGGAGCGACTTCCGCGGGATCTACGGGACTCGTTACTATATGTGACGCCACATATTGGGTCCTTCAGTAGGCGACTACTGTCGAATAACTGCGTGAATTGCTGGAACATCCTTAGAGCTAGTTCACTACAGCGTGGCCGGCAACGGCGGGCGCGATAGTTTGAAAAGCAACTAGATTGGACAATCAGCAGCCGAGCCGCTCAATGAGCGGAAGGTTCAACGGCCATCCCTTCGGGGAGTACCGCCAAGCGGCGGGAAGTGCGCAGGGTCTCTTTCGAGAGATCATGATATGGTCTTCTCTGAGCGGAAACGTTCAGCAGTCCTCAGTGGACGATCTTCGGGATAGCGACCGAGGGTGAAATAATGGCCTGGCGTCTGACGATTGATCTTGATTGGTCGTCAACAAAAAGGTACATGGTTGGCTTCCTTCAACAGAGGGGCCTACCATGGCCGTAACCGGATGATATGCAGGAAATGCGGTAGAGATAAGCGCAACCAAGGGCGCGGATTATGCACTGGGTGCTACGAAAGCGAGCGCACCAGCGGTACGTTGTCTGAATACTCGGAATTGACGAGAACGTGCGATATCGAGGGATGCACGGAAATCGTTTTCGCCAAGAAGCTTTGCTCGCACCATTACGCGCGGGACAGTCACCCGTTAAAGCCGCTCTGGAAAAATACGAGGCTGCGCTTAGGGGCCGGCAACTATCCGGCCTCCTGGCGCTGGTTTGACGCCTTCCTCGCCGATGTCGGGGAGCGTCCAGGCCCAAAGCATGTTCTCAGGCTGATCGATCCTACCGGCCCGTGGGTGAAAGACAATCTGTTCTGGTTGCCGCCGCCTGAGGTTCCCGTCAAGGACTACTTCACGCCGCAAGAGCGTGCCGATTACGTCCGCAATTGGACGCTGAAGAAAAAGTTCGGCATCGACGTGACGGAATATGCCGCCCTGGCGAAAGCTCAAGGGTATGTTTGCGACATATGCGGCAATCCTGAGAGTTTCATCAACTCGAGGACGAAAGTAGTCCAAGAGTTGTCCGTAGACCACGATCACGACACCGGCAAGGTTCGCGGTCTCCTTTGCGTCCGCTGCAATCGAATGCTCGGCTACGGTCGAGACGATCAGGCCATTCTCCAACGCGCCATCGCCTATCTAGCGAAGCACAAGCTCTAAGCCCTCCCGAAGGCTCAAAACCCGGCGTCAGCGGCGCGTAGCGCAATCCTCTCTGTGTCCCTGGTCGGGTAAGCGGCGGTTCGAATCACGCCGGGCACTCTCGGAGTCATGACAATGGGTTATACCAATTTTCCTTTCGGCGTCACCTCGTTCGGCGTTCCTACCATGGGAACGGCGGGGATTCCTCCGACTTCCGGTTCGGTCTGGTTCGTCAATTCGGCGACGGGCGTCGACGGCAACGCGGGTTCGTTCGCGCAGCCGCTCAAGACGACGCAGCGCGCGATCACGCTGGCGAGCCCCGGCGACGTCATCGTCTGGATGGCGGGGCATGCGGAGACGATCAGCGCGGCCGGCGGCCTCACGATCAGCAAAGCGGGTCTGACCTTCTGGAATCTAGGCGTCGGCGCCGAGGCGGCGACATTCACGCTGGGAACAGCGACTACCGCAACCATTCTGATCACGGGGGCGAATACTTTTATCGGCGGCGCTCCCGGCGCGCTCCCCGTCTTCGTCGCCAACATCGCCTCGCTGGCGACGATCTTCGCGATTCAGGCCGCTGGCGTCAATATCTCGGCGCTGGTCCAGGACGTTTCGTCGACGGTTGGGGCGGTGACGGACGTCATCACGACTGCGGCGGCGTCGAATCTCACGCTCAACCTCACCCATCAAGGGTTCACAGCCTCGACCATCGGCGTCACGATGGTCAAATTGGTCGGCGTCGTCAATGCCGATATCGTCGTCAATGCCTACGGCGCCTGGTCGACCGCGGTCGTCGATTTCGCCACGACCGCCTGCGTGGACGTTCAGGTCAGCGGCTATTTCTACAACTACAATACCGCCATTACCAAGAACGTGGTCGATACTGTCGGCGGCTCGACATGGTTCGTCAGCGGGTATGATGGAATCGGTGGCGTGGCTTTCCAGGGCGGCTCCGCTGTCACCCCGGCTGGGCTCCCTTCGGCGGCGACTTTTGCCGTGCCGGCGCAGAACTCGTCGGCCAACGTCCTCGAGCGTGACGTCATCGGCAACAAGACCGATGCTGCGGTCTATCTGCCGAGCGCTACGGCCTCGATCGACGCGCTGCTCCAAGGCGTCGTCGACTTGCAGCCCAAGACCATCACTAAAGCGGCGATTCTGCTCACCACGGGTGCCGCGCTGTTCACCGTGGCCGGTGGCCCAATTCTGATTGAGGCGCTGTTCCTGATTTGCGCGGTCGGCGGCGATTCGACGGCGGCGACGGTGCAGTTCGAAGTGATCCCGACGACGGGAAGCACGCAGACCATCAGCGCGGCTTCCGCCTCTGTGGCTAGCTCCGCAGCGGGCGCCTCCATTACCCTGGCCGGCACGGCGCTAGCCACGGCGGCGCTGCTAAATGCCAACGGTCCCAATTTGATTGCCAATCCAGGCACGATCATGGCGCCGGCGGGAACTATCAACATCGTTGTTGGTTCGGGCCCGACCGTGACCGGCACTTGGAAGCCGTACATCCGCTATCGGCCGCTCGCCGAAGGCGTGACGGTCTCGTAAGGCTGTAAGGGAGGGTCGCCGAGATGGCCGACGCGCTGACGTTCACGCCTTATTACGGCGTCAGAAATATCAACGTCACGCTCGCGGACGTCTCCGACGGAACGGGTCTGACCAACTACGTGTTCCTCAACGGGTCGCTGTGCGTCAAAAATCCGCTTGGTCATCTCAAGGTCAAGCGGATCAAATATTCAATCACCAACATGGTTGTTACGCTGACGTGGGGGGGTGGAACCCCCGCCACGCTGGCCTATCTCGGACAGGGCGAGGATATCATCGATTGGTCGAATAGCTATTCCGCCGGCCTGCCCAACGCGGCCGGCACGCCGAACGGGAATATCCTGATCAGCGCGACGACTATAAATTCTGCGACGGCCGGCTTCGTGATAAGCCTAGATTGTATCGCTGGGGTGTGAATTAGGCTTGTCTCACGGGCGTTGAAATAGCTCGCTCTAATCAAGCGGTGATGCCAAAGGTTGTGATTTATTCTCTTCATTTTCATATGTGGCTGTTCCAACTAAGTTGACGGAGGGTATATAATGTCAACGAAGTTGAGGTACAAGCCTGGCTCATGGTACCGCATTTCGGATTTCAGCGGTTTTGCAGAAAGAGAAGGTAATACTCGCAAAACGTGGCAGGGGTACTGGGTTACGACCAGCGAGTGGGAAGCCCGTAATTCACAAGATTGGGTGCGCGGCCGTCGCGACAATCAAATCGCTCCCGAAGCGCGCCCGCGTCAAGCAAACCAGTTCCTCGGCCTCGAAACCACGCTGGCGCTTGCTGCAGCTATTCAGAACAATGTGCTCTATCTCCAAAATTCGATCGACGCGGTGGCCGGGAACACCATCGCTATCATTCTGGACGATGGAAGCAACTTCTTCACGACCGTCGTCGATCTGACCTCTGGGGATTACAACAGTGATTGGAATAGCGATTTTGCCACGGGATTCCAGCCAAATCCAGTGCCAGGTTCTTTCAGTGCTGGATTCAGCATTGGGTTTCCCTCTCAGGTCGGCACGCAGGGCTATACCGGAGTCGCGATCTCTCCGGCTATCCCCTTCGCTGCATCGGCGGGAAACCTCGTGCAAAATCTGAGCGCGCCGCAAGTATCGCTCGCCGACGCGCTGAGTTCGGTTTCCTGATGGCGATAGCTTCTTCGGTCTACTCGCCCTCGGTCAACTCGATCATGTTGCGGGCGCTCCGGCAGTGCAACGCGATCCAAGCCGGGGAAATCCCCGGCAACCAGGAAATCAGCGACGCCTACGATGCGTTGAACGCCCTCGTAGCGGGGTGGCAAGCCACGGGACTCCATGTCTGGACCGAAACGGAAGGCGTTCTCTTCACTCAGCCGACGCAAATCAGCTATTCGCTCGGTGGGACAAATACGGATCAGGCCTGCACCGATGCGAACTGGACGCAAGGCGCCCTCGTTTCGGCGGCCGGCCAAGGCGCGACTTCGATTTCTCTGGTTTCGACGGCAGGTTTTGGCGCCGGCGACAATATCGGCGTGATGTTGGCGACGAACACCCTGTTCTGGACGACGGTCTCCGGCGCTCCCGCCAATGGGATCGTCAATCTGGCCGCTGCGCTTCCGCTCCAAGCCAATCTGAACGCCATCGTCGTTGATTATCCCGTCGCCAACAAACTGACGCGGCCGTTGCGGATTCCGAACGCGCGGCGGTTCTATCTGCCGTCGTTGATCGAGACCGAACTGACCGTGTCGTCCCGGCTCGATTATCGCGATCTGCCGAACAAATATACCGGCGGCACGATCACGACGTTCTTCTATGATCCGCAACAGACCATCGGCAAGTTCTGGGCGTGGCCCGCGCCGCAAGACTCGCTTTCGGCGATGAAGTTCACTTACCTACAGGCGCTGGGAGACTTTTCAAATGCGTCCGACACTCCAAATTTCCCGCAAGAGTGGACGAATGCTCTCACTTGGGGACTTGCAGACGAGCTTGTTCCCGAGTACGGGGTGGGGCAGGCTAGGGCTCAAAAGATCGCTCAGAAAGCTGCCTATTGGCTAGAGATAGTCCAAGGATGGGACCGCGAGCCTGAGTCCATGCTTTTCGGTGTTGATTTCGATCAATCAGGGCGCGGATGATTTCTTCGTAACGTTTTTTGATCTCCCATTTCGATCTCTGAAATCGCGTATGGTTCCGTATGCTACTCCAAATTCTGAAGCGATGGGTCCGGGCCGTTCTCCAGCGTCGAGTCTGTTGCATATACTGATCATGTCAACATCAGATATCGTCGCGCGATGATGAGTTTCACCACTTCTTGGTCTGAATGATTTAAGCACGTTCAATGCGTGCTGTATGTTTTCGGAGTGAGTCACGTATTCCAAGTTATCTAGCATATTATCTATTTTTATTCCGTTTTTGTGGTTCGTCGTGTTGTTCCCTCTCGGACCAACGAATGTTTCCATAACGATACGATGGATAAGTTTGGAGTGTGGCTTCCTATCTTTCCATAGACAGATTCCGAGGTAACCGCGCGTCCTCATCATTGGTTTTATGATGTGCCCGACGAACCTTGTATTTCCAGCCCGGTTCGGGCTGATGCGCTTTACGCGGCCAAGGTTAGAAACTTCGTAGTCTAATTCAAAGCCAGTGACGGGTTTCCATATTTCTTCCATGAATGATCCACCTCGATTGAGGGAGTGTATATAATATGAGATGCAACACCAATCAACAGGTGTGGGCGATTTTTTAGCCCATGGAACCGCTCCGTATCCAATGGTCGACACAATCGTACAAACTCGACTCCCTCCCGGTATCCTCGCAACGCTGTGTCAATCTCTACGCCGAGAAAGAGCCGCCTGACGCCAAAACCGACATCGCTGTGATTGCCTCTCCTGGGATCATTACTTTGGTCACGGTGGGCAACGGCCCGATCCGCGGCTTCAGCGTCATGAACAACGTCCTCTACCTCGTGTCGGGACAGTCGCTCTACAGCGTGACCGTCGCCGACACGGTGACGGAGTTGGGCTCTGGCATCGCCGGGTTCGGCCCGGTTTCGATGGCCAACAACGGAACGCAAGTCCAGATCGTCAACGGCGTCGCCGGTTGGATCTATGCTCCGACTTCCGTGTTCAATGTCTCGGCCGCGACGCCGGTCGGCGGGTCTTCCGGCTCGGACTATGCGATCGGCGATCAGATCACGGTCGCCGGGGGAACCTATACGAACCCGGCGATCCTCGAAGTCGCCACACTCAGCGGCTCGGCTGCGGCTTCGTTCACGATCTACTCGCCGGGCCAATATGGAACCGAACCCACAAATCCAGCCGAACAGGCGGCGACCACCGGCGTCGGTTCTGGGGCCAGTTTCAACCTGACATTTACTGGCCCTCCGGTCGGGTTTTCTCAGATCCCTAATTTCGCTGATGCAGCCACGACGACATTCTTCGATACCTATTTTACCAACGACGTCACCGGAACAAACCAGTGGGTTTACTCCAACAATAATGATGGAACCACTTATACGGCGCTGGATTACAACGAGGCCTCCGTCGATTCCAGTTACGTTCTCGCGACGGTAAACCAGCAAGAAAATCTTCTGATCTTCAAACAGAAGACGATCGAGACCTGGTACGATACCGGGGCGAACAACGATCCGTTCTCCCGGTATGACGGGGCGACGATCGAGCGTGGTTGCGCGGCTGCGCTGGCGATCGTCAAGGAAGACAACGGGGTTTTCTTTCTCGGCAACGATCTGGTGTTCTACCGCCTCGACGGCGTCTTACTCAGGCGCATGAGCACGCACGCTATCGAAGGCGCGTGGCAGAAATATGCCAACACGGGAGATGCCTATGCGTTCTCCTACACGTTCAACGGCCACAAGTTCGTCGCAGTGCAATTTCCCAGCAACAACGCGACGTGGGAACTGGACATCGCGACCAGCCTCTGGCATGAGCGGACATCGTATGTCGCCGCGACGCCGTTCGACGGGGCGTGGCGCGGCAACTGTTCGGTCGTGTTCAACAATCAAACCCTGATCGGGGATTCTCAATCCGGCCAGATCGGCTACCTCTCCGACTCGGTTTACACCGAGTTCGGATCGCCGATGATCGGGTTTGCCGATTCGCCCCCGGTTCACAAAGACCGGAAGCGGGTCTTCATCTCCAAACTCGAACTGAACATGCAAGTCGGCGACGCGCCACAGACCGGGCAGGGCTCGGACCCTCAAATCATGCTGATGATTTCCAAGGATCAAGGCAGAACCTATGGCATCAGGCAACTCTGGATGAGTTTGGGGAAGACCGGGGCCTATGCGACGCGCCTGATCTGGAAGAAGTTGGGCGCGGCTCGGGACTGGCGGTTTAGGATCGTGGTGTCTGATCCGGTTCCCAGGACATTCATCGCGGCGTATGCCACGGCCGACATCGAAGAAGTCTGATGGTAAACAAGCCTCTCGTCACCTCGGCCAATGCCGCGCTCGCTCTGACCAAAGACATGGCGACTGGCGCCCAGCATCTGCTTACCGGTCAAGGGCTGCGCTTTCTGACCAACATCACGAACGCGCTGAACGGAACCGTGGCCGGAACGACTTCGACGGTGACGCTCGGCAATGGCCAGAAATGGAGTTCCGGGGTAGGTTCCCCCGAAAACGTCATCGCCGGCAATCTAGGCGATTTCTATTCGAACAATCAGGGCGGATCGACGAATACGTTCTGGGTTAAAGAAAGCGGCGTCAACGGCTCGCGCACCGGGTGGGTGAACAAGTGACTCTCGACGAAGCGCTCCGCGACATCACGCAACGAATTACCTGTGTCGACTGGGACGGCGATGAAAACCGCGAGCCATGGAAGGCGCCCACGGGCGAAGCCTACATCGAGTTTTGCAGCGGCGGCGTCAGAGACAGCGACGCCAAAGAGCCGTGTTTGTGCGCGACGAAAGAAATCGCGGTCGCGACTTGGCGACTGGCGGTTCTCGACTACGAGGCGAAGCGGCCCGGCGTTCTCTATTGGCGCGTCAAACCTGAACTGGAAGCCTTCAAAATCCGCGTCGCCGCGATCAATGAGGACACTGTCGGCGCGGACGAAACAGAAATCCGCTGGTACGTCTATTCCCGCCTCATAGTGTCGAACAAGTCCGTAATTCGTGTCGTGCCGAAACGGCGCGTGGCATGACCTTCATCGTCTTCGCACTACCTCGGAGCAGGACGGCATGGACGCGCGAATATCTTCGCTATCCGATCAGCGGCAACTGGCGTGTTGGCCATGACATCGCGGCGACGTGCTCGACGCCAAATGATTTCTTCAATAAATTCGACGGCGAAATGATCGGCGCCGTCGAAACCGCCGCGATGTTGGGCTGGCGCCTGATCCGTGAGCGGATGCCGGAGGCCAAGTTCGCGGTGATCCGGCGCCCTGTCTCCGAAGTCGAGCGTAGTCTTTCCCAATTTGGAATAGAGGCCAAGATGGGGGAACTGATCGCGCGCGCCTCGATGTTGAACGAGATATCGGGGCATCCCGGCGTCTTGACCGTTCAATTTGACGATCTGTGTCAGGCCAGAACGCGAGCGGTTCTGTTCGAGCATTGCCTGCAAATTCCGTGGGACGAGGCTTGGGACCGCGAGATGGCTTGGCGCAACGTCCAGATCGACGTCCACGCCCGCATGAAATATCTCGCCGATAATCAGGCGAGGATCGAAGGACTGAAAGCGCAGCTTCTCGCGTGAGCGATCTCGTCGTCGGTTGGGAATCGTGGGCCTCGATGTGGCCTGACGCCGAACCCCTGGCCCGCGCGCATTACGCCGAGGTCGAAGGTCAATTGGCCCTGAAACGCCCGTTCCGCGTCCACGTCGAGGCGATGCAGGCGATCAACGATGCGGGGATCTTGCGGCTCGTCACGGCGAGGCTGGACGGACGATTGCTCGCTTATTGCACTTGGAACGTACAGCCGGATGTCGAGTCGTGGGGGCTCGTAATGGCGAACCAAGGCGCGATCTATGCCGCCGACGGCTTCGCTGGGCTGAATCTGTGCAGGCGGATGCTGGATTTCTCGATTCATGAACTGAGGGCGTTCGGGGTCGATTATCTCTTGCTGCATCATCGGATGTTGGGGCGTGGCGCGCGGCTCGGTTCGCTGTTCGCCCGGATCAAGGCCATATTCATCAAGCGCGAATTTTTCCTCTGGATCGGAAGGGAGTAGAAAATGCCGAGCATCTCTCTTCCTACCGCCGTCGTCGGAGCTGGCGTTCTGGGGCTCGGCGGCTCGGCGCTTCAAGCTGGCGCGGCCAATAATGCATCTTCACAACAGGCGACGGCTGCTCGAAATGCGTTGGCCACTCAAGTCGCCGCGGAAAACACGGGACTTGCGGCGGAAGCGCCTTACGAGACCGTAGGCCTCGGCGCCGAGGATCAACTCGCAAACCTGTACGGGATCGCCTATGGCGCGTCTGGGACTGGCGCTGCGACCGTGTCGCCGACAGGGGTCGTGACGCCCGGCAATATCTATTCGGCGATTTCCAGCCCAGGCGGCCCACAAGTCCAGGCGGCAGCGGATCAAGCTTTCACACAATCGCCAGACTATCAATTCGCTTTCCAGCAGGGTTTGCAAGCCTTGGATCGCTCGGCTGCGGCGGGAACCACGCCGGGTTTGTCCGTAGGCGGCGGCGGCGCTGCGATCGGCGCAGAACAATATGGCCAAGGCTTGGCCTCGCAACAATTCGGCAACTATTTCAGCCGATTGCAATCGCTGGCTGGTATGGGACAGAGCGCGGCGTCGGGAGTCGCGAACCTTTCGGCCAATGCAGGAAATTCGCAGGGCAATACGCAACAGGCGATCGGACAGGCGCAGGCGTCGGGAACGGTTGGGTCCGCAAGCGCGCTTTCCGGCGGTCTTTCCAGCTTGGGTAGCGGCCTGACGAGCTCTCTTCTCGTCAATAAGTTGGGTCTGGGTGGCAATACGAATCTGGCCAGCGCATATCAGAATTCAACGGGCAATTATGGGGGGCTTTCCGACGCTGGCCAGGACGCTATTCAAGACAATCCCGACACCTCGTATCTGTTGAACTGATAGCTGATGGCCGAGATCGACAATACGATCGCGCTTCAGGGTAAGGTTGCCCCTCCGCCGGACGTCGTCGGACAGATCACGTCACTGGCGCAGTTGCAATATATGGCCGCGCGCGGGCAGGAAGCGCAAGCGCAAGCCGCTCTGACGGGACAGAATGTTCAACGTGGCGCGATCGGGCTCAACGCGCTTCAGGATTATAATTCCCGTATCGCCAACGGCGAGCAGCCGGAAGGCGCGCTTATCCATAGCGGACTCGGCGCAACCGATCCGGCGGGATCGACGGCGATTTTGGGGAACGTCCAGAGCGGGATGACTATCGCTGGCAACCGAGCCTATGCAGCCAATCCGAACAATCCGATGTCTGCGGCTCCGGCCGGGCCGGCCCTCGTCGGGACGGCGGCTACCGCGGCCAAAACGATGGCCGATACGACAACGGCCAATCTTCAAAACACAGGACGTATTGGGCTTTCACAGAATCCCACAAGCCTCTCGGCCGCTGGTCTAGAGGGGGGCGCGGCGGGCGTCGGCGCGGTGGCTGGCGCCACCAAAACCGCAGTCGCAACGCAAGCCGACATCGCCACGCAAAAAGCTCAGATCGCATCGGAACTCCTCGGCGGAATAGTCACCGATCCTGACGGGACGCAAACATTGCCTCCCGAAGTCAGATCGGACCTGATCCAAAGGTTCAAGGCCGTTCGCGCCGCTTCCGGTCAGCCGATGGACGCCGCGACCGAGCAATATCTGTGGCAGGCGCCGGTATCCTCTCTCGTGCCGCTTGCCAAGGGAATGCAGCAGGGGGGCATAGCCCCGACCGATACGCCTACGGTCGCGGGGGCGAAAACAGCGGCGACCACGCGCGCTGAGACACTGAACAAGCCGCTCGTAACCGAGCCGCAACAAACTGTACGGTTGCCCCCCGGGCTGTCCGACACACCTGCGGGCGGTGCGCCGTTTGCAGCATCGCCGTTCAACGGTTTGCCGTCAGGTCCGCTCTCTCCGCCGCCTGGAGCCCCTCCTGCTAATTCGCAAGGGCTTCCTGCGGCTCCGGTTGCGCCGGGGCGCGTGCTCGGGCCTCCCGGGCTTCAAGCGGCTTCCGCGCCGCTGCCTGTCGGTTCCGCTGGCGGGCCTACCGCTCGCGCGGCAGACGGAACGCCGGTCGCTACTGACGCGCGCGGCAACGCGATCGATCCGAAGACGGGATTGACCACAACGGGCGCGGCGCCTATTCCTGCATCAGCAAATTCATTCGCTCCTGCGGTCCCCGGCACGATCCGCAACGCGAACGAAGTTCCCCAGAATATGATCGGCCCTGCGGCGCCGAGCGCGGGGGGAACGGCGGGTGCCACCAAGGCTCAAGTCTTGGCCGACAATGCGCAAGGCGCGCAGACCATCGCGCAGCGAGAAACTGCGGGCGGAACCGCGGGGGTGACACCACAAAATATCGGACAGCGAATTTACACCGGCCTCATCCAGAGGGGATTCACGCCGGTCCAAGCCGCCGCGCTGACCGGCAATATGAAGCAGGAAAGCGAATTCAACCCAGCCGCGCCGAACCCGACCGAGGGCGGTATCGGGCTTCTGCAATGGCGTCTCGATCGCCGAAACGCACTGAATGCTTTCGCCGCCGCGCGCGGCGCTTCTCCTACCGACCTCAATACGCAATTGGATTTCGTCAAATACGAGATGGGTGGGCCGGAAAGCGCTTCTGCCGCGCCGTTCCTCAAAGCCACCGATCTCGCGTCGGCCAATCAGGCGCTTCACGGCTATATCCGTTACGGCAACAATTCCGAACCGACGCGGCTAGCCTATGCCGAGTCGATCGCGAATGGAAAATTCCCGGTCGGGAATCTGGTCGCGCCTCCGCCGAGCGCAGGTGCGCCGGGGGCGCGCCCCGCTATTTTCGGAAGCAACCAAGGGGTCGGGACGACGGCTCAAGCGGCCAATATTCCTGTGCCGCCGATTCCTGTCGCCCCCGCACGAGGAACCAGCCCTCTCGCTCCCGTCGCCCCCGCACAAGGAACCGTCGCGCCCATCGTGCCATCGCCGACGAATATCGCTCCGGCGGCTGGTCCGCCCGGTCAAGCGCCTGTCGTTCAGCCTGTCGCGGCGAATGCCCCGGCTCCCGTGGCCGCTCCTGTTGCGCCTCCCGGCGTCTCGCCCGCCGCTCCCGCCGCCTCGGCCGCCGCCGGCAACGCGCCTCTAGGATGGACGACGCTACAGCCGGGGATGACCATCGCGCAAAAAGAAGAACAGGAGGGCCAAGGCAAAGCTTACGGAGAACTTCCGGCGCAACTCGATCAAGCCGCATCCTCGGCGCGGACAATGAACACAACGCTCGATGAAGTGGCGCAAGCCGCAGCGGGCGGAACATGGACGCCTGGCAAATGGGCGCCGTTCGCGGAAAGCGCTCGCGAGGGCCTGCAATCGGTCGCCAAGGGTCTCGGCATTTCTACCCCTGGGTTGGATCAGTCGATCGCCGACTATCAGGATTTCGTCAAGATGGCAGGGAATGTTTCCAGAGCGGCCGCGCATGAGACGAGTTCGCGCGTGGGCGTGCAGGAAATGCAACTCATCAACAAATCGCTGCCGAGCCCGGAAATGAGCGAAGGCGGTATCGGGCTCGTCATTCCGCAAATGAAGGGACTCGGCGATTTCACCATCGCCAAGCAGCAAGCCGCCGCTGGATGGCGTGCTGCGAACAATAATTCGCTCGGTCCGATGCCGCAATCCGAAGGGCGAGATTTCCAAGCCTATTGGAACGAGAACATCAGCCCGGCCGCTTTCGTTCTACATCGGATGCAACTCGACAATCCGACCGAGGCTCAGACCTTGGTGGCGAGAATGGCGGCTCAGCCTGGAGGCAAGGATGTGCTGAAATCCTTGGCCGCTCAGGTCAAACTCGCGCAGACCGCCGGATTGCTGCCGTAAATGTCCGGCGATATCTACGTCACAAAAGCACCGACGCCTGCCGCGCCTTCGGACGCGACTGGCGCACCGGGCCCTGTCTCTGCCGGCGACCAAGTCGTTTCCGGCCAGCCTGGACAGGCGACGCTCGATCTGTTGCAGAGCGGGATCGACGGCACGCTGAAGCCGTCGGGAGTGCCCGTGCCGAGCGGGTCGCCCACTCCGACTGCTGCCCCGATCGCTGCACCTTCACCTCCAGGACAGAGCACGCTCGACCTCTTGCAATCCGGCATCGACGGAAAACTTCCGCCACCTCCGAAGAAAACGACACCCGCGACCGCTGGCTCGATCGTCGGCAATTTCGGCGCCGGGCTGAGCGAAGGTGCGATCGACACGCTCGGCGTGCCGGTCGACGCCACTGCATGGCTGATGAACAAAGGCATCCAAGCCGTCAACTCGGCGACGGGGTCGACCATCCCGACGATCGATAACCCCGTCGGGGGCTCACAATCGATCAAGCAGGCTTTCGGCGCGGTTGATCCGCGCATGAATCCGGAGAGCACGGTCGCGCAAACCCCGGCAGAATCGATCGCACGCGGTATTGGGTCCGGTGTTTCATCCGCGCTCGTTCCCGAGGCTGGCGTCGTTGGACTCGGAAAGACTGGACTGGCGAACGCCTATCCGATGGCGGCGAAGGCGCTCGAAAGCGCGTTTGGGTCCGGGTCCAGTGGAGCGCAGACTGCGACGAACGCCGCTATTGGGGGCCTATCCGGAGGAACTGGCGAAGGCGCCGCGGCTGTCGTCCCCGAGCCTTTGCAGCCCGTAGCCAGATTGGCAGGGAACCTCGTTGGCGGCGTTGCCGGCGCTGGGCTGGCCGAAGCGCCCACGCTGGCGAGAGAGGGCGCCAGCGCCATCCGCGACTACGCCGCTCCGTTCCAAGGCGACGCCAACAGTCCGCAAAAGCTCGCGCTCGCGCAACGCCTTTTCGTCAAGGGCGTTGCTGATCGAAATCAGGCGTTGGAAAATTCGCGAACAAACGGTGATACCGGCGTTGGCGGCGTTCCTCTCACTAGCTATCAGTCGATAGGGGATCGCGGCATCGGCTCCATGGAGCGCGAGGCTGAGACAGCCAATCCAGCCCCGTTTAACGAGCGCCGCGCCCAACAGAACGAAGCCCGCGTCGGCGTCATCAAGGCATTGCAACCGACCGGCGATCCTGCGGCTGTCTCCGCGCATATCCGCGATCAGTTGGCCGAACTCGACGATGCTTTGGCTGGCGTCCAGCGCCAGGCGACGACGCATGCGCAAGCCAAAACCGCCGAAATCGGTGGAACCGCCGCACCGGAAGACATAGGCAATGTCGCCCGAACCCAACTCGCGGCGAACCATGCCGGCGCTAAAGCGTGGGAAAAAACGCTTTGGGATGCGATCGATCCCGACGGAAAATTGGCTTTAGGAACCGCGCCAATTTCCGGCGCCGCACGTCGGATCGAATCCGGCATGAGCGAAACTGCGAAGAAGGCCAAGCCGATCGAGGGCTCGGAGCGGAAACTGTTCGATGCAGCTCAAGCCCTCGGCCCGGTTTCAAAATTGAAGGAAGTCACCGATCTACGCTCACTGGTTTCCGAAGAGATGCGGGCGCAGCGCGGGCCGAACGGATCGCCTACCGTCCTGGCTCGTCTAACCCAATTGCGTGGGGCTATCGAACAAGCTATTGTCGATGCCGCCGAGCATAAGGCCGCGCAAGAATCCGTCGCGGTCAAAGCGAATGCCATGCGTGCCAAAGACACGATGGCAGCTCGGCTAGAGGCGGAAAGGCATGGATTCGAGCAAGCCGCAGCAGAAAACGCCAGGATCAACATTGGCGGAGACGGTGCGCGGAATGTCGGACTCCGATCGGAAGGCGTTCGTGGCGCTTCTGGAACAGAAGTACCGCCTAGCGTGCGATCTGGAAATGCTGCGGGAAGTGAAAGCCTATCTTCGCCTGATCAGCAAGCCCGCGTCCTAGCCGCCGCTCGCCCCGCCCAAGAGGGCGAGCGCGTCGTTAATGTCGATGTCGCCAAAGTCGATCGGGATTGGAAGGACACCGGGTTTCACGTCGCTCCAGGCTCGGGAGGCAAAGCGCAAGGCGCGGCCGACTTCCTAGGTTCGCTGAAAGACGGCGATACCTTCGCCGCTCCCTCGCTCGGGGTACAGCGACTCTCCGATGGAACCGTGACCGGCTTCGACGATGGCCGCAACCGTTTCGCCGCGATGCGCGACGCCGGCATGAAGACCGCGCCGGTTTCGATGGACGAGCGATCGATCGAGAATGCCAGGCAAGCCGGATATATTGTCGGCGAGCCCAAACCGCCGCTCGAGGCTAATATGGACGCCGAGGCGGCCGATCGGATCAAGGCCGCTTCGGAAGCCACGAAAGAAAAGAACGACACGTTCAAAAAGGGCCCTGTCGGCGATTTCCTCGCCGAGCGCGGCGCCAAGGACGATTTCCGCATCCTTGATTCTGGTTTCGGAGGCAAGTTTTGGAAGCCGGGCCCCGGTGGCGCCGATGCCGTTCGCTCGTTCGCCACCGCGACGGGTAACGACGTCGACGCGATCCAAACCCTGTCAGACGCCGCCGCGCTTTCGCTCCGCAAAGCCGCAGTCGACGACAAGGGTGTGATGGACCCTGCGAAATATGCCGCTTGGGCCAAGAGCCATTCGGATGCCTTGCGAGCCCTCGGCGAGGTCGGCGGCTCTCCCGAGCAATTCGCGACCGCAGCGAAAGCGGGCGAAGCCGTGGCCGACGCCACGGCGATGCGCGCCGCAACGCTAGACGCCTATCAGAAGGGCGCGCTCGGCAAAATCATGGGACTTTCGGATGCCCAAGGCGTCACTGACGAAATCGGTAAACTTTTCGCTCGCTCGGATCGCATTCAAGCAATGCGCCAACTCGCGGCGGAAGTGAAAGACAATCCCGATGCCCGTGATGGTTTGAGGAAAGCCGTCGCTGATTTCCTCGAAAGCAAAGCGATTTCGAACAAGGACAAGGTCAAGGGCGACGTCTTTCAAAATTTCGTCAAACAGAATCGGACTGTCTTGGCGCAGATATTCGACAAAGACGAACTGAAGGGCATCGATGCGGTCGCGGCCGAACTGAAGCACGTCTCGACGCTCGCTGACGAGCAGGGGCTTCCCGGACGCCCGACCACGGCGCAAGATATCGTCAAGTATCTGAAAACCGCTAATGAAAGCAGACACGGCCACTTGTCGTTGTTCGCCGAAATGTTGCTCGGCGCCGACGCCGGAAAAGAAATCCCCGGGGGCCCGATGACGAAAGCAATTGGCGCCGCCGTCGGGGCTGGCTCCGCCGTGGCGAAGAAACTGATCCAGGCCAAGCGCGCGGCTGGAATGAATGACGTTTCCGCGCTGATGCAGAAGATGATCCTCTATCCAGAAATGGCGCGCACTGCTTTGGAACAGGCGGCTCCGACCAAGTTGATCAGCCGCGACATCAAATTCACTCAGCAATTGAACCGCGTAGCGGCCATAGCGGCGTCCCGGGCGATTTCTAACAGACAAGATGCGAGAAAGGGAGCGGCGAATGTCCGGTAGCCGTTTTGTCCTCCCCTCTCAGCAGCCGATTCAAGCGACGGGACTGCCCTATTTCGGGGGTACGCTCGGTTTTTATCTGACCGGGACCAGCACTCCGACGCCGACCTATCAGGATTCCGGCCTATCCATCGACAATCTGAATCCGCTACCGCTGGATTCGGCAGGCAATATCGGGAATGTCTTCCTCGACCCTACGATCGTCTATAAAGTCGTCCTCGAGGATTCGGCCGGCGATCTGATCTGGACTTACGATCCGGTCTATCCCTTCGCGGACGCCGCGATCTCGGGTATCACCAATGCCGGAACCACGGCAGGGTCCGCAGACGCGCAAATCCTCAACGGCTACTCGACGTTTTCCAACGGCCAAATTTTCGAATGGACGGCGGGCTATACAAATACGGGCGCGATGACGCTCAGCGGCTTTCAGGTCTATCAGCCTGGGCCAGATGGCCCGCAAGTTCTGACCGGCAGCGAAGTCACGGTCGGAACGACATATTTCAGCATATGGCTTTCGGCGCTGAACAGCGATGCGGGCGGTTTCCAGTTGACTTCCCCGTTGGGAATTAGCCCGGCTATCGGGCCGGCCCTCCAGGCTTCGACTACCGGCGCTGCGGCGGGGCTGTTGGGGCTGAATTTCGGCCAAGTCCATTTTGCGGCCACGAGCACCACCGCAGTAGCTCTCGTCCCGAAAGGCGGGGCTTATCTCACCATCGCAGGGGTCGATTATCCCGTTCCATCCGGCGGCGTCGCAGCCACGATAACCAGCACGTACGTCAATGGGGTTGCGGCCACGGCTTTGACCGCGAGCACGCTGTATTACGTCTATGCCTTTATGCTCGCCGGCGTCCTGACGCTGAATTTTTCGACCACGGCGCACGCGACCGATACCACGGCTGGAAACGTCGGCGTAGAAATCATGACCGGCGACAACGCCTATTCGCTTGTTGGCATGGTGTATCCGACTTCCGGGCCTGTCCTGGGCTATTCCGGGGCCAATCAGCTTGTTTTGTCGTGGTTCAACAAAAGCGGTCTCGCGGCCATCAACATTTTCACGGCCGGACGCTCGACAACGTCGGGTTCGTATGCAGAAGTGAATAGCGAGATAAGGTGCCAATTCCTTGTTTGGAGCGGCGATTCGGCGCAAATAGAGATCAACGGAAGCGTCGAATCAAATACGGCCATGTCGGTCGCGACGGCGATAAGCATCGACAGTACGTCGACCCCGCAGGACGCTTATACGCAGGGCACGGTGACAGGCGCAAACCAGTTCATGGCGACCGTAGTTTCTCGGGCGTTCGGCGGTCTGGCTGAGGGTTTTCACTACGCCACATTGCTAGGACTTACCAGCGCGGGAGCGCCGGTATGGTCCGGCGGCGGGTCGCAGGGGAGCCGGACTTCGTTGAGCGTCGCAGTGAGGGGATGAAATAAATGGATAACCATGATCCGGTTCATTACGGGCTGCATGGGCTGGCTGCGATTGCCTTGGCGGGCGTCATGTTTGGTCTGTCGGGCAAGCCGTCGGTCGATCAGGTCTCGGCCGTTTATCACGCCGATCCGGTTGCGTTGAGCGCAATTCCGTTCGAAAAGACGGGATATCGCGTTCTCGCGGGGCCTGGCTCCGGAGCCTTCCCATATCTCTTGGCCGATGCGATCCGAGAAAAGGGAGGTTCCGCCGTCGAGGAAGCCGCGCTCGATGGCCACGAGGGGATCTGGCTGAGCCCGGATACCCCCGCTTCCCACGCCATTGCGGATGCGCTTTCGAAAATCATCGGCGATCCCGTCGGCGTCATCAACGACAGGGACCGTTCCGAGATCGTGGTTGGATTCCCATTCCACAAGGCGGTTCGCTGATGTTCCGTCGCGGGCTTCTCGCGGCTTGCTGTCTGCTGGGACTTCTCGGGGGCGCTTCGGCGCAGACCTCGGAAACGCGTTCGCAACTCCTCATTCAGAACAACAGTACGATCTTTCCCAACGTTTCGGGAGCCATCACCCCTCAGTCGCTCAATGCCCTGACCAGCAATATGATCGCCAGTTCGGCGACGCAGGCTGACGTCAACGTCTTCCTTCAAATGCCGATCTTCCCCTGCACCGGCCTCGTTCAGGGCGCCGGCGCCGGCCCGACTTTTTGCTCGCCCACGCTTCCGATCGGGCTGACGATCCAGAGTCCGACGATCACGGGCGCGGTATTTTCCGGCCTCAGCGGTCCCCTGCTCGGCAACGGCTCAGGCGCGGTCACGGCGGGGACGATCTCCGGCAACACACATGCCTTCCTCACGGCCGATGGAGCGCTCGTATCCGGCCATTGCCCGCAGATCGACGGCAGCGGCGGCCTGATCGATTCCGGCGGGGCTTGCGGCGGAGGCGGTGGCGGCAGTGGGACGGTCGCGACCGGTCTCGCCAACAATCTAGGCTTCTATGCGGTGGGCGGCAATACGATTTCGCCGCTGACGACCACGGCGAATAGCATCCTGGCGACCTCCGCCGGCGGCGTCCCCGGGCTCACGACGACCATTCCCGCCGGCGTCGGCGGGGCATTCGCGACAGGGGGGAATGAGAACACTATTTGGACCTCCGCCAATACGGGGTTTGAAAATAATTTCCAGGCCCAGAATTCCGGAACCAGTTCGAATGGCTCCACGCGGGCGATATTCACTGCGGCCCTGAGCGGGTGCAGCTTTTGCAACTCCTATCTTTACGCCAATGGCGGCGCAACGCCGACCGGATACGTTCAATCCGATACCGGCTTGACCGGGGGCCTCACGATCTCGGCCCAAGTCGGGCCAGTAACGCTATCGACGGCGACGAGCGTCGTTGTTCCCGGCGGCGAAGTGACGCTTGGCATCGCCGGGTCGGAGACCGGCAACTTGGTTTTCGAAAATCTGACCAGCGGATATGTCGCGCTTCAACCGGCGACGGGTGCGCTCGGGACGTCGCTCGCCATCCTTCCGGCGAATTCGGGAACGATCACTGAAGACAATATCAACAATATATTCTCCGCTCCACAGACAATCAGCGCCGGGGCGGCCGGCGGGGAGCTGATCGCAAGTTTTCTGGACCCGACGCTCGGGGGCGGGCATCCAGTATATCTCGGGCTAGGCATCACGGGAACAGGCAGCAACAATCTCGTACAACTCGTGTACAATTTCGTCAGTTTGGGATCGAACTCGAACAGCTTCTCCCTGTCGTTCGCCAACGGTGCGACGGTCCTGACCGCAAACGCCAACGGACTAGTAACTGCACCATATTCTTTCGCGACGCCCGGACTTCCGGGTCTGTCCAACAACGTTGCTGGCGCCGGCAGCCCTGGCCTGGATATGAGCGGTTGCTCCACGCTCGTCACTTGCGGTTGGGAAATATATTCGGCCCCTACGAACTATGCCGCCAGCTACACCCCTCTCCAGGTGCTCAGGATAGCTCCGGCGTCGGGAGGCAGCACCGTCTACGACGTTGCCTATTTCCAGACTAGCACGGGTCTCCACGAGACGGGCAGCGAATACGGCGTCAGTTCCATCACATATGTCGGGACTTTGGCCTCGACGGGATTGCTCGGGATTGGCGTGTCGGCAAGCGCAATCAAAATCCTGAACGGGCAAGCCCCAGGGACGTCGATGGCTTGGGCTATGGGCCTTTACGTACAAGCCATAGATCAAACAAATGTCGTAAACCCGACTTCGCCTATTCAAGCCGCAGAAATTGACGTTTACTCCAACGCGGGTTCCGGGACCGACTCGAACGGACAGCGCATCGGCGTCGCGATCAACGGCGGGACGAATGGATCGCCAGACCCGGGCGTTCATATCTCGAGGCTGCTGGCGCTCGGAATAAACAATCAGGTAACGGTAGACAACGGCATCACCTTTGGCACGAGTTCAGGCGGAAATTTCGTCAACGGCATCGTCGCTACGGCGGTCAACTTCACCGGATGCGTGCTCTGCATGCCCGGATTTACGACCGACAACAGCGGGGACCTGACAATATCGGCGAGCGGCGCGTTCGCGCTCAGCGTCGCGGGCGTATCCAATCTTTACGGAGGAGCGGTGTTTGGCGGAAATCCCGCGCCGACCGACACGACCAATCAAATCAGCATCGGCGGAACATCTACGGGCAATGCGTCCGGTTGCGGCGGTGGCTCTGCGACGGCGTGTATGCAGATCAGGGTGAATGGGTTTCTCCGGTATGTGCCGTTTTACTGATAGTTGCTAGCGATTTCGCGAAGAAGAAGGGATATCTTGAAGAAATGAAGAAGATCGTCATCGCCGCTGCATTGTGCTGCGCTCTCCCCGCGCTTGCGTTCGCGCAGGCCGCGACTCCCTCGCCCATGGTCCCCGACAAGTCGACGGAACTGACCTACGCCCAAATTGTGTCCGCCTATCAAGGCCTCGCGGCCCTCGACGGCTATCAGAAAATCATCGAGGAAGGGGGCAAATCGAGAGCCGTTCCGCAGCCCTACGATTTTGCCGAACCGACGCGAGAGGCTATTGCCGACGATGAAATCGCGTTCAAGGTCATTATCGACGACGAACAGGCCAAGGCGAAGGCGTTCATGCGAAACATCGGGGATCGGCCGACTCCATCGTCGGGAGTTGATCCTACGCCAGAAATGAAAAACCAGCAGAAAAAGTGGGATCTCGCTGTCGGCGACTATTCTGACGATCTCATGAAAAAGCCTTTCAAGATCGTCATCACGCTACTTACCCGGGAAGAACTGAAGGTCGCCACGCTCGCGCCGAGCGTGCTGGCCGCGCTCGATCCGGTGACGAAGAAGAAAACGCCGTAACCACGTCGGTTGAGCAAAGGATTTTCGGAATGATCCTGAAACGCGCGATCGGCGCGATTGCGGCGCTGTGCTCGGTAAGCCTGTCGGCGCCGGCGCTAGCGACATCGACGCCGCCGAGTACGCTGCAGTCGCAAGTCAACGCATTGCCCTGGACCAACCATCTCGGGTTGATCACAGGAGCAGATCAACAAGCTCTTTGGAACACTGACGTCAGCGTATTTTCGACATGGGGCGCTCCCTTGGATTCCCCGACGTTCACGGGAGTCGTGACGATATCCGGATCGCTCGTAATGCCCTCATCGACGACTGGGCTTGGGACGCAGACTTTTGGCAATTCCCCCTGCTCCAACTTGACGACTGGGCTTTTTATCCCAGCCTACGTAACCGGGTTCGGCTTAGTTTACCTCGTGGCATGTGCGCCATGACCACCATAACTGAGGCGCGCCAATGAGCTTTGTATGGAGGAAGAAAGCGCCACGTCCCGATCCCGAACCGCGAGCTCCGCTCGACTCCGCGAAGGATCGCCGCTCGCTGCTGGGGCTGCTCGGCTTCGGCGTAGCGGGACTGGGCGCAACCAAATTAGCCTCCGCCGCAACCCCGCAATATTCGTTCACGGTCGCCAGCATCGCTCAGATGCAGGCGCTTCCGATCGTCGGCAATGCCGCGCCGGCGGCGGGGGCGACATGTTATCTTGGATCTCCGAGCGGTCGGGCTGGGTACTTCGCCTGGACATACTCAAATATGTCCACGGCGGTCGCCAATGATCCCGGCCAGGGCATAAATATTGCGCCTTCCGCAGATACGAGCGGGGCTTCGGGTTGTTGGGTCCGGCAATATTTCGGCCCGGAATTCATCAACTGGTTCGGCGCGCTCGGCGACGGCGTCGTCACGCAGGCCATTCCATTCGGCATCCCGACCATCGTCAATCCAGGCACCGACAATTCGACGGCGCTGAACAATTGGGCGACATGGGCGCGCTATCAGAGCTCGCTCGGCATTCAGGTTATCGTCGAGGCGCAGCCGACGACGGGGAACGCCTATTGTTTCGACCATTCCAAGTGCCAGGGATTCCTATTCAATATTTCGTATCTGCGCTGGTATAGTAACGGCACGCTCTGGCAGAACATTTATAATGCAGGCATAAGCGGCGGCAATGCGTACTATCAGAACCCGTTTGGGGCGCTGTCTCTTCCGCTATTCAACGCAGCATCCGTCGGTCAAAACTGGTTCATCCAACAAACAACGGTCGGGGCGAAGGGATTTTCGTTCGTAACCGCCTCTGACTACACCAATGTCACGGCTGGCAGTTGGTACATGCTGGGCTCGCTCGACATCCAATATGGCGGTTTTCCGATCAATGTTCAGCAGCACGAATATGTGCTCGTCACTGCAGTCAACTCGTACGCCGGCACGCTCGCGGCGACGGCAACCTACACGTCGTCGACCGGCGTCCTATCGCTGACCTTCGCCTCCGCTCCGTTCGGCGCTGGCGTCGGCGTTTCGCTGAACGGGATTTTCGTCACCGTCAGCGGGATAACCGGCGGGAGCGTCAATGGAAGCTGGGCAATCTCCTCGATCGCATCGGCGGGAACGGTCATCAATCTGGCGGCGACCCCAGGCCTAGGCTCGCTGACCCTTTCCGGCGGCACGCTCGCGGCAACGGCCATCGCGACCACCGACCAGACGATCCGCTATCAGCATCGCCCCGACTTCCCGGATTGGGCCGCGGCTGGAGCCGGATTCACTCCCTGCGGGAAGGGCCGCGTGTGGGCAACGACGACGGGGCCGTACACCTACACTCTCAATCTAGGCAATGTTCAGGCGCCGACCCCAACCTCGGTCACTTTTACGACCGTCGAGTGGGATTGCGATCACGAATACTACGACCTCTTTGTCGGCTGTCCGCTTTACGCCGTCCAATATTGGTTTTACATGGCCTTGCGGCGGATCAAAACCGTCAATTTCAAGGGCGTCGGTTTCTCGGAGACGATGTCAGACCATGTCATTCACGAGGACCCCAAAAATTTACAGGTGGCCGAAACCGACAAGCTGCTCGGCTCCGTCGAGTATCGTGGCGGAGAATACCTGAGCGGAACGTCGCTGGTCTTTGCGAGCGCTTCGCAGGATCGGGTCAGCCTGGCCGACTACAAGGTCAGCGGCACGCTGCAACTCGGGGCGTGCAAGACCTTCTACGCACGCAATTGCGACATCGGCCAGCTCACCGCAACGGGTGGCGCCGGCTTTCGCAGCGAGGCGATTTTCAACGCCTGTCGCATCTTCAATACGCAATTTTCAGTGACGCTGCTCGACGCGATCGTCACGAGATCGATCGACGGTACGAACCTCAGTTTCGCCAACGGGATATTCAGCGTCCTGAAATCCGCAGGCACCGGGGCGGGTCTGTTCGGCGCGGTTCCCGGGCAGACGCTCACCCTGTTTGGTCCGAGCGGCGTCTTCGTCGGCGATGCGGGGACCGGCGTCATTCTCAGCGTGACCGAAGATTCGACCTATCTCTATGTCACCACGTCGCTGTCGGGCTACGTGACGGTTCCGCAATGGACGCTGCTGCCTGGAACCTTGACGGGAGGGTCGGGCGGCACGCCGGGCTCCTATACCAGCGTCGCGCTGACAGGCGGCTCCGGGTCCGGGATGATTGCCACCATTACGGTGGGCGCCGGCGGCGGCGTGGCCGGCGTCAGCATTACAAACTTTGGCTCCGGCGGCTATCTCACAGGCGATGTCATGTCCGCCTCGAGCGGGAATATCGGCGGGACGACTGGTTTTTCGTTCCCGCTGAAAGCGAATATGGCGACGTTCGCGGACGCGGGTTACGATTTCATCGACTGCACCGAAAGCGACCGAGTCCGCAGCGCATCGTACGCCTACAAGAAGGGCAAGAAGTTCTGGGAATACCGGATTTATGAGTTTGCCGGGAATTATGCGGCCGTCAATGAATTCACCGCAGAGCTGTACGGAAGCATTACAAAAATCACGGTGACGCCGACCCAGTTGGGGAGCAACAGTTCGGCGACAATTCAGCTTACCTTCCCTACCTACAACTCAGCCTCGAACTATGCCGCCGACAGCGGCGGGACGATCGTTACCCTACAGATAGGCACGGGCGGCCAGCGTGTCATAACGCAGGGGTCTTTCGCAGGAAAGACTGGCTCCGACGGCATAACGGTTGGCGGCGGGGGGTCTTCGTATCTGCCGGTCGGCCGCGTGCTCAGCGGCCTATGGATATTTCATGCCACAAACAACAATCCAGGGCAAATGTTCACAATCGAAATAGAGACCGATTGCGGAATCTTCGCAAGGAGGCTGTTCCCGGTCAACGCCGGCAACGTCACTCCCCCGACAGCCTCGGTTTCCGGCACGCAAGGGATGTTGCCATGATGAGATCGGCGAGCATACTCGCCCGCGCGCTGCTCGCGGCGTGGCTGTTCATCTTCGCGTCGGCTGCGTCGGCGCAACAGGATTCGCCCGCGATCCCGCTGCTCCCTGCGATTATCGGGATCGCCTACAACTGGCTCGCGCTGCAAACATTCGGGACCGGAGATCTGGCCGTCACCGGGGCCGGCACGGCTTGCGCCGCGTTCGCCTCTGGAGTGCTCGGACCGGGCAGTGGACCATGTATTGCTGGCCCCGTATCATCGACGAACGGCGACGTGGCGACGTTCAGCGGGACAACAGGTCAAACAATCCAGGACGGCGGCAAAGGCCTTCCCGCAGGCGCGATCGTCGGGACGACGGACGCGCAGACGCTGACCAATAAGTCGATCGCGGGCTCCGAGGTCAACTCCGGCACGGTGCCGATTGCTCAGATTCCCACGGGGACGTCGTCGTCCACCGTCCCGCTCGGCGGCGTCATTTCGGCAGGCGGCCCGACAGGGTCCGCGACGGTCGCCCCAATCATCACCTACAACGCGGCTGGTCAGCTTACGGCCGTCAGTTCGGCGACGATCACTCCGGCAGCGTCGTCGCTGACCGGAACGCTTCAGGCGGCACAATTCCCGGCATTGACAGGCGACGTTACGAACACGGCGGGGTCGCTCTCGACGACAGTCGGGGCGATCTCAAATCAAACGGTAAGCCCGGGATCGTGGACGCCGACCGATGCCAGCGGAGCCAGCCTGACTTTCACGGGCGTCTCGGCGGGCTACACCCGTCTCGGCAACATGGTGTTCGCCTACGCGCAGTTAACCTACCCGTCGACGGCCAGCGCGTCGAACGCGATCATTGGCGGTTTTCCCTTGACGGTTGCGAATGCGCCCTATGCACAGCAGTGTCAGATATCCTATGCCTCGTTGGCTGGGGCACTGTACCTTCTACCCGTACAGGCCTCCACGACGGCGAAGTTTTTCACTAACGCGGGCCAGGTAACTAACGTAACGCTGACAGGGGCTCAGGTGATATTCGAATGCATTTATCCGGTATCCTAGGAAACAATCTCCCCCGAAAGGCTCTGACAATGCTTCGCAAACCGCTTCTCGCGGCGCTCGCGCTCGCGTGGTTGATGCTGCCGGCGATGGGGCAGACGTATAAGGACAGCGGGGGAACGATCGTGCCTAGCGTCGTGCCTTTGGGAGGTTGCCCTACGGGCGGGGGGCCTTGCACGGGGCCGGCGGGAAGTTCAGGCACGCCGACCTATGCCTACGCCGTCCCGTATCCGTTCACGGCAATGGCCGGCGGTCAATACAACCAGACAGCCACGTCAGCGACCACACTGACCATCCCATCCGGAGCTCTCTACGTCCGCGTCTGCGCAATCGGGGGCGCGTTCAATTTCGTCGACTCCACGAACGGCACGCCGACGACAGGAGTTGCACCGACTGTCGGCACGCCGCTGCTGTCGGGGAGTTGTCTTTTCGAGCAAGGGGCGACCGTCCTTTCCAGCTTCTCCCTCATAAACCAAGTCGCCTCGACGGGGACTTGGACTGCGGTGTATTTCAAATGATCAGGTTCATTCTTTCCCGCCTCTTCACCGCTGTGCTCGCCGTCGTTCTCGGCGCGCAGATTTGCATGGCGCAGGTTCCTGGGCAGGGCGGCCCGATGGCGCCGGGTGGGCCGACACCTTTGGGCTCTGCGGTGGCCAACTTCGGAGGCCTTCAATTCGGTCTTGCTCAGAGCGGCATCGGCGCTCCGACCGGAACGATGACGAATTATGCAGCGGGGGATCAGGTTACACTTCAATGTCCTGGAGTGAGTTTTTCAACCTCTCCGACGATAGGGATACTCGCGGTTACGACAGGATCTCCTACGCAGGTAGTAGTGCAGAACCCAGGCATTTCGTCAGGCGCGGTTCCTAGCGGGCTGGTCAGTTGCTCGCAGGCGGCAACGACAGGAAGCGGTACGGGGCTGAATGTTACAGGGCTACTCGGCGTCATTGCATCTTATGTTCAACCAGCAGGTCTTTCGCAAGGCGGCTCGGCGCAATCGAACGGAAATTTCTTCCTCAACTTCAGTCAGCTTGATGCGGCGTCGAGCTTTTCTATAGCTGGAGCCGAAAATACCGCGTTCGGGGAAAGATCTTGCTTCGGCGTTGGGGGCGCATCTTTCTACAACTCGTGTTTCGGTCTTAACGCCGGCGGCAGCGGAAGCGGGCTTTCTGCGATTGCCGTTCAAGGCATGTCGGTGTTTGGTACTGATGCCCTGCGGAACATAGAAACTCAGGCGAATTTTCTGACTGCGTTCGGCAGCGGCGCAGGGCGAAATGCAGCAAACATAGGGTCCGTCTACATCGGATACGAAGCTGGAGGGAGCTCCGGGACAAATTCGGCTGGCACAGTTTCCGGCAATACGTCGGTTGTGATCGGCTATCTGTCAGGAAGCGCTCTCACTTCCGGCGCGAGCGATATTCTCATAGGCGAACGCTCCGGCTCGGCGATCACGTCCGGCAACAATGATTTTATCGTAAATGCTGGAACGGGGGCAGACGCTTGTGCTAACGGCAACGAGAGCAACGTCGTAGCGCTGTGCGCAGGCGGTGGACGGGTCTTCACGATCTCTGGAGCCGGAACGCCATCAACATCAGTCGCAACACTTCCGGGGGCAGTAACAATGCCAGCGCTTGTTTCTTCTAGCCTAGCGACAACGGGGACGGTGTGCTGGACGACCGGTACTGGAAACCTAACGGTAGACACGACCACGACATGTCTTCTCTCGTTGGAAGAATTGAAGGATAAGACAGAAGCGCTCGATGGAGCAAAAGCCCTCGATGAAGTTACGCAGATGCAACCATTCTGGGGAACATGGAAGAAAGATACACCAGAATACGCGGGTGACAAAGAAGAGCAGCCATTCCTAGGAGCGCATCAACTAGAGAGTATCGACCCGCGTTTGGTTGCCCACGATGCGGATGGAAAACTTCACGGGGTTCGCTATCAGGAATTGACGGCGGTTCTCGTGGCAGCAATCAGTGAGGAAAAACGACGCGTCGATCTGTTGATGATCGCGGTAGGCATTCTCGCGCTTTGGTGCGCGGGGCTGACATTTGTCGTTGTGCGGCGAAGGAAACCGTGATGCCCACCCTCACCCCCGCCCAACTCCGCGCCGCCGCCCCGCACGGCGAGCAGGCGATCATCGAGGCCGTTGAAGGACTGACGCGACGTTCGATGCAGGTCCCGTCTCGGGGCATGCTGTCGTAGGGCTGCCAGTCGATCGGCATGGATACCTCTCTGTAGGTTAGGTTTGTCGATGGTGCTCCAAGCGATCCAGCAACATGGATGGGATATCGCGGGATGTCTGTTCGTGGCGTGGCTGTGCTGGCGGGTCATCAATTTGCGGGGGTTGTAGGCTACGCGCCGGGACTCGAACCCGGTTCCATAGATCGCTCCGCAGAGTTTTATTCATGTGAACCTGCAACCATCGGCCGATGGCCAAGAACAGCAGCTATTTCCTCTGTTTCTGCGAAATCGCTCTACCCTTGAGCTACACGTTTTCAGTTGGTGGATGCGCGGGCCGGGCATTACCCGAACTTGGTTCTATCTCAACTTGGCTTAGCTACTGCCAAACTCTCCGCCCGATCAGGCCAACCCTAGGCTTTTCAGGGGGCGATCTCCACGCTGCCGTGCATCCGAGAAAACAATAGCGAAATCTCAGCGGAATCGCAAGTGCGGCCTTGCAAAATGAATTTGCGGGGGTTGTAGGTGGATGCGCGGACGGCTCAACAGCAGCTTTCTGTCCGATTTAACCCGATCTTTTTGACTACTGCCTTCCGGCTGGCAGGTTTGGCGGCTTCGGACACTCGCCAACAAAGTTTCCCGTCTATCCGCGGATGTTTGAATCGAGGATGGTTACTCTATCATCCGCCGTTGGCGCGACGCCGCGCATCCGCGAAAACAATAGCGAATCCGCGCGAAAACCGCAATGGGAAATTACGCATGGCGTTTGACCTCCCCGTCATAAAACAAATACCATCTCCAAACTATTCTCCAACGCCGATCTCGCATGATTTGGTGATTTGCCATCTTATGGAGGGTGGCTATCTGGGATCGATTTCGTGGCTCTGTTCTGGTCAGGCCGGCGCGTCGGCGCATCTGTGCATGAACGACGACGGCTCGGAATTCACCCAGCTGGTCCCGCTGTCGATGAAGGCCTGGGCGCAGTGCGCGTTCAACTCGCGGGGCGTTTCGATCGAGGCGCCCGGCTTCACCGCCAAGGGCGTCGCCGACAAGACGCTGGACGGCCTCGCGTGGGCGGTGGCCTGGCTGCTGCACGCCTATGGGATTCCTCGCCAGTGGGCCGAGGGCGGCCAGGGACGGGGCTATTGCTGCCACCACGATCTCGGCGGGGCCGGCGGAGGGCATGTGGATATCTGCGGCGTCGGCGATGCGACGTGGCGGAGCTTCGAAACTCACGTCGGAATCCACTACGCCAATCTCGGCACCGGCGATCCGCTGCCGACTTGGGCGCTCCACGGGTTGCCCGCCCCCCATCAGGTCGAACTGCCGCCGAACGTCCTGCCTGAACCGTCCCACGGCGGCGCGGCGCGGAATGAGCCAGGCGACACGATCGTTCATCCGACAGCATCGACCTATCCGCTCGGCTCTGTGGCAGACCTGCAGTTCCGACTCAACAAAGCCGGCGCGCAGCCGCCGCTCACGGTCGACGGGCAGGCCGGGACGCTGACACGCAACGCTATCGCCAAGTTTCAAGGGGCTCATGGGCTCTATATCGACGGTCTGATCGGGCCGAAGACGTGGGCCGCTCTCGAAAGGGGGTAGTGGTACAGTTTGAATTTGAGGCGCGGGATTTTTCCCTCGCGCCTTTAGGGTTGGACTTTTACCGCGAGCGGTCCCGCAAACTGAAGCGCGAACGAAGCGACGCTGTCCACGATAACGTGGACAGGACCGGTTTGGGCGTAAGCATGGTCAGTGGCGCGGCCTTGGAAGGCTATTACCACTAGACAAATGGCGATTACAGTGAGAACGGTCTTCGTGTATCGATCCGACATGATACCCCTCAATAATGTTGTTGCGGTATTTGGAGCACATATGGCTGCGGCTGTGGCCGGCTTAGGTAGGCGCCGACAAGCGCCGCATTGTTCGCCTGCCGCTGCTGGTCCTTAGCCATCCGACATTGGAAGTAGGCTTGGCTACCAGGTTGGGCGCCGTAGGACTGGCACGCATCATCGTCATTCGCTGCGATATCCTGAGCCGTAACGCATCCGGAAAGAAGGGCTGCGGATATCAGCGCTATTGAGATTTTCCCCATGTTCCGTCCATTCGCGTATCCTAATTTTTAATGGATATTGAAGCACGGGAACGGTGCCGAGTCGAGTCGAGGGGTCTATTTATTTCGCTCTTTTTCAGCCTCCCGAGTGCGCATCGATTTTTCAAACATTCCTAACTTCCTCATAGCGGCACCCATTGCAGCGAAAGGTGTCGGTTCGCGGAATCGGGTTATCCACAGACACGGAGACAAGCGGATGAACTACGCCATCATGCAACCAGCAGTCAGGACAAAAGTAGCCTGGCGGCTTGCCATCCTTTATGCGCGCCGTCTCGCTATCGATGCGCGCCTTGTCAGCATTCGCGCGCGCCAGCTTTATGTTAAGCTCGCGCGCTTCTTGATCCAACTGCCGCAACCGCTCGGCTCTTTGTTCCTCAAAGTTCTTTGAACTAGCCATTGCCAAAAAGATTCGATTGTGATAAAAAGGCACCCGCGCGCTAGCCTTTCGGATCGCGCGCGGGCTGTGGGAGCCTATATGGCCTAGGTCTATGTCATGTACCCCATACCCCTTTCGAGGCCCCGGCCAGGGGGCCTACTACACTTCCTCTAGCGGGTGACTTTACGGACGGACGGAGGCCCCCACGGCCTCCGTTTCCTCTTCCGAGGAACTGATCGGCGCTGCCCGATATTTTGAGCCGCGCTTTATTAGTTTGCCACTCCTCGTCAGACGATACGTGGTGGCATAGTGATAATTCGGCTGCGCCTTGACCCTATCTCCGTGCCCCATGTCGATCAGGCGCTGTTTAATTTGCTTGATGTTGGAGAGAATCGCCCGTCTCAAGGAGATTAGCGACTAAGAGAACCGGTAGCGAATCGGAGGGCTCGTCCGACTCGCGCTCGTTTTCCTCCGTGGGGGCGGGAGCCGGCGCTGGCGCGATTGCCAAGACATCGGCGAAAACTTCCGCCGCATCCAGCCTGCGCTTGTTCTCGCTACGCCTCTGTTGCAGCTCGCGAATTTGCTCGTCTAATCGCTTATCTTCCTCGCGCCACTTTAGAAGGTCGCTGGCGGTCAGAAGAACCTCGCTCTTGCTCATCCATGTTCATAGCCAAGCCTCGCGTCCAATTTCGCCATATAGACGAATTAGCGATGGGCGCAAGGGAAAAAATAGGGAGTCGATAGGTAGGGGATGAAAGCGAAGATTTCGCCTTATTTTCCCCAACGCTTTTTTGCCGCGTCTTGCGCGATTTTCCGGTGAGGATATCGCCGAGCAATTTGCCGAGCTGTATGGGGTCGCGTGGACGGGGGAGGCGTTTTTCTGTCATGCCGGAATTATGGCACGGATGGCGGGTCGCCTCAAAGGGCTGTCAAGCGGCGGAGAATTCAAACTGTACCACTACCCGAAAGGGCGTCCGCTTGATCCTCGCTTTCGTCGGATCTAACCTCGTCACGGCGGTCGTCTTCCTCTTGATTGGCCGTGCGATCGGTCGACGCCGCGATGAAAAGACGCGAGCGGAATTCGAAAGATTCGGATACATCGTGCTCGCGGAAATGAAACCGCAGAACGCGGCGTAAGGCCTCGTGGCGCTTTCCGATTTTCTCGCGCGCCGAATATCGGATTTGGAGGACGAAAACGAGGGCCTTCGCGACCAGGTCAAATCCCTGAAAGCGCAACTCGCGCCTGAGCCGGCCGACAATCCACACAGGCTGTCTCCGCAGCAACTCGCCGTTCTCAGAACGCTGCAGCGCAGCGGATCGGCTTCAAGAGAAGTACTAGAGGGCGCGATCAAGAATGTCCCGACATCGCGGACCGACGATTCCGCCTCCCCGAACCACTTGAACGTGCTGATAACGCGCATGCGGCCGAAACTGGCCCCGCACGGAATCGTCATCAGAACAAGGTGGGGTTGGGGGTACGAACTGACCAAACAATCATAAACCAAGAGGAAAAGACCAAATGTCCAACGCATCAACTCCCACGCCTCCCGCCAAGCCCGCACTCGACTGGCGGCATATCTTGATCGGCATGGCCGGCGCGCTCATCCCCGTCTTCTTCAAATACCTGTCTGGCGTCGATTGGTCGGCGCTCGGCCCGATGTGGGCGAGTTCCGTTCCCGGCATTCTGGCGCTCGTGAACGAATTCGCGACGACGGAAATCAAGACGCTGTCATGATCCTAGGCCGATTCTTTCTCTGGCTAGCCGGCGACGATTGCCGGTTGGTCAAGGTCAAGGCATGGTCGTTTTGCTTCGGCCCTTACGGGCTCGAAGGGCCGTGCATGCTTGTCGACGATAGATACGGCCGGCGTCAGACAATCTCGCCGGTCTGGGACATGGATTGGCTTCGCGCGCGCTTCCAAAGGAATTGAACGCCACCCGCACAGTAGCCTGAAAACTCTTGACAAGTCAATAGGATATGCTAACAATGACCATGAGAAAATACGTCTTTTGTGGCGCGTTCGCCGCGCTATGCTTTGCCGCGACCTTCGCCCACGCCGACAGCATCGACGCGATCAATGGGCTCAAAAAGCACCCGTTGGTCACTCTGCCGTCATTGCCGGTCCTCGTCACCGGAAATCCGGTGGCCGACGTCACAACCGCAATCACCAACGGCGAGGCCAGCCTGACGAGCGCGCTGCAACCGCTGATCGATTTCGTGACGAGCGATTTCGCGTCAGCTCAAGCGCTCGCGGTTTCCGCTGGCGACGGCAACGGCGCGGCCTGCTGGCAGGCTATGACGCCGATCGCGACCTTGATCAAGGCGCATCCGCTGCCCGTCACCCTGCACCTGGCAACGGATTTCCAGGCGCTCCGCTCGCTTCAAATAGCGCTCAAGCAGCTTTGCGAGAACTCGGCTTGTACGCAGGTCTTCAACGAAGAAACGAACCAGATTTCGGCTTTCGGAATCGGGATGCCTCTTCCGTCGCTTTCGGCGGCATGCTCGAAGATCACGCCGATTGCGCTTACAGCGGTTCGTGCCAGCACGGCAACGCCGGCCCCAACGCTATCGCCCGCGCCTACGGCAAACTGAGGGCGCGTCACGGGGTGATTCTGGCCCAATACGATTTCAATCCCATGTCGGTCGGCCAAGCGTGTCCAACCAACTCGCCTTTCGACCAGAAGGTTCGTTCCGGCCCCGTCGAGCCTTCCATAACGATCGGATCGTGCCTTGTGCTGCGGAAGGCAACGATCACGTCCAGTAGATCCTCATAGCGCTTCTTCGGACCTAATTCTGGGTAGCGATCATTGATCCACTTGCTCATTTGCCTCTCTTGGCCTTCGCTGCGTCCGCCAAAATGATCTCGACAGAGCGGGGAATCTTCCGCTCCCCGCGTTCCCACTTGCTGACGGTCATGGATCCAAGGACGCCGACAAGGGAGGCAAGTTGGACTTGAGTGAGGCCCAAGCGCTTGCGGGTCGCGCGGAGTTCGGGGCCGGTCACAGGATCGGTTCCCCAGTGCATTCCGACCAAAGTCGCCGCGCTCGCGCCCATGCGCCCATCATGGATTTGGTGCGCGCGTCCAGCTCGGCCTTCGTGCTTTCTTTCGGGCTTCCGTACAACGCTGTTGCTTTCGCTTCGAACTCGTCGGCTTTGGCGCGCAGTTCGATGGCCCGCGGATGGCCTCGGTCGGCAAGAGCTCGCATTTGGCCGTGAAGTCCGTCGCTCATAGCGCGGTCGCCTTTGCGATAGCGGCGCGAGCGGCCTCGCAACGCTCGTTGTCGGGATGGCTTTGATGCTTCCCTCTGGCCCAGGCTTCGGCCATTTCGATAACGTCGGCGAGAGCCTCGAGAAGGTCCGGCGCCGCCGCGATCAGCCTCGCGTTGGCGTTGACGATTTGGCCTTCCTCCTCGATCGCATCGTCATCTTCCTCGTCCTCAACTCCGAGCGAAAGGGCCGCGACATGCGAGTTGTCGGCGCCGTAAATGCCGGTGTCTTTCCATGAATGCTCCATGATGGTCCATGGGCCGGGTGTATGTTTCATCGTGCTTCTCCGTTTCGATGATTTGGTATAACCCTATGGGCTAGTCACGGCAAGCTAAATATTGACATTTCCGCATTTTCATGCGAAATATCCTCAGGCGAGGAATCAGCCAAATGACCGCTTCCGCTCCCCTCGTCGTGACGCGCGCGCCTCCCGGGTTCGCCCGTCTCAGGTTCGTCGTCGATTCCGAAGATCCGCTCAGTCTCGGAACCCTTTGGGAGACAGACAGTCAGAGAGCTTCGCATGTCGAGGCCGTGGTTTCTGAAGGTATAATCGGCGCTTATATGCAGACCGGCGTCGCATTGCGTCCAATCGATTACGACACGACATCAACGTCACAGACCTTCGTCGATATCGCATTGGTCGACGTCGAGAAGTGGGAAGCCGCGTTGAAATCCCATCGCGGCGAGCCCTATGATTTTCTCGCCATCGCGGGCTTTGTCGCGCATCGCGATCTCCATATGCGGGGGCACGTCATTTGCTCGGCGCTGCAAACACTGGTTCTCAGGGATATAGGTTTCTTCAAAAAGCCGCTCACCGAGGCGGCCCATCGAGTTTCGCCACGCGATCTCTTGCTGATGCTGTCGGGAATGGCCGGGGACGGCGTGATTGTGCATCCGGTCGAGCGGCGGGAGGTAAGGTAGGTCATTCGGGCCTCGGTAGCCCGTAGGCTATCGCCGCCGTGGCGAGCGCGATGTGATCCGGGATCACCGAATCCCCAGTCTCGAACTTGATGATCCAGTTCCGACTAACGCCGAGAGCGCGCGCGGCGTCTGACTTGCTGAAATGCAGGCGCTCGCGCCAGGCCGTGAAGGATGCAGGGGCCATCGGCGGGTCGGCCTCGGGTAGGACAAGGCGCGGGCGGCCTCGGGAGCGTGGCGGGGCGGGGGAAGGCTTCAAGGTCAAGGTGAAATCCTCATATGTCGGGGTAGGTTTGTGCAGCCAAAGCTTTCCGCATCTTTCGATATGCGGGAAACTGGCGTATCTTGGTCCGGCAGTGTCCTGTCTCGCTGACAAGGATTCTTTCAGCCTCAATCATTTTCAGAGCTAAAAGTTGAGCGCGCAGGAACTTCGCGCCAGCCCGGCATGCGCCGCATTCTCGCGCGTCGCCTTCGTTGCACAAGAGCCAGTCAATAGAAATTTCTAGCTGCGTCTGGGTAGCCATGCGCGGGATACCTCACTGAAAGGCGGCGTATTTTGCATTGCTGCGCGCGCATTTGAGAAGGTGCAGCGCGTAGTTCCAAGAGCGGCAGATATTCGAGTTGCCGTCTGGGCTGATCCAGTAGAATCTCCCCGCAGTCCCAACTGCGAGCATGGCGGATTTGATCGCGTCGGCACCGTAGAGCGCGCGCTGATAGCAGCCGTTCCGATCGCGGAATATAAGCCAAGTGCGATGGCCTTTCGTAGCGAGGCGCTTGGTGTCCGCGAAGAAAGTTGAACCATCCATCGTCGTTTCTCCTGTTTGAGAGGCACCCGCGTGGGGCGCCGGGTTGATCGTCAGGCCGCTCTAAATGGCTTGCCGTCGCGGCTATCGTGTCCGTCAATCTGCCACCAGTGCAGATTGCGACCATCGAAGGTTTGCATTGTTACAGCGACAACTCCCGGCGCTTCGCGAAGCGATTTGAACTTATCGTAAGCCTCATTCCGAGACTCGTAGCTTTTAATCTTGGTCTGGTCCTCAATATCCCAGACAACATCATATTTCTTAGCCATTTCCGTTTCTCCGTTTGGTTGCCAGATTTCTCGATTCATCGTCCTTACTCCGGTAAGCCCGCGGAAGCGATCAGGGAACAAAGCCTAGCACTCGGCTCCACCGCGTCTCCGCGCCCTGTTCGCTCACATAGAGCGCCGTCAGCGCGGTATGCGTTTCCGGCTGGCCTCCCCATTTGATGATGGCCCGCTTGCCTTTGTTGGGGCCAGACATGATTGTTACGATCTCGATATCAACCCAAATCGGGCAATTCGGATGCTGCGCCGAATGAGCGGCGAGTGCGTCTTGCGTCCAGCCGTGTTCTGTGGGCGCAGCGATGACGGGAACCACATAGTGGGAGTCGGTATTACGGGCATAAAAAGCCCTCAACATCGGAATGGTCATTTTAGTTGCTCCGTTTGGTTTGAAAGAGTTAGGTGAATCCAGACTAAGCAAATCCTCGGTTTCAGAGGCCTCTACCCGGCTGAGAATGTCCGGTGAGCGGGGTCTTTTGCTGGATTCGCCTAACTCTTTCATCCCCTTCAGTGATTAGACAATAGCATATTATGCGTTTATGTCAACAAGTATTTTGAGGTTCCGAGAAAATAATTCGAGAGGCCGAAGCCTCTCGTTTTCTGGTATCATGCGGCGATTCCATCCCGCTTGTTCATGTAGCGTTTCCACTCCGCCGAGTTGCCGATCTGGATCGCCTTGTGAGCGGCTTCTGCGGTCAAATATTTCAGGCAAGCTTGGCCGCCGGCCCGCTTTTCAACCAGCGCGCAAAAAGCATCGTCGCTGATTCCGTATCGGCCATGGCAGAGCGCCTCGAGTTCATTCCATTGCGCCATGGTCGCGCGAAGGTGGGCGGGAACCAAGAGTTCGGGATGTGGCTCGACAAACTTCGCGGTCGGCCGATAGGCCAAGCGGCCTTCGCCCTTGCACTGGAAGCAAACTCCGCCCGCGATATGAGCGTAGCCTTGGATATGTCCGATCCCGTTGCATTTGGGGCAGTCGAAAGTCTTAGCCATTTCCGTATCTCCCGTTTCAATAAGTCACAAATTACCATATTCCGCTCTTATGTCAACAACAAAATGAAGCCTAGGCCAAAAAAAAAGAGAGGCCGAAGCCCCTCTTTCGGTCGGCGCTAGTTGCGCCCGTTGCCGAAGTTCCAAAGCTGTTTCCAGCCCCCGCGCGGGCCGACCAGGATAAGGACTCGATCATCGGTCGAGTCGCGTCGGCAGACATAAGCGAGGCCGCGCACCGCGCCTTGGCCTACTTGCTTGCGGGCCTCGCACAAGGCGCGAGACAGCGAGGGCAGGCGCGCCGCATTGGCGGGCGCCAGAATCTCGACAAGCGAAGGCATATCGAAATAGGCGCGGGCCGGATGGTCGGCGGAGGGCAAGCGGTAGGACATGGGAAGCTCCTTTCGAGCTTGAGGCGCTGGCGGGATTGCCGTGCGGGTCAGTCGGCCCAAAAGCCGTTTGCGCGATTGTCGTGGGGCGCGCTCTTGATCGTCATTGCGCGGAATCCGCCGCCGAAGTTGGCCATAACTTTGTCGCCGTCTTTGGCGCCGAGGCGCACCGCGCAGCGAACCAGGTCAAGCGTGGTGCCGTTGAATTCGAAGGCCTTGCGGCCGAGCCTGGCAGGCGATGCGCTGTAGCAACCGATGCTTCCGATCATGCGAGGTTTGGTCATTGGCTTGCTCCGTTTCAATGAAAATAACATAGGCTTATTTTGTGCTTCCGTCAACAGAATAATGCAATAAGAGTTGCACAAAGATTATGCAGCGTGCCGCAATTCTTTTGTTGAATAATCGAGGAGTCAACCCATGGGCGAGCGCTCCGAGATCGAGGCGCTGCAGCGCGAGGTCGCCGAACACCGCGCGCGCATCGACAAGCTCGAAAACTGGATCTTCCGCTATGAATCCCCAGGCCGGCCCGCATCGCCGCTCCCCTCAAACCCCGCGATCGTCGACATGCTCAAATACGACGAGGCGACGACCGATCTCAGACTAGATGGAGCGTGATACTCATGGCTGACGGACCGCTCGTGATGGGAACTGGAATTTTCGCCTCATGGGGCTTTATCGAATGGTCGATAACAGCCTCGGTTACAGCCTTAGGTGTCGTCGCCGGACTTCTCTGGCGTCTTGGGACCAAAGTCGGAACCTATCAAACGCAATTCGCCGCGATGCGGTTGGAAATAGACACCAAACACAGAGAGAACGTCGAGCGCGCCGCACATTTCGACTCGGAAATATCCAAGCTCAGAGAGAATTATCACAGTTTGGGGTTATCAATCGCCGGATTGCCAGATGCGATCATGATGAGGCTAGATCCTCTTTTCCGTGAGATAAATCGTAGGATTGACGAAGTGCTGCCGAGACGGCGGGAAGACTGAGCCATGGGCTCCGCCTATGTCGAGATCGACGCCGAAGTCCTGGATAAGATCAAAGCTGCGCCGTTCGCCAGGCAAGCGATCGTCGTGGGCGCGACGGACAACGGCGACGGGACATTCCTGGCGTACATCAGGAGCGATTTGATTGCTCACGATAGCCCTATGATGCAAGAATTGATTGTAGACGGCGAGCAACTGAAGTTCAAGGGTTGGCGCGACACTTGAGTGCGAACGGCTGGAGCGCGTTCCGCCCAGCAGAAATATGTGGGGGCTTCGTCGGATAGCGTTCTAGCCTTTTCGTCGACCACATCGTCCATCTCCTTTCAAGCCGCCCAAGCGAGCCGTGAGGCTCGCTTGGGCGGCTATTTGCGTTCGGGGGGGGTGGGGGTTGGGGGCGGGCGCGGCGGCCCGCGTGGACGGCGGCTATGTGGTGGGCGGTGCGGGGATGACCGCCGCGGCAGCTTGCAATGCAGCCTCTGCATCCTCCATGACTTCGCGATAAAGCTTGCCGTCTCGGAAATTCATGAGGACCTCCAAGACGTTTGAAATCGGCGGCGAACCTCGGCGCATAGCCCGTTCGTTCGCAATCGCGGCTGCGGCTGCCTCAATTTGCCTCTGATCGATCGATATCATCATTCCTCCATTTCAGCCGCCGCGTCTGCCGGCGGCGGCTTTGCTATTATTCTCGGCGGCGCATCCATTTCGCGACAAATCGTCGTGAAGTCCGCGAGCGCCCCTGGAATTTTGGCCACGCATTCCTCGCGAGAATGGCCGCAGCAAAGCAACAGGCCTCGCATCATCTGAGAAGACGCGTACCAGAGGCCGCTGTCGTGATATTCGATGTCTACGACGACGGTTGCGGGGAATTCGAGTTTGTCGGTCATCGGGGTTGTTCCTTTTCGTTGCGTTACGCGTCGTTCGCCGGCGCCATATCCTTCGGCCGCTGGCAAGCTCGCGCCAGAGTGTTGTGACGCATAATCTCGACGCACGCGTCAACGCATTCGTCACAAGTAACCGATCCCCGCCCTGAAGGACGGGGCTTTTTCCCTAGGCCGCGTTGGCCTGAGAACTTTCAAGCGTGGTTACAATTGCTCTAGCGCGGATATTCCGCGCGGCATTCAAGTCTGCAAGCTCAGTGTGTTTGCAGGCGGTACAGGAGAAGGTAGCTTGATTCGGTCTGTTCTTCGCGTCGATGCAGCCGCAAACCGAGCAGCCCTTGCTCGTATTGCGAGGATCGACCGCGACCAGCGGCACGCCCGCGCGCTTGGCTTTGTACGCCAAGAAACCGCGAAGCTGTCCGAAAGACCAGTTGCTCAAGCGGGCGCGTTGGGCGCGACGGGCCGTGACCTGAGTGCTAATGTGGGTCAATTCCTCGACCGCGATTCCGCGTCCAGTGCGTTCGGCGTCCAACACGATAGCCTTCGAAATACAGTGGTTGTGGTGGGCTTGAAACCTTTTCTGTTTTTTGGAGAGTTTGACGAGACGGCGCTTGGCGGCTTTCGTCCCGACGCTTTGCAGTCCCTTGCGGCGCTTGGCGAGACGAGCCCGCATCCGCTCGATCGCCGCACCGGTGTAGACCTTGCCGTCGCTGCTGGCGGCAATGTTGACGATTCCGCGGTATTGTGTAGCAAACACACCTGGATAACATCTTGAAAAATAACAGTAATCCGCTATGCTGGCGCTCTTTTGGGAGCGCCTACCATGCCGGCATCAATCAAGTTGAAGCGGTCGCCTCGGATCAAGCGCGTCTCGCGTCGGCCGCTGTCGATCGCCGCGAAGCTCGCGATCTTGCGCGCCGCGCTGCTAGGCGCCGAGCCTACCAAGCCGAACCCGCCGCAGACTGTACGCTAGGAAACAATTCACGATATGTTGCCGTTGTGTTGGCGTTACATAGCGAAAACACAACCGGGTTACGTAAGGCGACTAAAACGGGAACGCTGGCCCTTGGCAGAAATCCGCACCGTCACGACTCTGATGGCCAAGCGCGACGAAATCGAGCGATCGATAGCGAACTACGAAGCTCGCTTGGAGCAAGCTCGCGCGGACCTCTCGCACGTCAATGCAGTGATTTCGATTTTCGAAGCGGCCGGCGATCGGGACTCGACAACGGCTTACACCGACATCCATCGTCTCTTTCAGCGGGGCGAGCTGACGGCCATCTGCAAGGCAGCGCTGGCCGAGCACGGCCCGATGAACACGCGGGCGCTGGTGACGCATATTCTCGCGGCGAAGGGGCTGGACGGCGGCGACAGGGTCTTGGCGAAGTCGGTTGCGGAGCGGCTGATCCATGCGCTGCGCATGCAGGCCAAACGCGGGAAGCTCGCGATTGCAGGGAAGGAACGCGGGGCGATTGTTTGGTCAATAGCCGAGTCGAATCAAAGCCTTATGTAAGTATATGTTTTATCTTGATTATTGATCTTATTGTTGGTATCTATCCCCGATGGAAGCGGGGACGTTGGCGTCATGATTCTGGAAAAGCCAGATTACGCCCGCGTTAAGCGGGAGGTTCGTCGTATTCACGAAGAGTTCGGCATAACCGAACCTCCGGTCGATCCTGTGCGCATAGCCCGCGGGTTAGGTCTGGCGGTCTATTTTGTTAGATTTGAGCCGGAGAAAAAGAATGTCTCCGGGTTTCTGGACTATGACGAAAGAGCAATTTTCGTAAACGCAGAAGAGTACCCTCTCCGGCAGACATTTACGATTGCTCACGAATTGGGTCATAAGCTCCTACATGAGGAATGGGCTCGCTCTAATGAATATAGGGTCTTACTGAGAGATTCTGACTATGACGCGGGCGAGCCGCACGAGAAGGAGGCAAACGCGTTTGCGGCGCATCTGCTTGTACCCCGTTTTATGTTAGACAAATATTATACTCGCCTCAATGTCGAGCAATTGTCCACGCTTTTTGCCGTATCCGTACCTATGGTAAAGAACAGGCTTTCCTTTGAGTATGGAATTGGATAGAGGCGCAGCTAAGGGCGCAATAGTATCTCGCGAGACCGCTGATCCAGATTTGGATGAGGCGTTAGGAAACGCCCATCAATTCCAATTAGGGTTAATAAAAGAACAGAATCGTCATAAGGAAACAATGCGAAGTTCCTTCTCTAGGATATTCGGGAGTGACGATAGTGTTCCTTCATATGTAGCTGCCATGTGCGCTATATTTGGGCTACTCTTGGTTGTAGCGTGCTATATAGCTGTATATCGCGACAACAGCATGTCTGATTTTTGGGGCAAGCAAGCCGAGAGGATTTTGGGCTTTGTGGCCGCTTATGCAAGCTGCTCTGGCGCGGGAAGGGATTGGTTTCCCCTTCGCCGACGAGAATGGTGTGCAAAAGGCATGCGGGATCACCTTTTCCGCGCCTGAAAAGGACGCGGAACTATAGACGGAATCCTTGGATTCCTATAAGGGCCAAAGGTGGAGGCGGCGGGACCTCGAACCCGCGGGCGTGCAACTTGGATAGGCTGCGACCCGACCATCCGCCCCCACGGCGGCGTGTGAAACGACCAAGAGGTTCGGCGGTCACTCTGGAAAGCGACCGCCTCGCCCGATGATCTATCTTCTCATGTCCCACCTCCTAGCTCGGCTTAACGAGCTTGCTACGGCGCCCCTACACACCAGCCTTCCCAGACTTTGAGTGTGTAGGGGCGAAGTTCTCAGGCGCCCCTCACATTAGAGGGCGATCTCCATCAGCGACCGATTCGCTTTGAAACAGCGGGTAGCTCGGGACGCCTCGAGCGGAGTAAACGGTCCCGTGCGATAGTAACTTTCCGTGTTTCACGAGATTCATTAAGGTCGTATTAAACGTGCGGCCGTTGGCTCCATTGCCGAAATAGCCGGCTGCGTTGGCTTCGATCTTGATATCTTCCCTTTCCATCGGGCCGCGAGCGCAGAGCGTGGTGATGATGAATTCGCCCAACGGCATGAGAGACCGCTCTGCCGCGCGAGAGGCTCCGCGCCCCTCGCCTAAACGATCGTCCTCTAGCGCCAACATGGCTTTTATCGCTTCCCTCTCCCGACCGATGGCTTCGACCTCCTTGCGATGCTCGCGCTGCATCTCTTCGTAGCGCTGAGCGAAAGCCATCATCGCTTGCATGTGCCTCGCATCCAGCGAGTTAAGCCGGTCGATGAGGTCGTCTCGAATATCGCGAATCACTGGGCTACCTCCCAATCGGCAACCGCAATACGGTGATTCTAACGAATGAGTAAATCCCGATGGGCGCATTGAGGCTCAATGGCCTGTGGACAGTTCAAAAAGCACCCCAATGAGGAATCGCCGCTATAAATAACTGACGCGAAATCGGCCGCCCCGCAAGGGAAACGTGACGACATGAGGCGGTCCGGGGGACGACCAGGTACCAAATAGTTCTTGAGGGACACAGAATCTATGCGCAGACGGCGCGGCGTCGCACTCATTCACCAGCCCCTTTCGGTGTCAGCGGGCCGGCCATAAGTCGAGCGTTTTTGTGGGGTGAGGTTGCTACATAATACCGGGCATTTCCACAGTGCCGTCCGCCGGTGCCCGCATCGCCAGCCATCCGGCGCATGGGCGGTCTTCCTCGTGGCAGAAAAACGGCGTTCGTTCGAGGCAGGATTTGGTCGCGCTCATGAGAGTTTCCGGGCTACCATTAGCGAGGTGATCGCCCCGCGATTCTCATAATCCGCCAGCAACCCCGCCGCTCGGCGTAGCAACCCTTCATCCGCCTTCGTCAGCAAGGGCAACAGCAATGCCTTCTCCCTCATATACGTCACAGCGAAATCAGGATCGTGCTCCACGATAGAGGACGTGTTGTCGATCATGTCAGCGACTTTGATGGTTTGGGCTTTGGCGGGCGCGCGGGAGAGTCGTTCTCGATCCATGGCCTTCCGCTTAGCCCGGTTGCCGGTTCCAGGACCGTAGTCAGTTAGATCGGATACAAGCCCTGCGATATCCGAACCAAAGGCCCGCTCGAGTTCATAGAAGGTGACGGGCGCGTCCTCCAAAACGTCATGCAGGAATGCCGCCGCGATCGTCGTTTCATCCGTGATACCAGCGCTTCGTAGAATAGCCACGACTGCATCGCAGTGGGAAACGTATGGCTCTCCGGTGTACCGGCGCTTTTGCTCGTCGTGGGCGTCAACAGCAAATTCTCGGGCTCGGTCGATGATGGTCATGACGGCAACTCAGCGCCAATATAGTCCAATAGCCTCCCGACATGGCAGGGAAGGGGGAGAGCGAGCGGGGGGAGAACAAGCATCGTAAATATTGCCGCCTCTGACGGGTAGCGACGGGCTGTGGGGGCGAATGAGGGGACGATCTCCGACGATATCGGAGAATCCGAGCAAATTCTAGGCGCGTTCCACGTGAAACGGCGGAAGATAGCGGTATTATGTAGCATCGGTCCAAGGAAAATCCACGGTGCCGGCCTATATTTTCCGGTATGGCCGAAATCCGCACCGTCACCACGCTCCGCTACAAGCGAACCGAAATCCTCGCCTCGATCGCGCAATACGAAAAGCGCATCGGCCAGGCGCGGGCCGACCTCTCGCACGTCAACGCCTGCATCGCATTATTCGAAGCGACGGGCGAGCCGAGCGCGATCAATCCCTATGTCGACACTCACCGGCTGTTCGCTCGCGGCGAGATGATGCGCTTGTGCAAGGACGCGCTCGCCAGCGGGCCAAAGACGACCAAGGAGCTGGCCCTTTGCGTCATGGCGGCGAAGGGCTTGGACATCGGCGATAAGGTGCTGGCGCGGGCTATGGCAACGCGGATGATCCATGCGCTGCGGCAACAGTGGCGGCGGGGGCTGATCGACGGCGAGGGGAAGGTGAGGGGGTCGCGGGTATGGACTCTAAATAAAGCAAGTTAATAATGTTAAATATGGGGATTCCCATCGCCGAGTGACCATGCTATATTTCTAATGTAGTGCGCGGCGATGCATCGGTTTGGACCCGATGCACCGCCGTCCCTGTTACCCGGTTGTGGCGACCGGGGAGGTTAAGCGGGGGTTCTAGAACTCCCCACATAAGGGGCTGCGGGAGCAAGCCGCAGCCCAATTCTTAGTTCGGCGCTGACTGAATCGAGTATCTCCCTGAGGGACCTTCCCTCACTATCCCCGCATGCAAAAGATTTACGAGCGTCAAATGGATGTTGCGTCCATCGATCTCGTAGCCTCGGGCTTTGGCCATGAGCAAAAGATCGGCTTTGGTAGCTTTACCAGCCCCGATTGAGTGCAAGATGAAATCTTTCAGGGGCTGTTTTTCGCCGCCATCGTCGGCAGCATCATTCGCGTTAGACATACGGCGGTCTTCGATATCCATCAGCCCCATGATAGCGGTGACTTCGCTATTGGCGATATCGAGTTCGGCAGTATGGAATGCCCGTCGCGCTTCCGCGTCGGCCAACCGTTCCTGCAAATCCCGCCGAATGTCCCGCAAACTACATTTGTCCCGAATCGTTCCCCAAATGACGGGGCGTTGACCAGGTTGCCATGTACCTCATTCCCATTGAATGCGCAATGGGGGCTTTTCTGGACGAAGCAAGAACGCCATATCTGCGCACAATGGGCTTTTCCAGGGCTCTGCGCGACTACGCGCCATTCGCCCTCTGCCAATATCCACAGAAATCCACGCTAGGCTTGTTCTTAGCGACAAGGCCGATGATGGCGCGGAACTGCATCCCGTTCGGCTCTACGCGATGGTCGTCGCGCCAAGCGGACTCAGCGGCGTAGCGACCGAGATAGACGCCAGCAATATGATGGAAGTGGCCAAGCTCGGCGCGACGCATGCGGCTGAAAAAGTTCTCCGCATCATTCGTGCAAGCGCCATCTTCGCTGTAAGCCTCTTGATGATTGATGCGCTTGATTGGAAAGCTCGCTTCTAGGTTGTTCCAAGAGTTGGCTTCGTCGGCCATCAGCTCGGTTCCCTTGGCGACTCTCGAGCGAATGAACGTGGTTGATTGAAGTTCACTCTTAAACACCTGAGTGAGCGTGCGCCCGTCGCGTTCGCGAATGACGACGACGACCTTACGCTTGCCATTTTGATTGACTGCCAACCGGCGATCAACTCTGTTCTCGGCATGATTGGCGGGCTTCACATATCCGCCGAAATATGCGCCGTCGACTTCCGCGACCTTGCCCTCGCCGCCGACATGCGCGCCCTTCATTTCCGAGGCGACGGCTTCGCGGATTTTGTGGGAAAGGACGAAAGCGGTTTTGTATTGCACGTCCAGATCGCGCGAGAGGGCGAGCGCGTTCTTGCCCTTGACCTCGTTTACCGAGATTGCAATCGCGGCGAGATAGGTGCGGAGTGGGAGCTTGTGGAAGGCGAACAGTGTCCCGCTGGTGAGAGAGTAGGAAGCCTCGCAATCGCGGCAACGGAAGCGCAGCGAGCCGCTTGGGCGGCGATCGGTATAGGGCTTGAGGCAACCGCAGCCTGGGCAAACCGGCTCGCCCTTGGTATCGGGCCAGCGGAGCGAGGCGAACAGCGTCTCGGCTTCCGTATCGCTCATGCGCAGCACTTGGGCGAGGCTGAGAGTGCGGGCGCTAGAGGAAAGAAGGAAGTGTTGCGACATTGCATATGTGCCCTTGACCGTGCACATATGATAGGATACTGGCGTTGCATAGTCAACAGGAAAATGGCATATGTGCAAGATAAATTGCACATGGAGAAGCCATCATGGTTATGCCGGCTAAGGAATTGGAATACGCCAACCGAATTCGACGGTTCTTGAAAGCGGAATTGAAGCGAGCGGAACTCAGCTACAAAGACTTGGCGGAACGATTGACCTCGCACGGCCTGGAGGAAACCGAGGCCGGCGTCACGAGCAAGTTGGCCCGCGGAACGTTCCCGGCAACTTTCTTCGTGGCCTGCCTAGCGGTTTTGGAGCGGGACGCGGTAAGGTTGGAGGAAATTTAGTCAGGCCCTACCATGAGTGTTTTATACGCTATTGCCGCGCTAGTCGCCGCGGCGACCCTCTATTGCGCAAGCGTTGGGATTCGCACTTTACGGGACGATTTCAAACAAAAACCACCAAATAATCGCCACGCAACTGGTGGCCAACCCAGACCACACCCAACCAAGCAGATTATTTTTAAAATAAAACAACTCTTCGCCTGCCTGAAGGGAAGCAAAAAACCCGACACAGAAGACGATAGCCATCGTTATGAACGAACTGTCGCCGAATCCACCAAATCCATAAGCAGACTCACGCTTGCCTTGGTCTTCGTTGGAATAATAGGCGCTCTCGTCGCGTATAGGACTCTCCGCGCCATCGAGGGGCAACTTGACGAAATGCGTGACGAGCAAATACCCATAATCTGGGCTGGAAAGAATTTGGGAGCACCAGAACGTTTTCGAAATGAAAAAACCGGAATGATTCAAGTATACTGGAGCTTCCATTTTACAAACGACGGGAAAGGATTTGTAACTGGCGGAACTTACGAGACCTTTATAAAGCTTGGCAACGGGCAGTTCGTCAGATCTTATGGGCAATCCGATGCCAACAAACTGACCCCAATTGCGCCCACGGACGATCAGTTCTTTACGATTATTTCCGCTCCCATGACGCAAGAAGCTATCGATTCTATCTCTAAAACAGAACGTGGAATCAGTATCAAAGCGACATTTATCTATTTCGGGACAAGCGCCAAGTCGCATGAGACTAGTGTTTGTCTGACAAAACTCCTGTCCGGAGCAATCCAATTTTGCGACGGGGGTTACGTTAAATAAAAGCAGTACGGCCATCGCCGCGCGCGCCCACATGGCGCGCCTCCTATCTCAGTTTTCCTTTGTGATAGGTGGGGGCGGCGCCGCAAAATTGCTTTGGACGGTTGCTACATAATACCGGAAGATAGTTCCGCAGGACAAAAGCCGCGTCGGGAAAGGGAGGAAGCACGCTGCGGATCATAGACCATCCCCGATATCGGCCGGCTTCGTATAGAGGTCGATCTTCTCATTGCCCGGCTCGGCTTGCGGGATCGCGCGGCGGGTCATGCGCGGCCCGTTCCGCTAGCGTTCGCGACCCGCTGCAACGCGATAATCTCCGGGTCCATGTTCGCGGCGGTGAGTTCGCGGATGGCGCCGGGAATCCTCGCGAGCAATTCATCGCGGCTATGGCCGAAGAGCAGTAATCCCTTGACCATGGGGCTCGACGCGTACCAGCCACCGGCCTCGCCTTCTTCTATATCGACGGCGACGGTTGTTTCGATGGTGACGCGTTCGATTGGGTTGCCGGCACCAGCCGCGTGCCGCCCGGGCTTCAGCAGATCGTCTCTCACGCTCCACCATCCCTTGAGAATCCAGAAAATCACGGTAATGGCGTAGCGCCGGAATCCTGTGGTTGTTTCTGATGGGTCAGCCATCTGTTTCTCCGCGAGAAACCTCGGCCTTCAGGCCGGGGAGGGATAGCGGGGCGCGTAAGCGCCTCTCTTTGGGATCGGACATATTGTGAAATCACCGATAGGGGCGCTCCGCCGCATGACGCTGCAAAGTAGGATGGCGACCACAGGACGCCTTGCCGATAGCGCCCGCTCACTTCGGGCCTATCCTCGCGAAGTCGCCGGCTCGACACGCCCTTGAGGGAATTGACGAGATTGGAAATCGCGACCTTGGGCGGATAGTTCACGAGAAGATGGACGTGATCGTCTTCCCCGTTACACTCGATCAGTTCGGCCCCGAAGTCTTTGCAGACCTTGGCGAAGATGCGCGACATGTCGTCGATAGCGAGCGCCGACAGCACGTCGCGGCGGTATTTCGTGACAAAGACCAAGTGGACGTGTAGTTCGTAGACAACATGCCGCCCTGTACGAAAGTCTTGCATTTCGGCCTCAGACCAATTACACCGGCCGGGATGATGCTCACATTCAAATATCGCGTCAAGGACAGCGGGGCCGGAAAGCATCTCGCCCGCCACGCTTGGGCGTGCAATCAGGTCTGGAACTATTGCTGCCAAATTCAGCGCGAGGCTGAGCAGCGATGGAAAGCCGGGCGCGCCACCAAGTGGCCGACCGGCTTCGACCTGATCAAGCTTTGCACCGGCGCGGCGAAAGACCTTGGCTTGCACTCCGACACCGTGGCCGCGATCTGCCGCCAGTTCGCCGTCTCCCGCGACGCCAAGAAAGGCCACTTGCGGTTCCGCGCCAGCGGCGGCCCGAAGCGGGCGCTTGGGTGGGTTCCGTTTATTCCGCGCGCCGTCCAAGTCGCCGGAAACGCCGTCACCTATCTCAAGCGGCGGTTTCTGTTCTGGAAGTCGCGCGACCTCGGCGGCGCTATCAAGGCAGGTTGCTTCACTCAGGATGCGCGCGGGCGCTGGTACGTGGCCTTTCAATGCGAGGTCGAAGGCAACCTTCCGACCGGCAATGGCGAAATCGGCATTGACCTTGGGTTGAAGACGCTGGCGGTCTGCACGGACGGGTCCGAGGTTCCGGCGCTGCAACATTACCGGCAATACGAAGCGCAGCTTGCGATAGCGCAACGCGCCAACAATTCGGCCCGCGTCAAGGCGATCCACGCCAAGATCGCCAACACGCGCCGCCACCACCTTCACGAACAGTCCACGCGGATTGCTCGCGAGAACGAACTGATCGTCGTCGGCAATGTGAAGGCGGCTCAACTGGCAAAGACTCGGATGGCTAAATCCGTGCTCGACGCGAGTTGGACGACCTTCCGTAGCCAGCTTGCGTACAAGGCCAGAAGGCACAACGCTCGCTACATCGAAGCTGACGAACGATGGACTTCCCAAACGTGCTCGTGCTGTGGGACTCGTCCCGCCAGCAGTCCGAAAGGTATGGGCGCGCTTGGAGTGAGGCACTGGACTTGTTCCGACTGTGGGGCGTCGCATGATCGCGACGTTAACGCGGCTTGGAATATTCTACGTGTCGGGCGAGAACGTTCGCCTCCGGTTGTGGAAATCCCCGTCCTTTAGGGCGGGGAAGACGTTAAGGGACGATCTGTCAAACATCAACTCCATAAGCCTGCATCTCTTGGATCGCGTCGGCACGCAGCGCCGTCAGCATCTTGATTGCGAGGTCGCGCGGAACGGCGAGGATATTATAGGGGTGATTCCCCTCGACGTCAGCGGCCGGGCTATCTCGACAGGACAACTCGGCGTAGACGTAAGGCTTGTCGCTCTGTTCCATGATCGAAATAATCTTGGTTGCTCGGTCGTGAGCCTTGATCAATGCGGCGGTTCGGCGAGCTTGATCTAGCGTCACGTCACTCCCCCTTCGTCGCGGCGAGAATGTCGGCCTTGATGTCCATGCCCTCATATCGACAACCGAGATACCCGCATTGACCATGGCGGGCGCACGAGTTGGGGTGAGGGCATCCGTGGGGCCATCGCGGCGTTTCGTCCTGCGGCGCCCCCTTCGTCGCGGCGAGCTTGCCGAGCGCGGCGCGGGCGCGGCGGAAGTCGCCGTTAGTGACTGTCGAAAAAACTCCTTCTGCCCAAGCGCCTTCGAGAATCCAGTTGTCTGAGAGGCCATCTGGGATTGTGTCCGCGATCTTCGCGAACGGCTCCAGCGCCTCCCGCGCCGCCTCCAACCCTTCGTCGATAAACGCCAGATTATTTTCGTCCAATTCGATTAACGGGGAACCGTCCGTCTGATCACGGCCGACCGCAGCTATCGACACCCGCTGTAGTTCGACGCGATTGCGCAGGTTTTGAGGCTTGCCGTCCAAGGCTTCCTGAGCGGCTCTCGCCCATTGCTCGCTGGCGAACCGCCGCCCGCGTTGTGTCATTTTGGCGATGCGATCGGCCCGCGTTGCCGCCTCCCGCGCCGCCTCCAACTGGGTGGACAGCTCTACCATCTGGGTGCCGTCGCTCATCTTCAGAGAACGCATACGAACATTTTTCGCTTGCGCGTTACTGCGAGCACGATTGAGTATTGTCAAATACTTCGTTAGCGGTTCATAAATAGCGTCAATAAACGTCTTCAAATCGTCATAGTTTCCCGGCTCCAGCAAAAGAGTAAACCCTTTTAACTCTGGACTCGATATAAAGTAGTATCCGCCCTCACGAGGCTCTGCCCTGATGGTGATGTTATATGTCGGGCGCCCTCTACCCTTCGTCGCGTGGATATTGGCGATGGCGGCGCGGGCGGTCGCTACATCCTCTTCGGCGTCGGCCTCCTGCTCATCCGTAGTTTCCCAGTCGGCGCGCACTCTCGCGGCTCTATCTTCAAGCCCCGGGATCGTGCGCTCCAGAGCCGCCATTAAGGCATTCCCCCGAGCAAACCAGTCTGACGCAGCCGACTCGTAGTTGCTCCATTGCCGCTTCGCTTCGACCAGTTCAGCGGACAGCATCACATTCCGGTCGGTCGCAATTTGAGCGGCGCGTTCGCTCGGCCCAAAAAGCGCTTTGCATGCGTCTCGGTCGCGCGTCATTACCTCCAGCTCGGCGGAGAGCCTGGCGATCTTGGCGTCTTTGTCGCCGATGACGGCGTTGTGAGCCGCGATGAACGACGCCACGCCGAGATACCAGTGGCCAGGGATTGATGGTTCGGTCATTGATCTGTTCCATTATTGTCTTCTTCGATGGCGGCGATGGCTTCCGTAACGACGATCCCGGCTTCGTGAATCGCGACCGACTCTTCTTTAGCCCAATCAGGGATAACGTGATCCACCGCGTCTATGGTCTCGCGAACATGGATCAAGGCTTCTTTTGCCAACGCCAGCAGGGCGTCGCGCGGGTCGGGACTCGGCAGCGGAATCGGCTTCTCAGGCCAGCCCGCGAACAGCATGCGGACCTCTTCGAGGTACTGTCCGGCCCTCTCTCGACAACGACCCTCGCTCGGTCTTCTGTTGTCTGGATAATCTGCTTCCCAAGCAATGAGACTTGCTGAGTTTTCTTTCGCGTGCTCGATTTGCCGATCGAGGTGTTCGATCAACTCGCGGCGGATTTCATCGCGCGGGTCGGGCGTCGCCTCGGGGAGGGGAAGCGCGCAAATGGCGTCTTTCATCTGCGATACGCCGTCCAGATATCCGTATCGGTAAGCGTCTTCGTCCGTCTCGCATCCGTCATGACGCCGTTCCTTCTGGTCTCTTTCCGTCAGGATCGAAGCCGGTGATCATGATGTAGCCGCGGCCGGCAATTTCTCTGGCCTCATCACTGTCAAACCCAAGCGAGGTCGGCGTGATGAGATTCCAAAGGCCCAGGACAGACCCGAGCGCGAAAAGCTGAAACGCCGCGCCCTGATCGCCTATCTCGCCGCCGACTTCGATGTAGGACGGCCCAAGGGCAAGGCGCTGGTCAGGGTAGGTTTTCAGAATCTCGATCAGATCGCCTCTATGACGTTCAGCCTCCGAAAGATTGACGCCGATCGTCAGAAATTCCATATCGACAGGCACGAACCCGGCCGGTATTTCATCGACGTGCGGCATCGCGAATATCTCGGTTACGCCCGGCTGCTTGGTGACGACCGCTTCACCCTTGCGAAGTTGGATCGTGGTCGCCTTGAGGATTTCGTATAGTCTGTTCATATTCATCGCGCCGTTCCTCCTACCTTCGGGTCTCCGCAGTCCGGCATCGTGCCGACTTCCGCCGCTTCCGGATGCGGATCGACGGCTTGCCGTCCCATACGTTCCGGCTCATGACGCCGCCCTCGGGTATTCGCGGACGCGTAGACCATTTGGAAACTTCGCTATGTCCTTGATGGCGCGACCGCCGGGGCCGGAGAGTTGTTTCATGAAGGCGGCAACGCCAGCGCCTTTGCATTGCGCCAGGATGTCGCCGGCCCATTGCAATTCCATCGGGCGCGCGTGCGGGCCGCTTTCGGCGCCGACAATAATCCAGTCGAGCCACGGTCGGCCGATGAGATTGTTCCGCCAGATCGACGACCAGCCGTGCGCCTTCATTCCGGCTTGAATGCCAGTTGGATCGTGATTGGTGAAATCGACTGGCCCGAGTAGTGGTTCGGCACTGACGAACCTTACCGCCGCCGGGGTCGCAAGCAGGTCGGGAATGCGCTCGTCGGCTTCGGCCTGGCGCTCGCAGGAGACGCCGAGCCAGACGTTGGGGAGGGGCCAGTCTTTGACCTCGTGCCCAGACGCTGGCGCGATATGGAATTGCGCGCGAAAAATCCGATCCTCGGCATCATCAGGCCCGACAGTTCCGAGGTATTCTCGCATCCGCGCGCTTCTCTTCGTCAAAACAATAAACGTGTGCTGCGGCGCCAGCGCCATCACAGCAAACACGCGGTCGACCCAGGCTTCGGGTGCGTCTTTGTGGAATAAATCGCCCATGGAATTTACAAAAATTCTTTTCGGGCGCTTCCATCGCAGCGGAATAGTCAATGTCTCCTCGCTAGCGAGTGCGAGTTTGCCATTCCAGACTGGCCCTCCGTGCGACGGATTAGTAAGGCCAGCATATATTGAGCCAGACTTCAATCGCCATCTTCCTGCCATCTTCATGGCATAGCAATTTGTACACCCCGGCGAAACTATAGAACACACGACTATAGGGTTCCATACTTTGTCGCACCATTCTATACTTGTGTCACCGGCCATTGATGACGTCTCCCTTCGCAGTCTCCACGCCCGGAGCGGGCGGAAGCTCCTCGAAGCGCCCATCATTGAATTCCGCAGTCGGACGCGCCCAAAGCTTGCCGTCGGATTCGCCTCGATAGATAGTCAGCTTGACGAGACTACAGCCACCATCCCCGCCGAGCGTGCGTTCGCTCTGCAAGAGAGCGAACCCGATCAAAGTGTGTAATTGTTCATCAGGACCGGGTTCGGAAACGGGCTTCGCGACGAGGCGGTTGTCGGATTTGCGACGGCACACGGTCAGCGTGGCGTCCTCAGAGACGGAGCGCGTCAGAAGCATTTCGGCCTCTCCGATCAGCACCTCGATCGATCCGCGTTTGCGATGGCGGAAGCGACGCGGAGCGGGCGTCTCGGCCGGCACTACGGTTGCTGGCGCCCCACGTCGTTTCAATTCGGTCTCCAGTTCGTTGATGCGTTCGTACATCCATTCGCCAGGAGAGCCACAGTGGCCCGCGTCGTCGCCGGAGCGCGACGCAAGGAATTGAGCGTCGAGTCGTTCGATCTCGGCTCTGAGTTCGGCATTGGTCATTTGCGGCGGCTTGATTTCCGGTGTGGCCGCCGGGGCCGAGCCGGCCTTGACCTGTTTCGGGTTGAAGATGAAAAACAGGAATCCCCGCTTTTGCGGGATCGCGCCAACGAAGCGGACAACGCCCTCCCATTCGAAAGCGCAGACGAACAGAGCGTCGGCGTCATAGTCGCCGCCGGTCTTCTGGATCGGCTCGCCCTTTTCGAACCCGCAGAACAATGCGCCTTCAACGAACGCCTTGGCGGCGAGCAAGTCTTGATTCTGACGGCGGACGGCGTTGAGTTCGGTGCATGCGTCATACAGCTCGGCGGCTCGATCAACTGCCAGTTTGTATGCTGAACGAACTGCGATTACAGCTTCGGCAACCAAATCCTCCGCCGCAATCGCGCGTTTCCGCCACGCGTGCCGATCGGCCTTCTGCGCCAACATAGTTCGCCAGACGGCATAGTGGCCCCACATGTACTGTTGGCCGGCGAACTTGGCTATCGCATCATCGCTGATGTCTGGCGCTGGACCGTGTTTCTGGTTGAGAGCCTCACGCGCGGCGGGGTGCGGATCGAGCGCAGCGCGGAGGTCGGCGAGTTCAGATTCGGCTTTCTCGGCGCGACGCTTCCAATAGTGTTCGAGTCCGATGGTTGCGGTTCGCATGGGGGGGTGTCTTTCAGTTGGCAGTCGTTGCGACGAAGCGTCGAGCCATGGCGGGATCGCCCGCAGCGGTCTTGGAGACGGTTCGGTCTTTCGCGGGCGGCGGAGCGAAGCCCGGCGATTTGATCATGCCCGCGGGACGCGCGGCCCCGACGTGGGCCGCCTTTTGGTCCTTGGCCTTGTTAATGCGGGCCATGTCCCCCTTGGTCTTGTCCCGAGCGCAACCCGCATGGGCGGGTCCTCGGTTCGCCGGATCGTTTGTCCCGCCGAGCCCCAACGGAACGATGTGCTCGTCTACCCACGACGTCTCCGTGATCCTGCGGTGGCAGACGACGCAGCAGCCGTGGTGACTCTCCCACATTTTCAGCCGTTGGCGCGGGGTCAGCGGCTTGCGCGGCGTGGCGTAGACTTCCTCGGTCATCCGAACGTCGCCCCGAGCTCCACGACTTCGGCCTTCTCCTGCGCACACCAAAATCGCCAAGCCCTCAGCGAACACACATTGCGAGAGGCGACGCCGCCTCCGCCCAAGGAGCGATATGAGATTTCATCGCCGCCATGAACCGAATTGACGTGGCGTTCCCGGCCTGCGGCGGAGCGTAGAATGTCGCCGCTGATCGGGGCGATGCGTGGATCGCGAGGCGCGCTCAATAGGGTTCGCATTCGACGATTCCATGTTTTCTCGCCAGATCGGCGGGCAATTTCAGCGAGGCGAATCCAGGTATCGGATCGCCGACGTGAACCTCGATTCCTGACTGCGGCAGCCAGAACCAGACGGTCGGCGCGTTCTCTTCGAACCGGACTCCGATGCTGTTGGTGTCGCGCGCGACGAACTCGGCTATGATCTCGTCAGTTTCCATGTCGATCACGCGGCGTCCTTTCGCGGCTCGACCATCGCCAGCACTTCGGCGAGTAGCGCTTCGGATTCGGTCCCGAGAACCCCAGCCAGCTTGTCGATCACCTTGTCGAACCATGGGCGGAATTCATCTTGCGACATGGCGGCGAAGTTGATGGACTTCGCCTTGAACTGGCGCTCGCCCGTGAAGGCGTTGATGCGCAGCTCGGCGTGGCCCGTGGCGAGCTTCAGGTCGTCGAGGAGGATTTCGACTGACGGCCATAAATCGCAGTTGTCGACGACTTTTTTCATCACAGCGAACGCAAGCCTATGATGTTTTGGATTCCTGGGGCGCCGGATCGTGACGATGACCTCGGAGCGTTCCTTGATCCCAGCGAGAAACTCGTCAGCCCGCAAATCGGCGCCGGTAAGGCGCCCGCCAAGCTTTATCAGGCAAACCCCGTCGAGATCTGACATGGTCTATCCCTCGATCTTCGCAATGAGGGCGCGAGCCTTGGCGATAGCCGGATGTCCGAACGGTCCAGTGGCCTCCGCAACGCGGAGCAAATCCTTCAGTGCCATCTGCAACTCGGCGGCGTCTTCCTCGGCGTCCACTCGCAAGCCTTCCGAGAGGTTGACGAGTTGGCGCGAGGCTGGTGTCTTGTCCTTTGGGCGAAGGATCGCCTCGCGCAAAGTAGCGATCGTAGCGTCTCGCGCGGCGAGTTGGCCGCGTAGATCGTCTATGACGCGATGGTTTTCCGCAACCAACTGTTGCGCGGTTTCGAAGAGGAGGTTCATTCCTCGTCCTTCCAAAACCGTGCGCACGACTCCCGCAAGAGCGCGTCGCATTCGTCGAGTTCTTCGTCCGTCAGCGGTGGTTGCCGGTTCGTCGCCTCGCGCTCATAAATTACATTCGCAGCTTCTTGGGTCTCGGCCGCGTCCAGCGCCTTGCGGAAAACGTCGAAGTCGATCGGGCCGGTGGCGGCTTGCTTCGCCTGGGGCGGGGCGCTAGCTGGCTTGTTCGGGTTCGGCATTCCCTTGGGCTTGCCCGTGGCGCCGTTGGCGGGCTTGTCCAGCTTGATCGGCGCGGCCTCTCTTTCGGCGAAAAGAACTTGTCCTTCCATCTCCTCGGCGGCGTATTCGTTCCCGATCTCTTCGGGGAAGGCGCGGCGGAGCGCGGCTGCTTCGGTGCATTTTTCGTGTTGGCTGAAAGTGCGCTTGCGCCACATGTCGTTCGGCAACTCGGAAGAGTAGCCCAGGCGAGCGTATGCCTCCATCCAGAACACCTTGGGCGACACGAATTTGCACTCGCGCCCCTTCACGAGCCTCGTGACAGTGAGCTGACACCATTCGGCGAACTCGACATTGACTGTGATTTCCTTTTCGATTTTCTTGCGGTTTTCCCAAACCTCGGACATGCCCGTGAAAGCGCGCTTGATCGTCGGGCCGAATACCGCAGCCTCGCAGCCGGCATATTCTCCCGTGCGCGCGGCGGTCGTGCGCAGCTCGGATATTCCGGGCCAGATGGTTTCGACCATCCCTCCCGCCGCCCTTGAGTACATAGGGACGATGTGAACAGGTTTTTTGAATATATCCAGGTTGCGGGCGCGGCAATAACTTAGAGCCATCGCAATTGAGTCGATAGACTGCGCTGAAGGATAGATTGTGTCTATCAGCACCTTCCATCGAATATTATCTACGCCTAACTCTGCGAATTCCTCCATATAAGGAAGGCGCATGTTGTTGAATTTAACCGCTGTAGTGAGCTGGCGATTGCTGGCGATCTGGTTCATACCATGCGCTCCTCTGTTCCAACCTTGAGGCCTGGAACCTCTGTCCCGATCGCGTGGAGCGCCTTAGCGTCGGCGAGCGCCGCCTCGAGCAGGGCGGCAGATTTGATATTCCGCTTGGCGAGAAATTCTAGCGTTGCCCGCGAATCGTCGAGCGCATATGTCGTGAAGGTCCGAAGCGATTGCCGGCGCCCGACTGTTCCGACGCGAACCGGCTCGGCGACAACGGCCTTGGGCGGCTCTGGGGCCGGCGCTTGCGCCATCTCGGGAACCTTGACGCCCTTGGCGCGGAGTTCGGCTTCCCTGGCGAGCCTGGCGGCCTCTGCGGCGTCGAATTCGCGCTGGCGCCGGACGTTCTCTTCGTCCGCCTCGCGCTTACGGCGGGCGTTTTCCGCCCTGGCGAACTCCTCGGACAGCGCCTTGGCGTTAACCTTGGCGAGCTTGGCTGCTTCTTTAATGGGATTCCATTTGGCGTCGACTTCGTTTCCCGCCAAAATGTGCGGCGCCTTTTCGGCCGCGCGAGCTTTCTCGGCGCGGGTTTCGATCTTGCCGAACGTGTCGGCGTAATTCGCGGCCAGATCAGACTCTTCTTTCGTGTTCGGCTTCCTCGGCTTGCCGTCGGCGTCTTTAAGCCCGGCGAGCCATGCATCGGCGATTGCCTTGTGCTTTTTGAAGTAGGCCGCAGCGGCCTCGTGTGGGGCCAACTCCGGCTCCGGATCTTCGACCTTGGCGACTTCCTCGGGCCAGGTCCCGCCGGCCATGATGGACTCGTAGAGCTCGAACGAAATTGGCTGAGAGTTGATCGATACGAACAGGCCTTCGATTTCGTCCGTATCTCCGTCCCTAGGGATAAATCCGCCACTTCCGCGGCAGGTCCATTCCCCATCCTCGAACCAGATGCCGATCACGTCGTAAATCTTGGTGCGGTCAGTTGCGCTGACCCGGCGCATGCGCTTGTAACAGCCGGCCGTCGGCGCGCCGCGCTCATAGGCGACAGGCTTGCCGGTGGCGAGCGCTTCCCGCCACGCGGAGAATTGGTCGACTTCCGGTTCGAATGACTCGGCGCGAGCGATCTCGTTCATCTAAGCGGCCTCTCTGTCGTCATCCGGATTGGTGCGCGTCTCGCCCGTCGAGATCGCTTATAAAGCAAGCATATATGCTTTGTCAACGGCCCCAGCGCGCGGCGGCGGCTTTTTGTGCGATTTCCTTTCGGCGCTTGGCCGTAAGGCTGGCGGCGCGGGCGAGTCCGCCCTTGGCCCGGCCCTCTGAGCTTCCCCTTTGCGGCTTAACCGGCTTGGGCTTCTTCGGCTCGGCGTCGGCATAGACCATGAACCGCCTCAGTTCCAAAGCCTTCAAAATCTTTGGCCCCGGCGCCCGAGAACCGTTGAGCAACATATCGATGTGTGCTATGGTGCATTTGGCTCGCTTGGCAAGCAGGTGTTTGGTTTCGGATACGCAGGCGCGGCGAATCTTCTGGCGAACCTGGTCGGCTGAATAAGTCTTCATACAGCCCTCTCTTCGGGTTCATCGTCTGGATTGGACCTGGATTCGCCCGTCGAGATCGAGCTTCCCGAGCCTGTCTCGGCGTCAGTGTCTTTTGGCGGCGCCATACCTTTGAGGGCGTGTAACAGTTCTTCCTCGGTCGCCCGCGGGCCGGTGATGGCGAGCGGCGTTGCGGTTTCTGGCGCGGCGCTCGGGCGTCGTTTCAGGTCGCGCGCGGCGATCCTCGCGTCTCGGCATGCCAAACCGATGGTTTCGAGCGCGTCTGCCAGATACAGATCCTCGCGCGAAATCGCAGCCCTGATTTCAGCAACCGAGCGATTTGCGACGACATACTCGGGGATTTTGGCCTCGTGAGTGCGGGAAGCGGCTTCGGTCGCATGCTCGGACCCGTCGAGAGCCTTCCAAAATGGCATCGTCATGTTCACCCCCTAATGACTGAGAACGCGAGCGCAGTAGAACCAACTGTTCGTGGTGAGGCATTCGCGCCAGACTGAAACTTCATACCAGCCGCCAAGAGCGAGGACGGCAGCGACGGCAAGAATGATTATGGCTGTTCCGGCTTTCGAGCGCATCAGGACTTCCTCCAGGGCTTCGCCCGCAGGAATGGCTCGAGCGCCAAGGCGACGTGAATGGCGAGCGTCGCGGCGATGATTGCGATGGCGGCGATCAAGGCGCGGCGACCTTCGCGAGGGCGGCGTCGATCGCGGCGAGCGTGTCTCTGATTTGCAAAGCTGCGATGCTTCCACGGATATCGTCGATATTCACTGCAAAATCCACGGCAATGCGCGCCTTCCGCAGCGCCGCGACCAGCGCGTCGTAATCTGCGCGGGGGATGACGGCGTAAGCCACATCGACGTCCTTTGGATCGTCGGATAGGTCTTTTGGCAATTTCATGGCGCAACTCGTTTGGATCTGGCGTGGAAAAGATAATTCTCGATCGTATCGACGCCGACATCGCTTATCTCGTAAGCTTCATAGAGCGAGCCGTTAGGGTATGTTCCCGTCTTGCCGGTCTTCTGGAGCCACCCGTTTGCGATGCACACACGGATCGTCGGCGTGGCCTCCGCGCCGACTGTCGGATTCCGCTCGCCGGACCAGCAGAGCGCTAGGAACTTGGCTTGCGCTGTCGTCGCCTTTCTTGTCGCGAGGGAACGGCTCACGGCGCAGCAACCTTCGACAGGGCGATACCGATCTCCGCGCGCAGTGTGGTGTCATAGACTGCGGCGCAATCCTTCATGCGGATCAGGCAAAGTTCTTCGTGGGCTCGTTTCAAGATGGCAAGAAGCGCGGCGTAATCGGCTCGCGAGACAATGGTTGCTTCGTTCGGCGCGAAGGGCTTGCCGCCCGACAATCCCGCTCTACCCGCAGTCACCCCCATGAGGCCGCCGAGTTGGTCCAGAGCGACGCGAAGCCTGTCCATCACTACGGCGTCGGCTCGCCATGGCGTCACGACTTCAGGCACGAGACTGCGGCAATCGCGCACGCAGGCGCCTTCGATGACGATACTAACCACGATAGGCCATTCGTCGGGGCCGACCGTCTGTTCGGCGGCGCGGATCTTGTCGCGGGCGTGCAGCGCGATTTCGGTTAGGGGGAAGTGCATGGCGCCAGTCGATGCTCTCGCCGCTTCGCGAGCGCTAAGTTTGGCGCGCTGATGCACGCGCCGCAACGCTTCGCCGATCAGCCAGCGGATATCATTGAGCTTGGGGTCGTGGGGCGCCAGCGCGCGCGTCGAGCGCATGACGTCGAAGGGATCGAGGATGCGCCTGAGAGCCTCTTCGTCGCTCAATTGGGGATTCTTGTCGTCACGAAAGCCGATGGCAGACATCAACTTACTCCTACGGTCAGATGGAAGCCGCCGCACAATCGCTGGCAATTCTGTGGTGATCATCATTGATGCGCTTCAACAACAAGCAAACAGGTATTGACCATCGTCCCGGATTCCCTGAATGATCCTTCCGGCAGAGGTTCGAACCGTCCGTCGAGCGCCGCAATCTCGGCGCGGAAGTCGACCGCGAGCCGGTTTTCTCGGAACAGCGTTCCTGCCGACATGATGGCGACCAAACGGCCTCCCGGCTTCAAAAAGCTGATCATGTGCCGCACATGATGAATATCAGATTGCTGGGAGAATGGCGGATTTGCGATGATGCGGTCGAATCGCGGCTTTGGCGCGATGGAAAGGAAGTCGGCGTAACGGGTTTCACCGAAGGCCCCCGCCCACATGCTCCAGAGGCTTTCATCAATCTCGATGGCGCATATATTCGCCTTGTCAGCGATATGACATGCGGCGCCGACGAGCGCTCCCCTACCGGCGCTCGGCTCTAAAACATAGTGTTTCGGTTGGATGTCGGCGACTTCCACCATTCGATTCGCCAGTGCGGGCGGTGTAAAAAATTGCTGCAACTCCTGCCGCGTCGTAACTCCGCCCGTCGCGATGATTTGGTCGATCGCATCCTGGGCCGGAACTTCGAACAGGTGCGCGCCGGCTTTGCGATTCCACTTCCCGCCCGCCGCTTCGATGACTTGGGCGACCTCGAGATAAACCTTGCGGTCGAGTTGGCCGGGCAACCGGAGAGCTTGCCCGTCGAGAGCGGAAGAATCGAGGATATTCAGGACTTGCGTGCTGAGCTTCATGGCGCGAGCTACTCCGCCGCTTGCGAGAGCGATTCGCGTCGCTCGATCTCGGCAGCGATCTTCTCGACTAAGGCAAGACAATCAGGACGGTCGCTGTTTCCGCGCGGACCCCAATGTTTGCGCGCGTCGGCGAGCGAGAAATTGCGGCAACCCGCGAAAATCCGGTATTGCCCCGCGATGGGGTAGGCGTAGAAATAGTAGCTGCGCGAATCCTCGCCGCCGTGAACGATCGCCGTCAGGGCGGTGCAACCGCTCGCGTCGAGGGTTTCGGCCGCAGGCGCGTCGATCGCCGTCAGGGCGGTGCAACCGCTCGCGTAGAGGGATTCGGCCGCAGGCGCGTCGATCGCCGTCAGGGCGGTGCAACCGCTCGCGTCGAGGGTTTCGGCCGCAGGCGCGTCGATCGCCGTCAGGGCGGTGCAACCGCTCGCGCAGAGGTATTTGGCCGCAGGCGCGTCGATCGCCGTCAGGGCGGTGCAACCGCTCGCGCAGAGGTATTCGGCCGCAGGCGCGTCGATCGCCGTCAGGGCGGTGCAACCGCTCGCGTCGAGGGTTTCGGCCGCAGGCGCGTCGATCGCCGTCAGGGCGGTGCAACCGCTCGCGTCGAGGGTTTCGGCCGCAGGCGCGTCGATCGCCGTCAGGGCGGTGCAACCGCTCGCGTAGAGGGATTTGG